AATGCCGCACCTGACTGATTACTTGCCCGCCAAACTGAGGGAGGCGGTTGGTTGGTGCGGCGGGGGAGAAAGCGAGCCGTCGCGCTTCTTCCCTTATTTCGATCATGTGCGGCCCAATGTCATGCTGTTACGCGACGGCGGGGTTATGGCCATGGTGCGCCTGCGCCATGGCTTTGAGTTTGCGCTAGCCGATGGCGCGACGCGCGCCGGCACCGCCGGCCGGCACTTTGCCATGCTGCAACTCCTGTCCGATCCGCAAACGGAAATCGTTGAGCATTTGGTGTGCCATGACGGCATCGCGCCATTTCCTGCGGTGGATGGTGGCAGCGAATTTTGTCGCGACTTTATGCAGAATTATCAAATTAAGGCGCTTGGCAGGTTGCGCCAGTTTGATTGGTTTATCTCGGTTATTGTCCGGCCGCGCGCCCTGTCTGACTCTTGGGTAAAGAATCTATACGCGCGGATGGCCGGGCATGATCCGGTGCTAAACCCTAAGCTTATCCGCCTCCTGAATGCCAAGCTTCGCACTATTGCCGGATCGCTGCGCATGCTGGCGCCCGTCCGGCTTGGGGTGCGTCATGAGGGTGCGGCGCAATTCAGCGAGATTGGCGAAGCCATCAACCTTATTCGCACCACGCGTTATCAGCGGGTGCCGCTGACGCAGCCAATCGGCTCGCTCTGCTATTCCATGTATCGTGACCGCGTTGTGCATGGCGAGCTTGGGTTTCGTATTGAGTGGGGCGGCAGTCGCAGCCGAGCGACATTTGGCCGCATGTTCGGCTTGAACGTGTATCCGAAGAAGACGCGCATTGATATGTTTGAGGCGCTGTTAAAGGATGATGACGCGTTGCTTGGCGCGCGTTGGTGCATGACGAATGCCATTCGTTCGCTGTCGCGTGCCAAGGCGACGGATCGGCTAGAGCTTACCTTGCAGCGCATGGAGAAGTCGCAGCACCGGGCAGAAACCGACATGCGCGACCTAGAAGATGCGCTTGACGCGCTCAGCACGTCCAAGGAAGTGCGCGGCGATCACGCGTGGTCGTTTGCCGTGCATGCCGATGACCGCGAGACGATGGAGGAGAAGGCGGCGGCATATCTGGACGTGATCGCGGGAGGCGGATGCTCGCCAGCGCCGGCCGGGATTGCCGGGCAAGCTGCCTACTGGATGCAGCTTCCGGGCAACCGGCACTTCTCGCCGCAGCCCGCGACCATTGGCATGCGCGCCTATGCCGATTTGTCGTCCCTGGAAGGCTACCCGGTTGGCGAGGCTATCCACCGATGGGGCGCCCCACTGATGCGCTTCAGCACGTCCGGCGGGACCGCCTATGACCATGAGCTATTTGACGGGCAGCTTGGCCACACCCTGTTCTGTGGCCCATCAGGATCAGGCAAGACCAACGCGCTTGGCGCCTGCGCCACGGCGGCAACCCGGCTGCTTGGCGGCAACGGTTTAATTATTTTCATTGATAAAGACGACTCCAACAAGCTGACCGTTGTTAACAATGGCGGCTCGCATATCAAAATGCGGCGCAACGCTGATAGCGGCGCGGCCCCGCTCAAGCGGCTACGCAATACCGCCGATGATCGCGGCATTGCTTTTAACATTTTGCATGGCGCCATTCTGGCCGATGGTCTTGGCCCCATTAGCCAGCGCGCAACGGAGCGGCTGAAGCGCGGTATTGAATTCGTGATGCGCTTGCCGCCGAACCTGCGCACTATTGGCGCGGTGCATGCGTGGATGCCGCCCGCCAAGTTTGATCCGTCCGGCGCGGCTGATCGGCTCAAGCCGTGGTGCCGAGGCGAGCGAATTGGATGGGCGCTGGACGGCGAGGTTGATCGCTTTGACTTTGCCGGCAATATGGTTGGCATTGATTTTACCGAACTGCTGGACGAATCCACAATCCTGCCGGTGATTGCGGCTTATGTCTTTCAAGCTGCTGGCCGGATGATGGATGGACGCCGGCTTATCTTCATTGTGGAGGAATTACGGTTTCTGCTGCCGAAGCCGGAATTTACACAGCCGTTTGAAGATATTTTGCTGACCGGACGAAAGAAAAACGTTTGCTTCTGGCCGGTAATCCAACAGCCTGAGCATCTGTTGACGCACCCGATTGGTACGGCGTTGCTTGGTCAGTGTCGCACGCGGTTCCTGTTTAAGAATGAGCTTGCCAACCGGGCGGCGTACTGCGGCGGGGGCAGCTATGGCGACGGACTGCACGCAACTCCGCAGATTTACCAACAGGTCCGCGAGGGCATGACAACCGGCAAGTGGTCGTTCGTTCTGCAACGGCCAGGAAAAAACTTGCTGTGCCGCTTTGATTTATCTTCAATGCCGGACGCGCTTGCTGTATTCTCAGCGATGCCCAAGAGCATCGCGCTATGGGATAGCATTGCTGAAACCCGGCGCGAGTTTTTAGACAGACTTGACGAAGCAAAAGCTTAAAGAGAAGGATAAAATAAATGAAAACGGACAAAGAGCGCATTGCGGAGCTAGAGACAGCATTGCGTATGATTTCTGTTTCTGCTGAGACAGCGCAGTTTGAAGACGCTATTTACACCACGCCCAAGCAATCGCTTGAAAGCCTGTGTGAAGGAATCCGAAAGAAAGTTAAGGAGACGATGAGCAATGGCTGATACCTTACCGCCCGCCCCTTCGCTTATGGTCCGGCCAACTCCGGTGCCTGCCGAGGTTGAGGCGGCGATTGCCGGTTTGCGCACGGCTTGCGACAAGTGGCCGCGCGTATCTGCCGACACGCTGACTGACGCTCAGGCGCGACCGAATTATGCCAACGCTTACTGCGAGGCGGCGCCCGATATTAGTTATTCGTTTAGCGAGGCTGGTTATATTGGCATTGCTTACGGCGTAGCTCTGGCAATTTTTGGTTATGTAATTTTGCATATGACAATGGCGCTGCTTAATGGTGCTGTCGCTGTGGTCCGTCATGTGTGGAATAATCGGCAGGAGAAGCACGATGCGGCTTAAGGCAAGCGGCGCGTACAGCTTCGGTGAGTCCAATACCATGAGCCTTGAGGATGCGGCGGAATCCGTTTGCCGTGACTTTGGTAGGGATTTATCACTAGAGCGCACGGCGCAAGCGTTCGCGCGACTGGTCAATACCCTGCATTCGCGTGGGCTGTTATCCAGTTCTGAAATTGAGCAAGTTTTAAACTATGAATTTCAAGTTGTGGAGGGTTGGGCAGATGCGCAAATGCGCGATCATGGCAAGCTTGGCTAACCTGTTGCTGACAGCGCAAGCCGACGCGGCGTTGCAGCCCTATGAAGTGGTTTGCGGAAACTGCCCGGCCATAACCGTTGCCGAGATTAACGAAGCTGCCAGGACGGTTGAGGCGCTGAAAAAGCAGTTGGAGGATTACAACAGGCTCTTAACTGAATACACCAAGCAGCTTGAAACCGTGACAAGGCTAAGGCTAAGGCAATGAGCGTTAGAATGATGTTATTGGCGGGCGTGGCTGGCATTGCGCTGGCCTCGCCCGCGCGTGCGCAGTGGATTGTTAATGATCCAATTAACACGCTGGTTGCGCAAACTGCTTGGGTAAAGCAGGCTGCCGATATGATCCGGCAGATTGAGGAAATGCAGCGGCAATACCGCATGCTTTCCAGCACCTATAATGCGATTTCCCACGCGACCGATATTAGCGGTGTGGCGTCAGCGCTTGGTGGCGTTACTCGCACTTACCTGCCGGAAGCCTCTGGCGCCCTGTCGCTGGTCGGGCAGGGCTCGCGTCTGCTGAGCGGTGCGGGGCGCATTCGCAGCGCTGACACGCTGTTTATGCCGCAAGCCGCCTCTGGCATTCGCTCGCTGGATCGCTGGCGGGATGAAATGGAGCGGCGGCAGAACGTGACCGCCAATGCCAAGGCGCTGGCTGAGGCCGGCATGATTGACATGGAGCAACGCATAGCCGGGCTAGGTGGCCTACAGGCTGAGATTAACCGCTCTAGGGACGGCACACAGAGCGCCGCCTATACCAACGCCATCGCGGCCAGCCGGACCAATCTAGAGGCCCACAACGCCAGCGTGGCCAATCTGCGGCTGGCCTTGGCGGCGGCGGATCGGACTGACCGCGAGCGCGAGGAACAGATAGCGGTACAGGGCGCATCCAATTGGATGGATGATACGGCTTGGGCGGTGGAAAGCTTGGGACGTTAATTAAAACATAAAGAAGGAAATACGAAAATGGTTTATGTTAATTTTGCTATCTGCTACGCTCTGGCTGTTATTGTTACCTACGCTTTCATTATGTTTTTAAATGAATTGGAGGATATTAGACATGCGTTCGATTTTTTGCGCCGCGATCCTCAGCCTTTGCTTATTCCAGAGCGCGAAGGCTGAAGAATTCGATATTAATTGGTTTGTCAGAAACACAGCGGCGCGCATGGAGGCATTGCAGCTATGCCGCGACGATTACCGCAAGGTGCAGTCGCCACGCACCGGCCCGATTTGCGCCAACGCTGAGGCAGCGCAAACTCGGCTATTCGCGCGAGAGCAAGGCTCAGCCTTTGGCTTAATGGATCGCCCGGCTTATTGGGTCCAAAATCCAGAAATGAGCCAGTCCGTTCTTACGGCTTGCGCTCGCCGCGCGTCTTATGACCAACACCTGTTGAGGTATTGCAATGTCGTTAGAACCGCGCAAAGCATGAGGTAGCCATGCCTTTAACCACATACCAGCAATTCTATGCGCAATATGATGTAGCTATTCGTTCGGGCGCTGATGAAGCGACGGCTGCGGGATTGCGTTGGGTTGCTGGCGTTTTTCCGGCGATAATAATTCCGGTTATTATTGTCGCTGGTCTGCTTCTGGCTTGGGGGCTACTAGATAAGGGGCGCATATTCCAATACGGCGGCAGAGCCGCGATTGTAATTTACTTGGTAATCAGTCAAGCGTTTGTGCCGATTGTTCGGGACAATATTATTGACGGCGTTCCGAACGAGATTGCTAGCGCGATTAACGGCAACGGTAGCCGGATAACCGCAGTTGAGCAATTTGACCGACTGGACCAAGCCAGCGGGTATTTTACCGCCAGAGTTTTAGGGCAGGCAACCGGAATTTCCCAAATCGGCAACAAGATTGCCGCTTGGGCGGCGCGTGGCTTTCAGAAATTCTTTTTGGAGGCAACGTTTGTAATCTGGATGGGTGTTCGGATGCTGACGCACATCGCTGTTGCCTTGCTGGCTTTCTCGCTAGTGTTTTTATTAATGCAAAGCACTTCGCAATGGGTAATGGAACAGCTTGGCAAGATCATTGGCTTACTGTCCTGGCAAATTGCCATGTCCATTCTGCTAAAGGTCATGCTGACCGGGACTGAGGTATTTTTGCGTGAGACGCTTGTGCGCGGTCAAGGCATGTCCATTGAGCAGCAGGTTGACGTTTGCTTTGATATTGCTGGCTGGTTTTTTGCCTGCTTCGTGTTGGTGCTGATGGTGCCTAGCATTATCGGTGTTGGTGCAGGCGCCGCAACCTCCTCGCTCATTGCATCTGGCGCCATGGTCAACGCTGGCCGAATGTTTGTTAACGCTGCGAACAAGATGGGTCGGGCGGCGCACGCGATGCGCCGCCGCCGCTAGCGAAAAAAACTATTGCAAAAATTTCAACGTGTGCTAGCCTGACCGGGTTAGCGAGAAGGAACGCAATCAATGAACAAGTTTGTGGCGCCCGTGACGCGCGAGAATCTGCATAGCTTTAAGCTGTTTAAAGTTATTGAGAAGAACAGTGTTTCCGTCGTCGGTAGCATTTATCGTCTAGCCGAGGACGACGGCAGCAAATGTCCATGGTTTACGCATGTAAGCGGCCCAAGTAATAGTCTTTATCCCCGGCCTGCAATTTCTCTTTATATGCTTGCCGGGATTGTTGAAGACCAATCCGACGCCAATCTTGCGCTTCAACAGGCGCGTGAGGCGCTAGACGCGGCAGAACGCGCCGTTGCGCTGGGCTCGGCAGGCGATTGCCAATGCTGGGAGTGCGCTCGCATGAGCGCGCATACTCCTGGCCCGTGGTTGTTTTTTGCAACTGACGGAATTAATGTAGGCGTAACCACGGAATCCGCAGACATTGCGCATTGTCATGGTTTTTATAAGCCTCGCCGCAGTTGGAATGAAGAAGTCGCCAACGCAAAACTTATGGCTGCTTCGCCTGATTTGTTAGAGGCTTTGCGTGAAGCTGTGGAATTTGCTGACCAAGATTATCAATGCCTGACTCCGACCGGGCGCAAGATGGTTGATGGTTGGAAGGCGGCGATTGCAAAAGCAGAAGGCAACACTGAATGAGCGATGACGGATTAACCCCGGAGGAAATTCAGCGCAGCAATGAAGTTGCTGCGCAGTACGTTGCCATGGATCGCGCCCGCACCCGACGCGAGACGATGAAGACGCTGGCGCTGATCGCGTGCGTCCCATCGGCGGCAAGCGGTTGGGTAATGTGGGCAACGAAGCCGCGCATTCAGCGCGAGGTTGAGTTTATCCCCATTACGGAAAATGGCGTACCGGCGCTAGCCTATCGGCTGGAAGACTTGCCACCCGAAGCGCGCAACGATGCGGCGTTTACAACCGTATGGAATTACGTCTGCTTGCGTGAGGAATACTCATGGGGCATGGCGGAAAAGGCTTATCGCATTGTCTCGCTCATGTCCGATGATCGCGTAATGAACGAATATCAGGATTTAGTTAATATTAAAAATAAAGAAAGTCCAACGGCTGTCTATGGCCGCGACGCAGTGATTAGCATTGACTATGACAGTCACGATGATCTTTCGCCGCCAACCGGATATTCCGGCCCGCCGCCGGGTTACTCCATCCGGTTCCGCCGCACGGTAACATGGCTGAATAAGCCACCGGAGCGCGAGCTTTGGATGTGTTCGGTTATGTTTCATCGCAATGTGCCGAAGGTTGATATTCGCCAGAGATACGAGTTTAGTCCGCAATCTATCGTGGTTTGGCAGTATCCCGGCGCCCGTCCGATTACACCACTGAGAAGGAGATAGAAAATGGAGCTTTCAGGTTTTGTTGTTTGTCTTTCTGTTTTTCTTGCGACATTTGCTTGTTTGCTGCTAGCAGCAATGTATGGCTTGCCAGATTACCCTTTTGGCGAGAATGATAAATATAGATCAAAGAACGAAATTTTTGGTATCTGCTTGCTTATGTTAATTTTTGCCCTTAGCTTAATTTCGGCTAACATTGCGTGGCATGTCTTTGCTCATTGAAGGGAAACGCAAATGTCTAGTTTTGTTTTTGGTGTTGGTGTCGGCAATCTCGCCATGGCGCTATTCATTCATGCCGCGACTTCGGTTTCGCGCATCAAGCCTACATGCACGGCGGAAGATCATGAGATTTCGCGCATGATTGGCGCGAAACTCGGTTGGTTCGGTTTGATGCTTATGGCTGCTGTCTGGAAGGAAGGAATTTTTACATGAACCCGGCCCGCGCTGCGCTTCTGGCCAGCGCCGCATTTATGTGTATGGCGCTGACTGAGCCTCAGCCCATCCCCGGCGGTGACGTGCGTTACCGCACGGTAGAGTGGCGAGACGGTATTGTTATTCAGGCTTTCGGCTCGCGCGGCAAAACCATTCTGTTTGAATTGCCGCGCGGCGTTGATGCCGTTGATATTCTGCCGTCCGACCAAGACGTAATAACGGGAAAAGTGGCAGAGGCAAGCGGCGTTACCGGCCGGGGTGCCGCCAATCAACCGGACGCGCCCGAAGGCTGCATTGAAACCGCCAACATGCAGATTTGCATTAAGAATGATCGGTTTATTGGTATCAAACCAAAGACCGAGCTTCAGGCGCAGCCCATTCCAGTAATGATGGTAAGCGGTGTTAATGGGGCGAATCCGGTTGAGCGGCAATTCGTTATTGAAATCAGCACAACGGACACGCCTTATTATGTGGTTCGGGTGACGGTGCCGCAGCCCGTGCCCGTACAGCCTCGCCAGCCGGTTGTCCGGCGGTGGCCAACACAGCCCCGCCCGCCGGTCGCCGCGCCTCCTGTGGAGCTTCCGCCGGTCAACAATGCCTACTCCATCACGGGTGATAGGGCGCTTTTGGGAGTGCAGGGACGATGAAGCTAGCCATTCTGGCCGGGGCGCTGGTTTTGGCCGCATGTTCCAGCACCAAGCCGTTGGTTGCGCCGCCATGCCCGGAAGGCGAGGGCGCGGCGCTGAATGCCGAGGGTCCGGCCCCGGTTGTTTGGGACAACGCGCATTGGACGTTTCTGCGCTTTTCCGGGCATCAATCCTTCCCGAAGGTCACAGCATTGCGGCCAGACGGCAATGAGCGCGACGTATCTTCTTCGCCCAATCCTGACACCGGCATTATTACCGTGCATGGCGTTTTTCCAACGTTGGTTTTGCGCGAAGGCGAGCGTGTTGCCTGTGTTAAAAACAATGCGTTTGATCCTTATGGTAAGCGGCCATAATGGATAAAGAAAAGCGCGTTATGGCAATTGCTAAGGAAGTTGCCGAGGCTGCGTTATCTGGCGCGGTTGATCGCGTGCATAATCTTTCGCTGCAAGACAAGCTGATTTTGCTTGGTCTTGATCCCGAAGATTATGCAATTGTGCTGCGACAGCAGGAAGGCGCCGATGAGCCGCTAAGTTGGAAAGACTGGCTAGATTTCGCAGAGAGGGAAAAATGAGCGAGAATAATGACGACAAGTCAGTAAATGACGGCAAGCCAACCGGGTTCATGGGCAGCGGTAGCGGCGCCGGTTATATTTTGGCTGCCATTGGCGCCGCCGCTGGCTTGGCGTGGTTCATGTGGGGTGGCCCTAGCCGGGCGCCGGCCCCGCAGGAGGCAGGACAGGTGCGGCCGGGCACTCCGGGGCGCCCGTTCGTGCCGCCTCCCCCGCCAGCGCAGGCAGAGGCGCCGCGCGATCCGCCGGCCGATCCACGCCCTAGAGACGCGGGCGAGGGCGCAGGACGGCCCCGCGCCTCGCCTATGGTGCTGAGCGTCCGGCGCGAGCGCCCGGCCCCTACGGGCACGGCTGCGCAGCAGGAACCGAAGCCAGAGACGGTGGCGGGCATGCCGGTGCTGACTGCCGACATGGTAGCCGACGCGGAAAACTTTCTGATGCCGGGTGACAAGCTTTCCTGCCTCAGCGCTGAGCCGTTGGAAGGCAAGGCGGATGGCGTGGCGTTTACCACAGAAATTAATGAAGATTTTATTGGGCGCGGCAATGCATGGCCTCCGCTTATTCCTAAAGGCTCTCTTGCATTTGGCCGGGTGTCACGCGTGGCAGAGGATGGCGACGAACGTATTGCCGCCGCGCTGACGCTTATTCGCGGCCCGTCCGTCATTGGGCGCCCGACCCTCATGGTGCCGCTTGGCGATGCGCAGCCGGGCGAGCCATTAGGCGACGCTGGATTGCGCGCCAATGTCGAGACGCGGTTTTGGGCGCGGCTTGGCACGGTTGCCGCTTACGCTGGTCTAGATGCGGTTGGCCGGATCGGGTCCAGCTTAGCCGGTAACGCCATCAATGAAGGCTTAAGCGGCGGTGGCCGGACTAATATCAATGTCGGCAATTTCGGCGGCATGGCATCCGGCCGGTCGCTAGCCGGATCAGCATTCGATCATGAGCTAAGGCGCGGCCCGCGCTTGTCGCGCCCGCAGGCGCAGCCCTGCACTATCTTTATCACCAAGCCAATTCGCGTGCGCGGCACGCCACAGCGCGGGAGATAGATCATGCACGCTGGCAATCCGGTATTTGTTAAAGTCAATGATTATTGGATGCTTGGCCGTAAGGATGGCGCCAACATTCAGCTTGACATTGATAATTTTGTTAGCGTGCGCGAAGCGCTGGCGTGGTGCGTCAAGCATCGTGTCAGGGCTAAGTTTGAAATTTTGGGCCAGTGGTATTCTGTTGAACAGATTGAAAAGATAATTTTGATTAATGCAAAAAAAGAATTGCCCATGGCTCCGCTCAAGCATCGCAATGGCAAGCCGGTGCGACCTTCGCGCGACCGGCGGGGGCTGGCGCCGCTCATTGGCGCCGGCATTGTGCGCAAGCAGGGACGCGGCGCCAAGGTTCATTATGTGATTTATGAGCATGGTATTCCGGTTGTAGCGGAAATCATGAAAGAGAAGAAAGCTGTTGCGCACGATTCCGAACAATGTTAGCTTTGTTTGGTTGAAGGGAGATAAAAATGGAAGCAACTGACGGCGTTATGTTTGCGCCATTTATGTTCGCTGTGCTTGGCGTGTTTCTGTTTGTGCCACTGGCCGGGGTTATCGTGCTGTTTGTAATGCCGAAGAAAGCCAGCAAATCTAGCAAGGTAATGGCTTTCTGTGGCGGCTGTTCTTTTGCTGCGCTTTTGATTTTGTCTGCAATCATCGCAAAGGGGTAAAACATGCATCCTGATTTGGCTAACACGGGCGCCGCTGCTGTGGCGTCCAAGCCGGTGCCGCTGAAGGCGCGTGGCTTTGCGGCTATCGGTCTGTTTATGCCGAAGTCGGACGTAAACGTTGGCGGTGCCTGCCGGGCGGCGGATTGCTATGGCGCATCCATGGTGGTTGTGCAGGGCCATCGCTATTGGAGCATGGCCACCGACACAACCAAGATGCATCGCCATATTCCGCTGATTAACACATCAGGCGATGTGTTTGACCATATGCCATATGATTGCGTGCCGGTGGGTATTGAGCTTTGCGACAATGCAGAGTCACTGGTTACGTTCAAGCATCCTGAGCGGGCATTTTATATCTTTGGCCCGGAGGATGGCTCACTTGGTAAGCGCGTGCTGGACCGCTGCAAGCACCGGGTAATGGTGCCAACGAATACCTGCATGAATCTCGCGGCAACCGTGAATGTTGTTCTGTATGACCGGCTAGCCAAGCAGCATGTCAAGCGCATCGGGTAAAGCCTACCGGCAAATTCGCTGGAATTGGCTGCTTAAGGAATGGAATGGCCGCTGCGCATATTGCGGCGGCGTTCCTACTACGGAAGACCATATAATTCCCCGCAGCAAAGGCGGCAAAGATGCATGGTGGAATGTTATTCCAGCCTGCCAGCCTTGCAACCAAGCCAAGCGGGATATGAGCTTGCGGGAGTTTCTGGAGGACAAAAAGAAGATTTACAAGAGAATTATTGCATGGCGTCAGAGTTTGCCAAAGGCGGCGCCGTTTAGCAACATCATAACGTATGACGAAGTTGTAGAAGCGAGGATGCAAAAATATGACCGTTTCCGACGCTATCGCTAGCATGCCATATGCGCTCAGCGTTTTTGGTGATGATTGGCCGGACCCGAAGGTTGAGGATTTCTTTGTTGTCGGCCCCGGCCACTACTTTGTCAGGCGTGATGGCGAGACATTGAAGCGCGAGGCGCCAGAGCTAGACGCGCTGGCGGTTGAGGCTATTGGAGCGCTGGCAGCGCATTTGCGCGGGCAGTATTCGGACGAAGGTTGGCCCATTCTGGATGGAGAATTGCCGACAGGTGAGCGCATCAACATGACGCTGCCGCCCTGCGTGCCGCATCCAAGCTTGGCTATTCGGCGTATGGGCGCCAATGATCCGACGCTTGACGGGCTGGACGCCTACGGGCTGTGGGATTTAATTAAAAACAAAGAAGGCGGCACTCGCGGCAACGTTCACGCCGGCCGGCTGACAGAGGCCAAGGCGCTGATTGCGGCAGGCGAGGTCAACGAAGCCATAAAGCGCTTTGTTGAGTGGCGTTGGTGCATTGGTTTCGTAGGCGAAACTTCAGCCGGAAAAACTTGGGACATGCGGGCGGTTGCGCGTGCCATTCCGCTGCATGAACGCATCGGCACGGTCGGGGATGCGGATGAGCTAAAGCGCTTGCCACACGAAAACCGCGTTAATTTCCTCTTTAGCGAACATGGTCCGGTGCAGGCTGAAGACCTGATTAAAAACGCGCTGCGCAACACGCTGCGTTGGCTACTTGTGCAGGAGGTACGCGGTAAGGAAGCCTTCGCGTTCCTTCGCGGGCTGATTACGTCACCCGGCATCACATCCTGGCATGCGCGCTCATGTGAGACGGCATTTCCGGCGCTGGAATTCATGGCTCGCCAGCATGAGGCTTGCCGCAGCGTTGAGAGCGACACGTTGCGCGACATGATGCGCAATCTAATTGACGTGGTGATTCATGTTGAGCGGCAGCCCGGCGGCAAGTTTCGCGCGACTGACATTCGCTTTGGCAGGGAGCTTTAGATATGGACAGCAACAATAACACTTGGCCCGATCCGTCGCGGCCCGGCTATCCGCCAAACCCGAACGTGACGGCTTATTATTGGATTAGATATAGAACAAATCTCGTTGGAAAATTTATGCCTTTTGTTACTGACGATGATCCTTTTCCGTTTCTTTGGGACGCCGGTATGCAAAGCTGGCTTAATAAGTCTGTATTTTCTCCCGAAGCAATTGCCCGGCTGTGCGAATACATGGAGCCATGCCCATGGCCCGCCAACTACCGTGTAAATCAGGCATTGCAAGAAATTCAAGGCTGAGCTAGCCTCGCTGCGTTAGAGAGAAGGAACACAACGAAATGGCGCGTAAGCTTGACTCCTTTGAGGCGCGTTCGCGTGCGCTTTGCGTTGAGGCGGGACTTGATCCTGACTCGCGCGTGCCGGTGCCGGGCAGTGATCGCGGCATGCCAGCTTGGGTGAAGTTTCGTGATGCGGCGCGGCTGGAAGCCAAGGTTGCGGCTGAGGCTGAGCGCGAGGCGTCTACCTTCAAGCTGCCGCCACAGGCGCCGGAATTCGGCGGCAAGCCGCTGGTTTTTGGCGATCATGAGCCGAAGACGATTGAGCAAATGGAAGCCTGCATGAAGGTGGGCAACGTTGTTGCGGGCGTCATTTGTGCGGATGGCCATTTAGGTTATGCCCAACCCGTTGGCGGCGTGATTGCCTACAAGGGGCACGTCAGCGTTAGCGGTGTTGGCTTTGACATTGGCTGCGGCAACATGGCGGCAAAGCTGGACATTAAGCGCGGCTATCTTAATGGCCATGAAGCGGGAGTGTTGTGGGACATTCGGGAGGCAATCTCTTTTGGTGTTGGGCGCGTCAACAATGAGCGCGTAGAGCATCCGTTGTTTGACGATGCCGAAGCTTGGCGCGCGGCTGACCGCGAGGATTATAAGGACAAGGCGCATTCGCAGCTTGGCACGGTCGGTAGCGGCAACCACTACGTTGATTTGCTGGAAGGTGAAGATGGCTATATCTGGATCGGCGTCCATTTCGGCAGCCGTGGCTTGGGTCACAGCACGGCGACCAAGTATGTAACCCTGCTTGGCGGCAAGGATGGCATCAACGTTGATCCTGCCGTTGTGCCGGTGGACCATGAGCTTGGTATTCGCTATCTGGCAGCGATGGAGCTTGCCGGACGCTACGCCTACGCTGGCCGGGAATGGGTGGTCAATCGCGTGGCCAAGCTGCTTGGCGGGCAGATTACCGATAGCGTACATAACCACCACAATTATGCATGGCGTGAGACGCATAACGGTAATGAGCTTTACGTTGTGCGTAAGGGTGCCACGCCCGCGTTTCCCGGTCAGCGTGGCTTTATCGGCGGCAGCATGGGTGATGATGCGGTGATTGTTGAGGGTGTTGACAGCGATCTTAGCCGCGTGTCGCTCTACTCGACTGTGCATGGCGCCGGGCGCACCATGGGACGCAAGCAGGCGATCCGCACCTACAGCCGCGCCGAAATGGACGCGTGGCTTGTTGAGCGCGGCGTGTATGTGTCGGGCGGCGACATTGACGAAAGCCCGCAAGCATATCGCAGGCTTCCCGATGTTTTGGCCCATCACGCCGGGACCATTCGTATTCAGCACACGTTGCGCCCGTTTGCGGTGGCGATGGCGGGAAACGAAAAAGACCCATATAAGGATTGAATTAAGTGTGCAATACAGAGCGCGCCCAACGGATTAGGCGTTGGGCGCAGGGTAATTGGTCGGCACAGCCCTGGCCAGCCGGAACGCTGGTCTACAATACGCACCACGCGCTTTATCAGGCAGCTTTAACAAAAACCGGCAAATTCTTTGTCGTTGACCCGATGTTTGTTGAGTGGTCAGATGCGCAGCTAGCCCTATGGCTAGAGCGAGTGCGGGATATGCGCCAGATGGCCGCAAAGGCTTTGGAGAGGGAAAAATGAAAATCTATGCCGCCGTCACTCTGGCATGCGTCGCTGCCTTTATGGCGCTTGGCTTCGCTTGGTATGCCGCCAACCGCGCTGGCCAGCCTATCCCGGCGGCTGAGCTAGCCAGAATGGAGAAGGAAGCGCATCAGCGCAACGCTGTCACAGCGGGCGCCGTGATGACGGTTGAGGGTTTGCGCGCATGGCGCGCGGCCCGCCGGGAGAAGAAGGAGAATGGAGAATGAGCGACGGCACTAGCCGTGTTGGTGGATGGGTGCAGGTTTGGTCCGGCAAGCGTTTTTATCCGCTGGACCCGCGCCCGGAAGAAGTCAACATCATGGACATTGCGCATGCGCTGGCCATGAAGTGTCGCTATGGCGGGCATTGCTCAGAATTCTATTCGCTGGCTGAACATAGCGTGTTGATGAGTCAGAAGGCGTCGCCAGAAAATGCGCTATGGGCGCTACTGCATGACGCAGGCGAAGCGTACCTTGCTGACGTGCCGCGTCCGGTAAAGCCAAATCTGCCAGGATGGAAGACGCTTGAAGCTGACGTTATGGCTGCTGTCTGCACTAAATTTGGTCTGCCGCTTGCGGAGCCAGCCGAAGTCAAAGCGCTGGATACCGCTATTCTACGCGACGAAAAAGAGCGACTGATGCGCGGTGGCGAAGATTGGGATTGGCTTCCGCCGGGGCTTGGCGTGAAGATTGAATGCCTGCCGCCGTTTGAGGCCAAGCATGCGTTTATGCGCAGGTTTATTGAATTGACGGTTGACCGTCGCGTTGAGGGGTGGAGCCATGTCTAATGCAGCCAACACCGGGCACGGGCACGTTTACAAACGGCCCGATGGAGCCAAGGCGCGGTGCGGTGGGCCGGGCTTGTGCTCGGAATGCTCGCGCGATCTAGCGCAGAAGATGCGCGAGGATGCGCGCAACAATCTGCCAGCAATCGAGGCAAAGGATTTTCGGCAGGATGGCTAGCATTGAATTGCCGAAATGCGAGACGAATGCCAAGCTAATGCAAATGCTGGCCAGTCGGGCAAATGTCGGGCTGGCCAAGTATGGCGTGACGGTCAGCGGCAGTCCGTTGACGCGGCAGCAATGGTTGCAGCATGCGCTAGAGGAAGCGCTTGATTTGGCGGTGTATTTGCAACGGTTAATTGATATGGATAAGGAAAGCGCCACATGAAACAGATTTTGCCGGTATGGGAGCCGAAAAAAAACAAAGTGCTGTCATGTTTTTATATGGGTTGGGGATTTATATTAGTTAGCATTCCGTTTGTTCCTTTTATTGTGCGTGATAAAAATTATAATCCAACGCCATTTATGGCCGTTGTAATTGCGCCGCTTATTGAAAGCATGATGATTGCAATGATTTGCTTTTTAATTTTTGGTATTTTAAGCTTTATAATTGAAAAAAACAAACTTAATGATTGGGTTTATATTTTATTTGCGGCTTCCATTTGCGGTGGCATTTTTGGGCCGCTTCACAACGGACTTGGCCTAGAAAATATTGCTCGCTCTATGCAATCCGGTATTGTATTTGTTTTAATGTGTGTGCAATTTTTGTCGTGGAATATAACTGTTGGAATGACTTGGGCTTTTTGGGGAACGGTTTTAACTCATGCGGTAACTAACGGCACGCTACAAAGCATTGCTTTAACTTTGCGATATTTCCGATAATGCCCGCCCTTCCGCTGTTTGCTGCGCTGGCCGCGATCCCGCTGGCCAGCGCTTTCGCGTCCTGGCTGTTCCTGACGATTAAAGGATGGTGGGCCAGCCCCTACTATGCCCATGGGATGCATTGGGCTTGGGCGTGGTGGGTCTATGTGGCCGATCCCGGCCCATCCCTCATGACGAAGGCTTGGCTGGCCCTGACGGGGCTTGGCGGGCTTGCCATGGGCATCGCCTTGGTCCGCTTCTCCTGGCCGGATCGCAACGCAGGCTTCTATGGCCGGGCCAAGTGGCAAACCATGTGGGGCGCCATCCGGGCCGGACTGACCTTCAGCTTGCGTCCGAAGCCGGATGGCATTCTGCTTGGCAAGCATTTATTTGCCGGATTTATCTGGCTGTATGTCAGTTTGCGCGGCGATTTGCATGTGTCGCTGACCGCAACCACCGGCAGCGGCAAAGGTGTGTCTTTCGTTAATCCCAACGTATTAAATTGGGCCGGGCCGGTGTTCTGCTTCTCGGTCAAGCGCGACGTACTGAACGCTTGCGCGGCTGAGCGCGAGCGCAAGGGCGACAAAGTATTTATCTTTGATGTGACCGAGCCGGATGGCGTTACGCATCAATGGAGCGGCTTCGGTGAAGTGCGACGCTATACGCCTGATATTTATAGCGACATTCAAAAGATTATGCATACCATTATTCCCGAAACCAAAGCCAATAATCCATATTGGGATAATGCCGCACGCAAAATAGCAACCGCTGTTATGGTTATGTTGGCGGAAATCAGGGATCATCCGCTTAACATTGAAGAATTATTAGGATTGATTGGCGCCCATAACTATGACGTATTGTTGCGCGATATGATTTATACTTCTCGGCTGAAAAAGCGCCCGTTCCCGCGTCGTGCAGTTGATGCCGTGCTAGAATGGCTAGATAATAAAGCAGTAGAGGGCGCCGCTGCGGTTCGGGAGAATATTACAACGGCGCTGGCGCTGTGGAATGATCCGCGCGTTTGTGCCGCGACCAACAGCCAGGAATTTGAGCTTAAGACTCTGCGCTCGCAACGCGTCAGCGTGTTTGTCTGCGCTCAGCCGGGAGATATTAGGTTGCTGCGGCCGGTCTACGGGCTTTTGTTTAATCAGTTAATCCAGATGAATAGCCGGGTTGAATTTAGCAAAGACCCGACGCACCGAAAACACCGGACATTAATTATGCTGGATGAGCGTTGGGCGCTTGGCGGCATGCGCGAGCTAGACGACGCGTTTGCGTATCTGCGGTCCTATGGCTTTCGGTTCTGCGTTGTGTTGCAGAGCAAGGGGCAGTTGAAGACTTCGCTTGGTGAAGAAGGCGCTGACAACCTATTCAACAACATTAAATGCGAAATGATCTTTGGCGGCACCGACCAAAAGACTGCTGATGAAGTTAGCAAGCGTGCTGGCATCAATACGGAGGTTGAGTCTAGCCGCAGCCGTCCGCGCTTCTCTCTATTCAACTTCAGCCGTCACACAGAGAGCGAGAGCAAAAAGGGCCGTCCGCTATTGCTGCCGCAAGAGGTTGCGCAGTTGGATGAAAAGTTTGTTGTGGTCCAGATGAAAGGCAAGCCACCTTTAAAGCTGCATAGAATTTTTTGGTATGAAGATCGGCATTTTAGGGATATGGTTGGTGAACCTTCCGGCTTACCCAAGCTTGAAGTCACGATGAAACGCGATGAGGAATCAGCCTTGAACGCGGAGGATATGCAGGAGGTTTGATGTTATGTTACGCCGGGTTTTCAGCTTTGTATTAATGGCGGCGCTCCGGTCTGTGGCCGGACTGCTGCGCCTTGTCCTGCTGCCGGTGCTGGCGATCCTGCTGGCGGCAAGCGTTGGCGCGGCGCTTAGCGGCGACACTGTTCCTGCGCTGCTGCTGGCTCTAGCCTTCGTGCTGTTGCGCGAAGCGCGATATCGGCTTTTGTTTATTGACCTTATTTCAATGAGGCGTGCAGATGCGATTCCTGTTAGCCGTACTAATTCCATGCGGTTTATTAATTCTCGCAATAATCGCGTTCTTCGTGGTGCTGTTCGGTCGCGCCGTCCGGCGTACCGAAATATTGCGCGGCATGTCTCGCACGCTTAGCGGCTGCTTTGATGGTAATGGCGACATAACTTATTCTGCATGGTCCTATTATATGGTCGTGCGAGGCAAGAGATGGGGACCGGAGCGCGTGCGGTTCGTGGATTGGATCAACCGCAGCCCCGGTCACTGTCAGCGCGCTTACGAGTGGCACGACGCACACAAGCTGTTTGATGAGACGCTTGGCCCGGAGGTTTAGAGAAAGCGCCGCAAGGCGCTTTTTTTTTTGCTTGACGCCATGCGTTGCGCACGCTACGTTGGTGTCGTTGAGAAGGAAGCAGGCAAATGTTTATCAATGATATGTCGGTGCTGGTTGGTCAGACGATTTCCCGCATTAGCCCGGTGGAAAAGGGCACCGAAGCCTTTTTGATGGTCATGGATAATGGCAAGCGCTACGGCTTTTATCACATGCAAGATTGTTGCGAAACGGTAGAGATTGAGGATGTTGTTGGCGACATTGCCGACCTTATCGGATCGCCGCTTGTGCGAGCCGAGGAACGTTCGCAGAAGGATGACAATGCTTGCGAAAGCGGCACTTGGACTTTTTATGAGCTTGCCACCAATAAGGGTAGCGTCACTATTCGTTGGTACGGTTCATCAAACGGATATTACAGCGAGTCCGTTGACTTTATTGCCCTTGCTGAAGGAGAAAAGTTTGGATATGGAATGGATGCTTTTAAAATGATTGATATTTAATTACAAAGCGCCGCAAGGCGCTTTTTTTTGTGCTTGACTGTATGAGTTGCGCACGCTATGTTGGTGGCGTTAAGAAGGAATAAATACAATGGATAAAAGAGTTACTTATCTTGTTTCCTTTAACAAAGGTGATGCCTCTTGCTGCGCCGCGCCGGAAGGTAAGACATGCACAGAAGTTTGCGAATTTATTTGTGGTTATCGTCCTAGCGAATGCTATGCCAATTTTAGTTTCTGGCTTGGCGTTGACGCGGAGGGCGTGTAATGCAAGTCGTGTGCGAGCCGAACGGCAGCTATTACGTCCTTAACGATGACGACGAACGCGTTGCAGGGCCGTTTGACAATGAGGACGACGCTTGGGACGCGCTTGATAATTTGGTTGAAGAATAAACAAAGCCCCGCAAGGGGCTTTTTCTTTGCCTACATCACATTGGCACACGTTTCGTTGAATTTTTTTCACTTGCGCCAAATGCAATCGCGCTGCACACTCCATCCCGTCAGCAACGACGCTGACTTGAAAAGAAGGAATACAACACATGGGTTTTTTCCGTAACCTCGTTGGCGCCGGTACGCGTGAGATTGCCAAGGTGCAGAACCGCGATTTGCTTGAGGGCATCGTGAATGCCGCCACCTACGTTGCGGCCGAGGGCGGTATTTCCCGCAGCGAGGCGGATCAGCTTGCCGTGTCGCTCAGCACCAACAAGGCGCTTGCCGCTTTCGCGCCGAGTGAGGTTTCCGCGCTGGTCAGCAAGGTCCGCGAGCAGATTGAGAATAGCCCGCGCATGGCCAAGCTGGCGATTAAGAAGGAGGTTGAGGAGTGCGGCAATAATCCTGAGTGGGGCATGACCATTGTTGCCGTCGCGGCTGACGTGGCCGACAGCGAGGGCGGTATCAGCGACGCCGAGGTTGCCCGCCTGCGGGAGATTTGCACTTGGGCGAAGCAGAGCCCGTCCGATCACGGGTTTTGATGTTCGGGCGCTTTAGCGGTGGGGGAATGGCCGCGCTCGCGGTCATTTTCCTAGCCCTGGCAGCGTTTTGGGCAACCAGAGCCATTGCTGACTTCCTGTTTATTGCTGGCGCTGTCTATCTAGCGTGGCGAGCGCATGTGGCCCGCATGGCGCAGAAGAATGCAGAGATTGCCAAGCTGCGGACTCAGCTTGGCATGGTTACGGATAAGGTTGACGCGGCGCCACGGCTCCGCGCGTTTGTCGCGTCCCCAAAGGAGAAGCAAGCATGAGTGACGACAACGACGCGTTTGCTGAGGGGCGCGAGGCTTACGATGCTGGCCAAAGCGAGACTAGCAATCCCTATCCAGACGACAGCGAAGATCACCTTAGCTGGAATGACGGATACCGCGAGGCGCTAGAGGAAGACGGGGAGGATGATGACGACGAAGATGAGGATGAGGATGAAGACGGCGAAGATGAGGACGAAGACTGATTAGGGAAAAAGGCGCCGCAAGGCGCCTTTTTTTTATCCAATCCAAGTGTCAGTGTAGCTCATTTCATATACCGTGACTGACGTAGCCGCGTTATTGTTAAGCGCACCAAACACTTCGTTAACGCCGTGGTGTTCGTAATCGGCCGTGACGTTTTGCGTGATAGTGCCGTAAGTATGCCCATCAACGCCAAACACCAATTTGCCGGGTGTCCAATCCAGCGTGCATTTGTGCGGCTGGCTTTCGTCCAAGCCGGAATAGGTGGCAGTCCGGTAGCCGTCGCCACCTGTGGCGGTTTTGTGGTGCGCCGCGCCGTAGGCCACGCCCTTGTTGATTTCGGCTAAGTCCAATTCCTGACCGGGCCATTTGTCGTTCGCTGGCCAGAGCATAATGGCCGGGCCAGCCACGTTACCCTTGAGCGCGGCGGTAATCTCATAATGACCGTAGCCTTCGCCTGCTGCGGCGCCCCATGGATTCTGCATCATGCCAGCGTTGCCGCGAAGCGTCACCTGACCGGCCACGCTGGCGTCAATCTTGCCCCATGTGTGGTTTAGCTGACCGACGCCATGAGAAAAAGTTTCAAAAAAATTAGCCAATGTCAAATTCCTTATGTAAGCGGGCTTACATAAGGCACGGCGTTATTAAAGCGTAAACCCTAAGACTTTATTAATCCTCTAGCAATAAGATTGCTTATTCCCAACCTTGCGTTTTGTTGTTGAAGTTTCTTCAACCTATGGGTACAAAGGTTGCGGGCAGACGGAATGAGCCGCGAGGCCCAGCAACAAAGGACAGAGAAGCGAAATGGCTACCATCAATGGCAACAATAGCGCCAACACCCTGACTGGCACGTCCGGTGCAGACTTCATGGTTGGTTATGCCGGCAATGACGTGCTGTTTGGCGGCGCTGGCCAGGATGAGCTTTACGGCGGCAGCGGCGCGGATACGCTGGCTGGCGGCACCGGGCATGACAAGCTGTATGGCCAGAGCGGCGCGGATGTGTTCCGCTTCACCATGGGCGATGGCCTTAGCGGTGACGAGATTATGGACTTCAGCCGCGCCGATGGCGATAAGCTTAACTTCGTCGGCGTGTCTGAACGCACGGTGACGCAGACGAAGAACGCTTATGGCGACGTGGAAATTCATTGGGGCGCGGGGCCGGGCGTCATTGGCCCGGAGCATGTCACGCTGCATGGCGTACATGAGTTTCTGACCGCGACCGACTACGTTTTCGGCTGAGCCAGAAAAGCGGCGGGAGCAATCCCGCCGCTACAGCATGCCGGTTGCGTCCTGCTTGCGCGTATTAAGTTTGGGCTGGACCGGGCGCGTGCCGGGATAACGAGCGGGGTCGGGATAATACTTCCCGTCGAATATCAGCCAGAAATCCGCATCGCGGAATATGTTGCCCTGCCAATCCTGCCGGACCCATGAGGCGTACATGACAGCTTCGCCCGCGACAATGATCGCATTGCAGCCGTTGACCGTTCCGGTATAGGCGCCTGCCGGTGGCGCATTGTGTGCCACCGGCTGACCGCGAGGATACAACCTTTCCCGCATTGTCACCCGGCCAGATTTAGCGCCTTGCTGGCGGGTGGTTTTGGTCATTACTCGCTCTCGGTAAACTGCTTGTAAGCTAACACGTTTTCCATCGTCAGCGTTCCCGGCGGAACCTCCGTCGCGGAATAGATAGTGCGGATTAGCTCAGCTTCCTTGGTGGCGGTCGTGGTGCTGTATTCCGCGGCCAACAACGCGTGATATTCAGCCGCGCGCTCAGCGCAAAAAACGGCAGGATGCTGGCTCAGCAGCACAACAGCCTTGACCGGCGGGCCAGCGCTCATGCCTAGCTCAGTTTTATAAACAATCTGATATTCATACGATACCAGCCAAGACTTCGTGTCCAACATCATGGTATGCTTCCTTCTGCTTGTTCGCTGCATGTAAGCTGTGTTGCGCGATAGTTGAAGCCAGAATCGTGCGGCACATTGAAATTTTTTGCTTGCGTGCGAATTGGCGATGACGTAGGCTGCTGGCGTTGAGAAGGGAAAACAAATGATCCATCAGCGTGCGGAGGCCGTTATTGCTCAGCTTAAATTAAGCTATATGCGCAGCATGTTTGACGGAACAGCCATTATGGCTGCGGTTCGGCTGATTGACGACATGAAAACAGAGCTAGAGCGAGAAGCTGTTAGCGCGGCACGAGCCAGAGACGACGCAAGCCGTCAGCGCTATCCTGATACAACCGGACAGTAGGGAGAAAACCGATGAAGATTTTGGGTTGGCTGTTTAATCATTCGCGCAAGGCGCGGGACAAGATGAGTCATGCCAAGATGGTTGAGTCTTGGAATAATCGCGTGGCGCAAGCGGACAAAGAAAAGGCCAAGCGCGAAGCGGCGCCTCGTCTACATGGCCCGTACCGTCCGGCCATGGATGGCCGCACCCGGCCATCGCACTACAGCGCCAGCCAGCCCCGCAGGCGTGATGACAGCCTGCCGGACAGCGGGCCGGACTACCTCAACCCGGCCAACCCGCTAAGCCCCCTGAGCCCCTTCTCTGTGTATGGCTTGGGTAACAGCGACACGCCAAGCACCGACACCGACCGCGAGCGCGACCGGCCAGCCCCTACGCCCGCGCCCGCCCCGGAGCCTTAGCGTGCGGCGCCATCGCATAGCCACTCGCACGGCTATTCGTTCAAGAGCGACAGTACCGACAGCCTAAGCAACGGAAGCGGCAGCAGCAATAGCAGCAGCTTTGATTTTGGTTCGTCTAGCAGCAGCAGCGACAGTTCATTTAGCAGCAGCAGCGATAGCGGTTCGTCCAGTTTCAGCAGTGGGGAGTAAGGCAATGAATAAGATTGTAATTATCGGGCTGGCCGCGCTGACGCTGGCCGGGTGTGACGCGCGAACCGTTCACATCAACATTGATCCAAGCAAGGCGACGTATAGCCGCGACAACCGCACCGGGCTTTGTTTTGCTGCGTTCGGTCGGGCCAAGGGCGGCAGTTGGAGCGATGTTGCCGACAGCCTGACAGTTACCAACGTGCCGTGTTCGGCCGAGGTTATGGCGCTTGTGCCGAACGGCCAGCGCGGGCCGGGTAGCTTGCGATAACCGCGCCTTACCGCAAATTAAAGGAATTAACAAATGCAGAACCTTGTTGACGACGCCATTGCTTTCCGCCGCGCCACTGACCTGCCGGTGAATGACTTGCCTACGGTAATTCCCAAGGCGAATATGCGGCTGCATACCAAGCTAATTATTGAGGAATTACACTTAGAGTTGTTCCCCGCAATGGAGGATGGCGACTTGCCGGCCATCGCGGATGGGATTGTTGACGTGATTTACTTTATGATGGGGATGGCGGCCGAGTATGGCTTGCCGGTGGGCGAGGTCTGGAAGCTGGTCCAGTCTGCCAACATGGCCAAGGTGGACCCAACAACCGGCAAAGTTGTGCGCCGAATTGATGGGAAGATTCTTAAGCCAGAAGGATGGGTCAGTCCCGACGACGCCATTAAAGCGCTAGTATTATCCCGCATGAAAGGGTGATTTCCATGTTTGTATTTGGTAGCGACGGCGCTGATACTCTGGCCGGTAGCCAGGGCTATGACAGGATCATGGCTGGCGGCGGCAATGACTTTATCCGTAGTTACGCACCGGCCGATCCGATGCTTGGCCAGACTGACGCGCGCATGGCTGTGGCCGATGGCGCGGATGCCATCGCTGCCGGATCGGGCAATGACACCATCTATAGCGGCGGCGGCAATGATACGGTTTATGGCGATTACGGCAATGACTACATCAATGCTGGCACCGGCAACGATGTAATTAGCGGCGGGCTTGGCAATGACACGTTTGCCTTTGGCGCGATCATGACTTCGCCCGGCTCGTTTATGTATTCCGGCCTTGATCGCGTTACCGACTTTACGCAGGGCGATGATGTTATTGATTTGCGTGGCTACTCGACAAGCTACTATGGCAATCCTGCGGTTACTTTCATTGGCAACAATGAAGTTATCCATAGCGATCATGCTATGGTTGGCTTCCACTATGACGGCAATAACACAGTTATTGATGTTATGGCGGGTAGCTCATACAACACGTCGCACGAACCGTCAGCACAGATAGTGCTAAATGGCCATATAGATTTGCATGCAACTGACTTCATTTTTGCTTAAGAGAGAAAAGCCCCGCAAGGGGCTTTTTTTTTGCATTTAGGTGTTGACGGCATTCGTGCGGAACGTTATGTTGGTTGCGTTGAGAAGGACGCAGGAAAATGCTCGAAACAATCGTTTGGTTTTGGCTTGAAGATCGCCCTGAATTTAATCGCACAGAGCGTGTCACGGCCAGAAACATGACTGAGCTTTTTGACAAGATTCTGAAGCTTAGGGGCGCAAACCAGCTTTATCGTTTTTATTTTGTGAAAAATGTTGGTTGACAAGTAGCGTTTCGCACGCTATGTTGGTGTCAGAGAGAGCGGCTAACCCGCCTCTCTAGAGAAGGAAAGCAGAGCATGTCCGTTTCCGTCACCGCTTCCGACTTCCGCGCCACTCTCGCCGCCCCGGCGTCCAAGCTGGACACCCTGAAGCGCGGCTACGCCAATGCCCTGGCCGGGCTGGATGACGCTGAGCTTTCTTACCGCGCCGCCTGCCGCATCCTTGGCGACGTGAACCGTGAGGCGCGGCAGGGCGGGTTGTTCGGCAGCGCTAACCGTCCGGCACAGGCTGAGGCTATGCGGATCATCAACCGGGCTCGCAAGGCGCTGCGCCGGGCTGAGCGGGCCTCGCTGCGGGCGCTGGATGCCCTGCGGCTCTGGCCGGGTGCGGCGGATGCGGTGCGGGCCAGCCGGACGCACTAACAATCACCAAGGCGCCCGACATGGGTTGGGCGCCGTTGAGAAGGAAAGCAAAAATGTTTAGTGCAGCAGTTATTAGCGTTGTGTCCGTCTTGTTTGTCATTAACCTTGGCGGTTACTTCGCCGCGATCAAGCTGATTGAGCGCGGCGATACAGATAAGGATTATCGCAAGATTAAGGCGGAATGTTTTGGTAAGGCTTTTCTCTGCCTCGCCATCATCATTGGCGCCTTCATTTACCGTGTGCTGGCGGCGTAAGGAAAACGACAAATGCATTTTTTAACAAACATTACTGGCAATCCTGAGCGTGTCGCTAAACGCATTGCTTGCTACGAAGCTGCGGAGCGCAACACAAATAACGGTGTTATTGTGGGCGATCCACTTGGAACGGAGTTTTGTTCAACCGAACAAATGAAAGCCGCTGGCTATCGCGGACTTTGGATAAAGGAACAAACCAACCTTTTCGCGTATTGGAGGGAAGTTGAACGCATGGGTGGGGGATTTGACTAAAAACAAAAGCGCCGCAAGGCGCTTTTTTCTTGTTGACCTTATGCGTGCGGCACGCTACGTTGGTGTTGTTGAGAAGGAACACTCCAAATGCTTTACTTCCTGTTTGACACCAACGATGGCCGCATGATCCAGGCAACCCCGGAGCTTCCGAAGGCGTACCGCAGCAAGCCGGACGCTTACACCTATCGCGGCGACATTAAGGATTTTGCTGACGCTGAGCGTATTGCGTCGCTCGCCAACATGCTGGCCGATGGCTACACCTATGTTGCCGTTGACGCTGGCCCGCAGGTTTCGCCGCGCTTTGACGTAGTGCGCGGCTTTCAGGTTGGCGATGCGGTCAGCCGCAGCTTTAATGGCGACAGTTATCCGGTGGGCACTGTGACCAAGGTTAGCGGCGCCAATGGCCGCATCGTCACGGTCAGCGACGGGCAGAGCGTCCGGGCATTTTACCGGCGCAAGCTGACCGCCTCTTGGGTGGAGAAGGGTGGCGGGTTTTGCCTTTCGCGCGGCATTCATGAGAAGCGTAACCCGGAGCGCTAAGGCGCTGTCTTTAAAGAAGGAATAAACAAATGTCGGCGCCCTACTGGCACACAAAAGAAAGAATTGAAAACTGCATGATAAATGCACGAAGCTTTAAAGCTTCGGGCGAGCATTCTCACTTTGTTAAAGCTTTTGTTGCGAGCGCAAGAAAGATAAATCGTGAGTTGGTTGCCGGATTGCGAGACGGTAGCATTGTTGTTCCGCCGCCGCCACCGCCACCGATGACAACGCACGAATTAGCGGTAATGCTGTTTAATGGCCCCAATCTGCCGGTGTGTTTGGAAACTGACGCGGGGACATTCCAAATTAACGGCACGGCAAGCACCACGGCAGAAACTGAGTGCGTAAATTGGGCAACTGGCCCTATGATTAAGATTGTTTAGAAGGAACAAGCAAATGGGCTGGATTGTCATAATCCTTGGCGTATTTATTCTTTCTTCCGTTGAGGTCAAAAATGGGCCAAAAAATGCGGGTGAGGCCGCTATTGTTTGTTTTTATCTTGCATGCTCGTTTGGAATTATTATTCTCGGCATCCTGATAACCTGCGGCGTCATAAAGGCGAGCATCTGATATGGAAACCATCTGGATTGAGGTTGTCGGCAACCGACGGATTGTCCGGGCCAACTACGGCAACATGGTCGCCACCTTGGCCGACGTGCGATGGCGCTGGCTGGCTCGCCTGCTGGTCGCCTGCCACCGGGGCAGTCCGCTCCTCTCGCCCGATCCGTGATTGCCTCCCCCGGCCAGACTGCCTAGTTTGGCCGGGGGCGCCGTTTTGGCGCTAAGGGTGAGGCATGTTGCATCGTATTGAAACGTTAATTCAAAAATATTTAAATGCCGAATTTGTTAGTCAAGTTGTAATAATCGGCATACCGGCATGGTTTGCTTTTATTCTGACGTTCAATACGGAAGTGTTTGCCACAAGCCCGGCTTATGACTACATGGAGCGGCTCGGATCGCAGCAGACATGGGCGGCGATAACTACCCTGCTTGTGCTGATTTGCGCGCCAATGGCGGCTAGCAACAAGAAATACCCGCTGATTATTGCCAATCTTGCGTTGTCATTCTGGCATCTTGTTATGGCAAGCTGCATTTTCCTTGGCTCGCCGCAAAGCACCGGCAGCGGCACCTATCTTATCATCGCATGGGCGGCAGGCACGCGCTCCTTTTGGGTGGCGTCAAGGCGCTAGCCATGGCCAAAGCCAAAAAGCCAAAAGCGGAGTCGGGTTGGTGGCTGCCGGTTGGGGAATTTGACCGGCAGCGCCTATTGCCGCTCAAAGGTTCCTGGCAGCTTGTGCGAGACGCTGACGGCGCTCAGCACCGCGCCATGCAGCTTTCAACCCGGCCGGGGTGGGTCAATACTAACTTTGCTAGCGTGCCGAATGTAGTCGAGTGGTTCAAGCCCGCTGATAAATTTAAGAATGAAAATGACATGGTAGGCAAAAAATAGCTGTTGACCATTAGCGTGCGGCCCGCTAAGTTGTCTGTGTTGAGAAGGAAGGAACACAGACAATGCAGACGAACAATGAGCGCGGTTCCATGAATGCCGCCATGGCCAGCGACGGCTATTTCTACAGCAAGCGCGACAAGGTTGAGGCTAACCGCCGCAAGCGCGGCAACAGCAAGAAGAACACCCTGCGCTCGCACCGCATCGGCGGTCGGCGTAAGGTCATTGACGGGTAACAAAGAAAGGTGTGTGACGTGACTTGGACGCATAAGGGGCGGGTTGTCGGCTGCGATAGCCGCACGCCCGCCGGGTACGGGATTTGGGTTGGTTTGCGCGAAACGCAAACCATGTGGATCAGCGAATATAAGCTGCGCTATCGGAAGTCCGATGGCTACCCGGTTGGTGGCGCCAAGTTTCCGCTGTATCGGTTGGATGTGAAGTCTATTGAGGAGGAAAACAGCAAGTGATTATTCCCGGCATGCCGTTGTCGGTCAATATGGAGGAAGTAATTGCTTCCTCTTTCAAGGATTTTCACACCAAGGGGTTTGACTATATCTGCCTCAGCCGGTCAGATGATTTAACCGTCAAGCTTTATTTGATGGATGGCGTTGTCACGCGGGCTAGCGAAGTGGTCAACCCGCATGACCATCGTTATGCGTTTGAGACGTTTTGTTTGTCGGGCAAGGTGACGAATTACGAGTTTGTGCCCGGCCAGCGTGGCAAGCTGTATGAGCGGTTTGACTACCTGACACCGCTTAACGGCGGTGCTGGCTTCAGCCATGCCGGACAGGTGCGGCTAGAGCGCGATGCTGGCACGCCATACCTGCCGGGTGAAAGTTACCGCATGGAGGCGGCGCAACTGCACACTATCCGCGTGCATGGCGGGCAAACGGCGCTGCTGTTGCTGCAACACAGGGATGTTGTGCCGGTCGGCCAGCCGACGCAGACGTTTTGCCTTGACCGCGAGCCGCCAAGCCTCAGCGGGCTATATCAGCGCTTCACGGCTGACGAAGTAATTGACCGGCTGCGGAAGCTGGAAAAAGTGTCGGGCATAAAAATAGCTGTTGACTGATAGTGTGACGCACGGTAAAATGGAGGCAGAGAGAAGGAATAGACACCGATGACCAACGAAATGCGCGACGGTTATAACGCTGGCTACATGGGCGAGGGGCTTTGCAACAACCCTTACAAGGGTGCGGAGTCAAAGGCTTGGGAGAAGGGTTATAAGAAGGCTTGCGCTGAGCGTGGCGTTAAGGCGACTGTTGAGGCGGAATAAATAAAATAAAGTGTTGACGCTGAATGTGCCGCACGGTATATTCAGCGTCAGAAAGAAGGAATAGACACCATGGCCGCTTTCGTCGCCAAAAAGCTTTTTCAGGCTGGCAACACTCCGGTTCCTAATGGCTACGGCCTTTGGCGTGATGGCGAGTTTTTCGCCACCATTCGCCCCGGTGTCTATTTCGACGCGCTTTGCTTCACGGACCTTAACGATGAACAGCGCGGGCGTAAGGTTCGGCGCGTCCTTAAGGCTAAGCTTGGCTTCAATATGAAGATGATGGATATGCTGCCAATCATCCGGCAGGAATACGCTTAAAGCCCCGCAAGGGGCTTTTTCTTTATCTATCCACCTTCATTGTCTGCCGCTGGCGCTGCGTCTCAGCCCGCGCCGCCGCTTCCGGCCAGAGATTGTCGCCGGCTTCTAGCTTGGCTACGCGCTCAACAATCTTGCTGCGCCACTCCGCTGCCCGCTCAGCGCGATTGTCGCGCGTGGCGGCGCCCGGTGCGTATTGCATCTGCTGCTTTTCCACATCAAAGCCAACGGCACGGGTGCGGACTTCCTGACCGACAGCAAAGCGCTCTGCTGCATGCTCTAGCTGAATTTCACCAACATGCACCTTGCGCGCATAAACTCGCAACATGGCTTCGGTTTTGTCAACAGGCACGTCTTGCTGCTGTCTGGGCGCCGCAATGTAATTGGCTGAGCCTTCGGTGTCGCGCCAATTAGCCGAGTTGATGTAACCTTGGGCTGTCACGCGCTGCGCCACACGCTCAGCCGCTTCCTTGCGTTCAAACACCACGTCATGAAACTTGGTGTCTTGTGGATACTGTCCATTAGCGGTCCATGTCACCGCCACCTGATGCACGGTCTTGCCATCGCGCGAGCTACCGACAACGGCAACAATGTCGCGCTGACTTACGCGCCGGACATCGCTGGACTCTGACATTGGCTGCATTCCTTCTTTATTCTGATTAAGCTTTTGGCTCAGCGCCGCCAGCGATTGTGCCATCTTCGGCAGCATAGCCGCTACCTGATTCAGCCTCGCCCGCTGCGTCAGTTTCGCTCCCCGGTCGCGGAGCATCGTGCGACGGCTGGCCAGAGCCTCCATTGTGAGGCGCAGTCGATGCGCCCGCTGGATCAGTGGCCGGGCCAAGGCTGCCGAAAGCGCGGCGCTTCGCTTCAATGATGGTGCGGACTCCTGCCGCAAGGCGGCGCGCTCCATGCTCTGTCGGTGTGCTTGCCATGTCCGCTTTGCTCCATCAGCTAGCCGCCGGGCACGCTCAGCAAGCCCCATAGACGGCGCCTCAGCCTGTCTATCACGCGGGGGCAGCTTCGCCACGTCAAACCGCACCATGCCTGCCTGAGCGAGCTTCTGACGCCAAATAGCGGGGTCTGCCATGCCGTCCTGCTTCGGGCCTTGCATGAGGTTGCGCCCGATCCGCATAAGCTGGTTGCGCTGGCTGTAGGACATTTTATCCCAATCCAACCCCTTGGCTTCGGCATGCTCGCGCGCAAACTGCTCCATTTCATTGCCGCGCCGGGCAAAGTCCATTCGCATTGAATCTGGAATGTCGGTAAAAACTACCGCCTTTGATGGATTAGCTTGGCTGATGTTAATGCCGTATTCCTGGCAGCGCTTGGCAAACGCATCCTGAAAAACGGCGCCAAATCGCTTGACGTGACCATGGCATTGCATGGTAAAGATTGCCCGCACTTTGCCATCCGGCAAAACCACATTGCTTGGCACGACATGGTGAAAATGCAAGTTGGGATAAACTGAGCCATCTTGTGTTGGCCGCGTGGTGTGGTGAGTAAATCTAATCCAGACAATTTCCCCGCGCTCGACACCGCCGCTGCCTCCCGCGCCACGGCGGGTGAATGCCATCTTGTCAGCGAATGCCGCCATGGCGTCATCTGCGGCGCCATGCGCCGCTGTCAAGATCATGGCCCGCCCGGCGGGCGTTTCGGCATTGGCCAGCGCTATTCCAACTGAAGTGTCAGTTGAAAAAGTCACATCCATTATTTCGCGCGTTTTGTATTCCTTACCATCACCGCGCGTGTAATCGTTAAGTAGCCTGCGGCCGGTTGGCTCGCCATCAGCGCATGCGCCCCGGATCAAGTTTAGCACTTGCTGAGCGGTCAACGTGACGTGCGGACTGAAATGCAGGCGGTCAGCAACATGCTCTGGCACGTCGCGGCGCATGACGGGAATAGTACCGCCATGCTCACCGGGGTCTAGCCCGAACGTGTTGCGCATGTCTTCGTCGCGCTGCTGCATGGGCTCAGTCTCGCGCAAATAGTATTGCGCGAGGTCGGGAGCCGAATAAACGTTAACGCATTTGACGTAAGCAACCATTAAGTTGGTAAGCTTTCAATTTCCGCCGCAATCAGCACATCCACCCGGCCAATTAGCTTGTCCTGACCGTCTGCCAGCCGGCGCAGCGCTGCGGCAATGTCGCTGCCACCATCGCCAGAGCAAGCGGCCAGAATATCGTTTAGCGTGCCTTGCTGCGTTTCCAGCGCCTCCATAATCTGATTAAGCGCCCCGCGCTGTTCTAGGTCTGAGCCTTCTAGGGTAGCCATTCGCTTATCTATGCTGGTCAGCTTTTCCAGCATCATGGCTAGCATGCGGTCGGTTGGCGTCATGCTGATTGCCCTTTATTTCGCGCCCTGATTGCGGCAATGTCGGCAATCTTCTTTGTGTCGCCACGCAATTTGGCGACATGCTCAACAGGGCCGTATTTATCAGTCAGCACCGCACCGGCTGTAATGGCCAGCACTTTTTTATTCAGAGCAATATCAAAGTGGACCCATGAGGCTTTAGGCGGCTGTTGCAGCCAACGACGCTGGACGCCTATGCGGTCAGCCATGGCTAGCAATTCGTCTAAACTGTCGGCCCACATATGACACATTATCATGCGTCCAAATGGGTGGCGCACATCGTCAACGTATACGGTCATTTGGATTTTGCCTTAATTGCCTCGGCCCATTGCAGCACGCTTGCGTCAAATACTTTTTCCATGCCAATTTTTGTAATTGGCCAACCCGGTTTATTTTTGCTGGCCGTTTCGGTTAGCCAGCCGACAGCTTCATTTTTGGTCCTTGCATACGTTATGCCAATTTGGTTTTCTGTATAATTCACATTGCCAACATGCATCTGCATGCAGGCATTGCCAACGTAAACGCCTTCTTCGTTTTCCATATTAATTCCCTCAATATTTATTGCGTTCATCCGGCCCGTGATAGCCGGTGCCGCGATCCATACTGTAACTCATGTCACACCGCTTACACGTCACGCTTGACGACATGAGATAACCAACGCTGGCTGGACGCCGCATAAATGCAGCGCGTCGCGTCGGTGTAACAGAAAAAAATGCGGTCGCCTCATTCCCGCCGCAACGCACGCACTCAAAGCGCAATTTGAAATCTGGCGTCTCGTTCACTTTTCCAACTCCTTCAGCGATTCCGTCATCCAATGCCGCAACGCACGCTCAGCCGTTTCCATAGCCTCTTGCTCGGTGCCTTCGCTAACGGGCTGGACGCGGTTGAATAGGTGATAGCGGTAAGCACCGCCCTCGCGGATGACGCTGGCGCAGCAAATGCCGTTAAGAAAACCGCATTTGTAATTGTTCCAGGTTTCCCACCGGAGTTTCATTTTGCGTTCCTTCTGGTAATCTTGCGCGCCTCACGCTGACGCTTTTGCACATCATCCCACGGTTTGTCACGACGAATGCCGGGCGTTCCGGGGCGCTCCCACTTTGGCAAATTTAGCAGTGTGTGGAATGTCTGCGGCTCAGGCTTGTCATATAAAAATGAGCGCGGCATTTGAAAATGCTTATGAATTTGCCACGCAGATTTGCCATTTCTGTAAGCTAAAGGAGTATCAATACTAGTTCCGTCTTTACAGAAAGAGCGAATTACAGCATCGTAATCAATCGAAATGCTGCCAATAACGATAATTTTTTGTCTGTTTTTAACTTCTTCGTTCATTGCTTTGCTCCTTCTGTAGCTCATATTACCGTGCCGCACACTGCAACGCAACACCTAATTTATCGCTGGCTGCGTCGGCTTGTGCGCTCTGCCAGCCGGGCTAGCCTGTCATCAACACTGGCCGGTGTTGGTGCTGGCTGCGGCGCAGGGATAGGGGCGGGCGCCGGGCGAGGCTCAGGGACGTAGGTTGGCGCGGGAAGGGGCATCTTCTGGATGCGCTGTTTTGTTTTTTTTGTTTTCCACCACGTTTGACGAGCAATTTTAGCACTAATATTATTTCCATTAGCGTCAGTAAGTCCCATTTTATTTAACTCAATAGATATTTTGTTCCAATTTGGTTGCTTGATTCCGTAAATTGCTTTAGCAAATTCTTTGTAATTATCAATCATCCACCTATGCAAAGGGGACATTATACCTGAGCCGCCAGAATTTGCAGCATTTTTAAAAACATCAAAATCGAAAGGTTTTTTGTTTAACATTAAATTATTCCTATTTTTAAACATTGTTTGTATACGTCGTTATAAGATGGATTTTTATTGTTTGTATTGTATATTTGATATTTAATAAAATACTCATAAAGTGTTTGACAAAAATCTCCTTTTTCGTCTTTTTTGATTTCTATTAATTCTTCTCTGTGTTCTCTTAAAAAATTAATAAATGGAGAGCTTGATATTTTAAAATATATTTTTTCTGATGTATTTTTATATTGATTAATTAATTTATTTTGACTTTCTAAAAATAAAAATACTTTTTTGCTATACGATACTCTCAGCAAATACAAAATTGGAATAATTGCTTCTTTATCTAAATGATTTCTTTTTATGCAATTAATTTGTCCTGAAGTTGGTACTAAATTAAACACATTGTCTGGACCGTTTTTTGATCTAGGCCAAACGTGATCTAAAATCATATGCTCAAAACTTAATTTTCTTCCGGTCCAAAAATCTACTCCTTTATGGGCAAAATGCATAGCTTTCCGCACAGCATGGCTTTGCATATTTACAATGCCGGCTTCTGGAAACCAAAAATTAAAATCAAATTCCATGCGCTAACTATGCTAAAAGTGTCGCAGGTTGTCGCGTCACATAATCGTGAGTTGTCTCAACCTGTCGCAAGCTGTCATATAGCGCGCCGAGTGAGGGGAAGTAATAGAAGACTTCACTCGTTTTATCTGCTTTGGTTCCAACGCTATAAACCGTTCTGAAAGAAGGAAGTTATGGGCAAACTGACACCCGACAATCCGGCCAACGTCGCTGAGGTTTCGCTAAGCGATGGCGAGCCAGCTAGCGTGCTGATGATCCGCGCCGGGCGCGGCAATAGCGGCGGGACTACCGCGCTGAATGCGACGATTGAGCTAGCCTTGCGCGAGGGGCGTAAGCCCGTGGTGCTGGACGCGGCGCGCAATCCATCGCTGTCCGCGATCTATCCTGACACCGCTTTCCGGCCAGCGTCGCATTCGATTGGCGACGTGAAGGAGGCCATTACCTCTGGCGTGCTGGACGTGATGGTTGAGGAAAGCCGCAGCGGCGTTATTGACCTTGGCGGCGGTCAGGACGACACGCTAGTTGATTATATGCTCGATATTGATTTGGTTAAATTCTGTCAGTCGGTTGGCGTGCGTCCGGTGTTTTTGGTCAGCTTTGGCCCGCAGTTGGATGATTTTGAGCATGCGCTAGAAATTAAGCGTCGTGGCGTATTTAGCGGCGCTGACGTATTACTTGTGCAAAACGAAGGTGTGCTGCGACGCGGCCAAGACCCTGATCGCGTCTTTGGAGAAATTCAGCGTAATTCCGATTTTATCAATTGGGTTACTGTTGACAACGCTTGCCCGCTCTACATGGAAACGCTTGCTTGCCTTGAAGAAGTGCGCAAGCTTGGTCTGAGCCTGTCCGATGCGGCAGCGAACAAACCCGGTCGGGACGGCAAGAAGATTGGCATTACAAAGGCTTGGACCGTCAAGACTTGGCTTAATGATTGGGCGCTCAGCTTCCACGAAAATGAGTGTGATGAGCGAAGGGTTTAATTAAATGCCTTTTGCCGCAACGTTTGATCCAAAAGAATATAAAGATAAAAGATTTGGTACGCTGGTCGGTCAAGGAATAGAAAAAAATATAAATTCTGTTAGGTGTTTTTTATTTAAATGCGACTGCGGCGCAGAATCTTGGCGAGCAACCCATAGATTAAAAGCTATGGGTAAGAATTCTGGATGCGACACATGCAGAAAAAAGTTTGTTAAAGGCTATCAAAGACAAAGAAAAATTTTATCTGAAAGCAAAAATTGGAAAGGCAAAGGAAGTATACCGGGCAGAATGCTTACTTTGCTTATTATAGCTGCAAAAGCCAGAAACATATCAGTAGAAATAAATATCTCAGACTTAGACGAATTATGGACAAAACAAAATGGTAAATGTGCGTTAACAGGAAGAATATTAAATTTAAGTGGAAATCTAAATGGAAAATTAATTGTGGGCACGGCTTCGGTTGACCGAATTGACTCATCTAAGGGATACACAAAAGAAAATATACAATGGGTGCATAAAGATATAAATATGGCAAAAAGAGCTTTAAATAACAAAGAATTTATCTCTTTATGCAAGGAGGTTGCAAATAACAATGAATAAAATTCCATACGTCCACAGCAATTACGAAAGAAAAAAACAAGATGATTATCAAACCATAGATGATCGTTGTATTAAAGCGCTAATTAGCAAATGGGACATTAGGGGCAAAAAGATTGTTGATTGCTGCGCTTCGCATGGCAGCGGCATTGTAGATCATCTTTGCGCCGCTGGTTATGACGCCAGCGGAGCAAAGGATGCTTTTGGCAGTTATATCGCTGAATGGATTGTGACTAATCCGCCATATGAACGAGACTCAGTTGACAGGATTGCCAATGAATGTCTAAGGCGGCTGAAGTCTGGCGAGGTTGATGGCGTCGCTTTCTTAATGCGAGCAAATTGGGACTTGGCTAATAAGCGTGCCAAGCTTTTTGTTTTTCCGTGGTACGCCTGCCAGATTAGAATGCGTTTTCGTCCGTGGTGGAGCGAGGAGCGCAAATCCCAACCAATTCATAATTTTGTTTGGCATATCTGGCAAAGATCAGAATTTGACCCAACCATCAAATACTATCCATGAGGCGGAACAATGGTTGATTTAACCGCTTACATGCCGGTGCCGGGATATAGGCCCAAGCCAAAGGGAGCCAAGCCAATGGCCGCACCTAAATTGGTTTCTAACCAACCATCGTCGGTTGTTCCGCCAAAGAGGCTTGCCATGACTAAAACCGACGATGCAGCGCCAACATTAAAGGCGCAAGTTGAAACGCTGGCCGATAGAGACGGAATGCCAGAGGATGAGCCGCTTAGGCTTATTATAGTTTCAGTCGCAGATAAAATAGACCGGCTAGAAAAACTGCAATCTGATTACGGCTCAGGTACACAGGATAAAGTTGCTGCTGCCGCACATAAAGCGGTGTCCAGTCAGGTTAACGCTATTCGCTGGCGCATCGGGCTATGGCGTTGGGCGCTGATGGGTTGCGCCGCTTCGGTTATTTTATTGCTCGGTTATGAAATTGGCGTGCGATCCAGCGTGCAAACCGAGTTCGGCCCGATGCCCGCACGCCTTACCAAAATCATGCCTATTCAATCATGGGAAGCGCAATTTAACGCCTGTCGCGTGCAACAGCCGGTTGGCGGGGTTGAATGGTGCCTGTTGCCGTTAGTGACAAAATACCCGTCTATTGTGGAATAGCTCACGTTTTTGTTACTGGACGCATAGCGTGCGGCACGATAAGTTAGTGACAGAGAGAAGGAGCAAATTAGATGAATAGAATGGAAAAAGCCGCTTTAAGCCATGCCGCTGAGTGGCTTCGCTATTCGCGTTCACCGCAAGCCAAGCTTGACTTTCAGGTTGACGTTCGGCGCCGCGAAGCGCTGACTCGTAAGCAGGGCCATATTCCGCAATGCGGGATATTGAAGTGCCATCCTGACTGCCCTTCACTCCGCTGCGATTAAGGAAAAATAAAATGACATACGAAGCAGGCAAGACGGAACCGCAACAGCGCCTTGACGGGCGCTGGCTGGCTAAAGTCAGAGGCATTCCGTTAATGCATCATGATTATTCTAACGTAATTTTTCCAACAAAAGACGCCGCTGAAAAAGCGATTAAGAAAGCAACAGAATGAAGAAGCATAAAGGTATTTTTTATTTTGATACCCACAAATTAGCAGAGGATTATGCAATAAAAAACAATAAACCGACAGATAGAATTATATTATACGGGCTTGGATGGGCAATTCAGCTTTACATTTCTGGCCCGTATGTTGGATAAAGATTAGGCCCCTTGCGGGGCCTTTTTTTTTGCACATCAAAATTCACGTTTTTGTCACTAGACGTACAGCGTGCTGCACGCTATGTTGGCGACAGAAAGAAGGAGTTAATCGGGTGGCAAAAAAGAAGGTTAGGTTTGATTCGTGCCGTCAGATGCGGCGCTTTTTTGTAACGCATAGCCTAGTGTCCATGACTACGGGCGAGCGTGAGGAAACAGGAACCGAATGGATTACGGAGCCGTGCGGCGCTCCGCTTTTTAACGACAAGGAAAAGGAAACCGGCCTCTGCCGTAGCTGCGCTGACGGCTGGCGGCATGAGCATAATTACCCGGTTGAGCCGCTACTTTGCGGCGCAGTTTAACAAAAAGGCCCCTTGCGGGGCCTTTTTTACGCCTTGACCTTACCACCCTCAATTAGTCGGCCGGTCCACGCATCGCTAAAATATCGCTGCGCATAATTAAACGACATGCGGAAATTGGGCGTACCGTCATGCGGCGTGGCGCCCCACGAATTCCGGCAGAACAGCTTGCGGGTTGGCTTGTCATAGCCATACGCACACACCGCATGCCCGCCAATCATCATATCTTTGCTCTCATCCGGGTCCGGCGGGTCGGCGGTCAAATACTGCGGACCAAAAAAACTGTTAAACATGACAAAGCCAAACTGCACCGGCCAGCCATCGGCTAGGCACTTTAGAATGTCGGGAAACGTCGCCAGATTAAAGTAATTAATAGCTTGGCGGCGCTCAGCGTCGGCGTAGACCGATTTTGATGGCTCGCGGCGCCAAATAGAGCGCTCAGGAAAAATCCACGTCTTATTGTCGGCAAGGCTGGCCGGATCAAAGCGCGGCTTAAGGTCGGTAATGGATGGGAGGCCAAACTTGTTGGCGCCCTTCCACACGTTGCGGATTTCCGCGCCGCTGTCCTCTTGCACATACCCGCCAAGATCGCGCGCCTGCCGGTAGAGGAACACAGGCGACGGCACGAACGGGCGGGCGTGACCATCCTTCTTCATCACGCCATAGAGCGCCACGGCACCGCTAAAGCCGGTGCATGCGGACGTGCTTTGCTGATCCATCGGCGGCGGCAGCGCCGCGCTCAGGTCTACATGATCGGGCAGAGCATCCACATTGGGCACGCTCTGATACAGCGCGCGGTCGCGCCGGTCGGGCGTGCGGTCGCGGAGTCCTAAGCCGTAATTGTTAAAAATTGGCATAATTTATTCCTTAAACCAGCCGTCTTGGTCGCGGACAAAACAAATATCACCATACCAGCGAATAGCCCGCTCTAGATGATCGCCCGTGGTACGCAGATTAAAACGATTCTTGTCCTGATCCCGTGGCGCGTACAACCCGCCAGCATTGTAAGCGGCTGCGGTCAAGATTGGATCAAACCAAGTCTTATCTTTCTGCGATTTAATATATTTAATACCAGCCTCAATGCTAATTTCCGGCTTAAACAATTCTTCAAGCGTAATGCTGCGGCCCATAACTTGCGTTGCGGTTCCGGTCAGCACTTGCATGACACCGCCGGAAACGCGTCCGTCCTTTTCGTTAAACGCGCCATCAGCGGCCAACTTAGAGCCGGACTCGGTGCATAGCACCATTAGCGCGATTTCCGCCGGAATGCCCTCGCGCGTGGCAATCTGGCGCACAAGATCGCCATACAGCTTCCATGCCCGCCGGACGGTCACTGGCTCGCCAACCGTCCTGGCAATGCCCGCGTCACCCTCAACTTGTACGCCAGCATGGGTCAGGCGCCAGCGGGCGCCACCAAACGGACCCTGCTTCCAATCGCCCGCCACGGGCGCGGGGACGGGTGCCACAGGGCTTGGAACGGGCGACGGCAGCACCACAACCGGGGGCGCGGTTGGCGTCTTGTCGGCGGCTGCCTGCGCAACCTTGGCGGCAGTCTCGGCAGCCTGTCCAAGCTGTTCGCCGGACTGCTGCAAGGCATCCTGAAGCGCGTTGTTTTCGTCGGCCCGGCCCTTGCTGCCACCCCAATAGAAGCCAATAATTTGCGTGGCGTATCCGGCAATATAACCAACAATCGTGCCGATCAAACCGAACACGCCAGCGGCCATGCTGGCAGTCTCGTATGGGATTTTAAATATGCCAGCAATTAACAGAATTGAGCCAGCAATGGCAAAAAACTGCACAAGCATGGACAGCACAACGATGCCCATACCCCACTTGACTAGAGCGTGCGCCGTCCCGGTATCGGCCTGAAATTTGCGAATATTCTCTTTATCTTTGTATTCTAGCTCAGCAAATTTAATCTTTTGATCTTCTTCGTAATTCTGAAGCGCTTTTTCAACTTTCTTTAGGCGCTCCAATAATTCAGGGTCGCCCAAATTGGCCTCAATCGTCGCCATGACGGTTGAGGGATTATTGGGCAATGCTGGCAGCGAGTTTGGCTCATCCGGTTTGGTGACTTGACCTAGCCAGCGGTCCAGCAGCGGCGCGGCAATACTGGCCGCAACACCGCCAAGCGGGCCGAGAAAAGCGCTTAACAGTGTCGGCGCGGCAATCCTTAAAAGATCGGTTACAGACTTCGGGATTTGCATTTTGGTTCCTAATTAACTCGCGGCATAGTTTGATATAGTGCCAGTTAATCCGGGCATTAGCTCAACCTGACTCCAAGGCACGTTAGAGCCGCCAGCCGTTTTAATAACCATGGGAGTTGTTCCGCCGGTTGGCGCGGAGCCATCAACCCAAAGCCGTTCTAGCCTGTTTTGCGCATTTGTATAATTTGAAAATATAGAGTTGAATTTGGAAGATTGATCGGATGCTAAATAAATTGTTCCGCCAGAAAACATGCATCCAGAATTAGGAATAAACTCGACAAATTTAGCCGTTCCAGCCGTTGCGGCTGAGCCGCTGGCGGAAATTACAGCCAAATAAATATCTCTAAATAAAACGTTGCGAGTATCGGCGGAAAAGCTAATCATGCAATCGGAAGCGAAGGTTGATCCACTTTCAATTTTGCATCCGTTAAAACGTATTTGATGCACACCAACGCCCGCCCCGCTCGCGCCTTTGCGCAAAGATAATGCTGGAGCCTTGAAAGTCTCAACTCTTAAATTGTTAAAATTAACATTGTTGCAGCTATCATACGATGATCCAGAGCCGGTAGACGTGATTCCGGCCCAAAGCTGGATAGGTTCGTCACCAATGGTGCTTGCGTTATCGGTTGATTTGGTTCCACCTTGGCCGCACCATTCAGAGAAAACAAAATCGTAATTGCTATCCCAATTCTCGACAAGCTGCATGGCAGGCCCGGTGTTGCCAAAAAACTTGACGTTTCTAAATTCATGCTCACTGGCATAAATACTGCGAAACATCGGGCCGGTTGCGTCGCTGCCTTGGATGGTAAGATTTTCCATACCAAAGGCGAAATGCCGGGTCGGGCTATCCACGCCAACCGCTGCCAGCAATACGCCATTGCTGCCAGGGACGCGCTTGATAATGGAGCCATCACGCGAGACGCCGCGAATGGTGCAGCGCTGCGGCACAGTCAGGGTATTGGCCGCTATTCGTGTCACGCCGTAGGGGAGCCGAATCTCGCCGCCGCCAGCCGAGACAATGGCGGCAAACATCGCGCTCCATGCGGCCGTGTCGTTGGTCGCGTTATCAAACTTAGCGCCGTAGCTTTCCGGCCGGTATGCTGGCCGGATAATGGCGGGCGTCGGGCCGGGGCCAAATAATTCGGTAATGTTAGCAATATGTTTGGTATGCATGACGAATTGGTTGTCATGCCCGGCTTCATTTAATGGCCCAAGGTCATATGAAGTTAACATTTAAATACCTCTTAGTTTTCGGTCTGGCCGGATGGTGGCGCGGGGAAACCGTTGGCAATAATGCTAGCTTCAGGAGTCCAGCGAACCCAATTAACCCGGTAGCTAGTATTGCTGCTGTTATTCAAGAAACCAATGCTATGGTTAGTGCCGCCATGCGCGTAATCCGGCGCCGGATGCGCGGTGTCCACATATTGCAGCGTGTCGTTAATGTAATAGGTGATTTTATCAGTCTGCAAATATGCCTTAACGGTAAACCATTGCGTCGCATCAAATGGCGCTTTAGCCGGATAAGTCGTGGACTGATTAGCGCCGTTGGCATCCTTCCAATGGGTCGCCATGTAATAAATATGGACAGCGGTTCCATTCGGCTGGAATTCGCCTAGATCAATTTCGCTGCCCGGCCACACGTCATCGGCTGGCCAGAGAATCAGCGCCGGGCCGCTGCCATCGCCAATAATCGTGGTGTTAAATTTAACCCGCATTTCAAACAAGCCGTTGCCAAATCCATATTTACCATCGTTGGTTTTGGTTGGTGATACCAGCGTCATCGCGCTAACGTTGCCGACAACATCAACAATGCCGTCAGCCGATGTAGTGAGGCTGTTGCCGGTGCCAGCCGCGATGAAGCGGGTTTGCAGCGCGCCCGTGCCGCGACCGGCCGGGAAGCCCTCAAAGAACGTGACGGTTTGCGGATCGGGTGGCGCCACCGGAGCCGGGGCAACGCCCGTCGCATCAGGCGAAACCGTCAGCTTAATTGCAAGCTGAATAGTGCTGCCATCACTCAAATTCTGAAAAATAGCGGTATTATAATCGGCGTTATCTGACGTGGTAAGAGTTCTGTTGACGGCAAAATTGCCGTTCTGCACGGCAAGGTAATTGCCGGGGTTATTGCCCCAATAGGTATTAGTCACGGTCGCGGTAGCTGGCGCGTTGACGCGCTCAACCTTAAACATTTCCGTAAACGAATACACCGGCAAGATAAAGCGAACGGTCGCGTTAACGCCATCCTGGCTTTCAATGACGCAGGAGCCGTGTAGCGAGGTAATTTTAAAGTTTGGCTTAATAGTGATGGCCGTTGTGTTTTTAACAAGCGTAGTATCGTTGGTTGCAAATACCTTGAGGTATTGTCCGGTTTTGGTAAAATTGGGATAAATAATAATTGAGCCTGTAGTCGTTTTAGCCTCGCCCGGACCAACCCAACTGTTGTCAGAGTTAACCACCACAAAGGTTATGCTTGATACGCCCGTTGTCGTCACGGTTACGGGCACGGTGCCAGCAACGCGCGAACCTAACGTATTAGGGCTGAGCGACAACGAACGGCTTTGCGTTGGCTCGGTAATTGTGACCGCTTGGCTTTTAACAAAAACATTATTACCGTTACCGTTTTCCCAAGCCTGAAAGTATTGGCCGGTCGTGGTAAAGGTGACGTTAATTGCCAACGTCGCATTAGGCATAGACACGGTTGTTGGCGTGCCAACCGTGGTATTGTCGGCATTAAATACGGCATACGACAGGGTAGTAATTGCGCCCGTTTTGGCGACGGTAGTAGACCAAGACACCGATGCGCCAGCCGATGCGCGTACCAGCGTGCCGGGAGCGGACGGGCTGAGCGTCAGCGCCTTTGGCGTAGCAGCCTCAGCAGGCGCCCAAACTTGGATGCGGTCAACCTCAAGATAATTGTCTAATGGCGTCTCGCTGCTTGGCTGCGTATATTGTGCCCAACTAGGATCAGCAATATAGCTAGCCAGCCCTGGCACCATGCGATAGCAGAGATATTTGTTATTGGTCCAATTCGCGTCGCCAAGCAATTCAACCCCATCCAGCCAAATGCGGATGGTAGCCATGGGCACGCCAGCGGAATCATAGCTAATCGTTCGGCGGCAATCCCAAGTGTGGTAAGAGGATAAATCAGCCGTCTTGGTAATATAAGACTGTTGATTATTGCCGCCTAAATTGCCAGCCGTGGCGCTGCGGCTATCCCAATGAATAACAGATAGCGAAGAATTCTTGTTGCGGCCGGGCGTCTCAAAAATATCAATTTCCGAAGACCATACGTTATTGAGGCCGTTAACCGGCCACATAAGCGCGTAGCCGCCAGCGCCCGGCATAAGCAGGCTGGAAAACCGCGCCCGCACGCGCGTATGAAATTCTAAATAGCCGGGATGATAGCCGTATGCGGTCGGGTCAACGTTTTGCGCGCCCTGCTGAAATCCAGCAACGTGCCATTCCGTGCCAACCTTTTTGGCGTGCAGCCGTAGCGTGGTGCCGGTAGATTCCAAGCAGGCGGCATTATCCCACCGCGCCGCGCCGCCGCTGGTCGTGCCGGTGCCATAGCCGGTATGCTTCCAAATGGTTGAGCTAATGGCGCTCTGGCCGGTGGTAGCAGCCTGCGAAAACGGATCATCCAGCATCATCGTCCAAGCGGCTGGCGGGTCGCTTTGAACCGTGCTGGCAGTCCGGCCAGCACCGGGAAATCCCCGGCTAAGAGAAGTAAGCATTACGCCAAATCCCCGGCTAGGCTCCACACGTTAGCCGCAATAACCTCAGCCACCACAACGGCGCCCGGTCCAATTGTGGTAACAAGGTTGCTGACGCTTTCGATAGAAACGCCAGTGTCGGCAACAAAGGTTAAATTGCCCGCGTTTTTACGCACCACAAACTTAACAACCGTGCCAATACCACGCGCCGTCAAAGTGACATTAGCGGCAGTCGTGCCAGTGTATGATTTGGTTTTATTACGGTCGCCCGGATCGGTAGAATTGGCTGGCTGCGCAATAGAATAATTGCCGGAAAATTCCTCAACCTTGGCTAAATTGTTTGGCTGAATGGCCGACAAATATAGCGGGTCTGTGGTCGGCACATATCCGGCCAGAGCGGGAGCCAGCGCCGTGGTATCCAGCTTTGTGGCAAGCCGGGTCTGGACGGATGACTCGCTTGCCTTGGCGTCTAGATCGCTCGCGGAAATGCCCTGCGGCAGATTGGCAGGCGGGACGATGCCGTTGCTGTCCAGCGGCGCATAACCGTTGGGAGCGCCACGACCGCTGGCATTCTGCTTGGCACCTAGCGCCTCGCTCAGTCCGGTAATGGCCGACATGCCGTGAGTATGCGCGACAGGCGCGGCGCCTAGCTGTTCCAGGGTCGGCAGCGGGTGCCTGTGGTCGGCCCTGCTTGCGCCGTCAGCCGTGCCAGGGGCGCCGGGCGTTGCTGGCCCTAGTGGGGTGGCGTCCGACAGCCCAACCCCGCCAGAGCTAGCCGCAGGGAGGTTTATGGCAGGCACCTTGCCATCAGAGCCTAGCGGTGCATAGCCGTTGGCCAAGCCCCTATCCGCCTTCCTCTGCAATCCGGCAACGGCGTCGGCAATGTCCTGCGGCGAGGCGGCGCCAAGCTGGCTGAGCGTTGGAACCAGCAAGGCAGGCGACACGCCAACCAACTCGCCAAGAATGTGCGCTAAAATAGTTACATTATCAAGCGACGCGATTTGGCGTGCCGTATTAATGCGGATTTCTTCTGGCGCCTGCGTACCGGACATAATTTAACCTTTCAATTAATCAGAATGCCCGCCGTCACTTTGCCTGCGGTTAGGATCATCAAACGGAGGAAGCTCTAATGATCCGTACCAAACTGGCATTGTGCCGCCAGAAATACGCGCTGCACTTTCTACAATCTGCCGGGCGTAGGCTGCTTCACTTCGCATATCCCAAGATTTAGAATGCCAGAAGCGAGCCAAATTAGAAAACTTAGTAATCTCTTGGTCTTTGTCCCTCAACCGCTTATCTCTTTCGTCTAACTCGGCCCGGCACGCTATAATATCAGCGTTTTTGTTTTGGATGCTTTGGAAAACCTCTTGAGCAAGCTGCTTGCGTAAATCAATAATTTCTTTTTCGCGGGCTTGGTCAAAGGTTAATTCTTTTTCTTCTTTATTATCTTTCCTCTTTTGAAAATGCTGCACAGCCGCCCAAATGCCACCTATTGACGTTAGAACGGTCGGAATAATGACCGTGGCCAGCAAGGATGTATCCATTACGCATACCGCCTCGCAAGTCTAAACAGAATGAACAAATTAAATAGACCAAAGCAGTAATAGAAAACAAGCGACGGTGCGCCATGGTCATTCAATGTTATTCCAATGCCAAGAAATAACCACCACCATGAGGTTACACCTAGCATGATCTTTCTGTATTTAAGACTGTTTGATAAAACCGAAGCTATTTGAATAGCTCCGCACGTTATCCCCATAATCTCCCAAACAACTGAATAGCGCGCTATTTCTGCAAGCTGCCAATAAGCCTCCCGATCAACCAGCGGTTCGGAAGAAAACATTGATATAACTGACCAGCCAATGCAGCAAATTCCGCTTAAGAAATCCGCCCAAAACGGCTCTCTAACTAGAAGATATTGCATATTCAATGGAAGATTCTTCATGGCTAGAGTCCAGCGGCTAAAACCGCCTGCAAGATGAACCTACAGGCGGTTTCGCTCAAGCCAATATGTCGGTAGCCTTCCGCTACCGTTACGCTGTGGTTAGCCCGGATCGGCTGGCGTAGGGGCGCATAGCTGGCCGGAACGCTTCAATATTAGAGCCATCAATCGTATAAATGCTGGCCATGTCCAAGCTAGTTGTTGGATCGCCGCCAAGCATGCCCCAAAAGAAAGTATATAACCCTTTATTGCTTGCGGAAGTAAGAATGCGACCCATACGGCGTCCGCGCTCCTCTTGCGTTACCGTCTTGGTATAATCATACCACTCTTGCGGATAAGCGCCAACCTCGGTTAAGCCGCCGCCCTTATATCCAAGGTCAGTAATCTTTTGCGCTAAAACTTTGGCATAATAGTCTGTCTGATCTATGTTGCCCCAATTGATTGCTAGATTATTTTGCGCTGGAATATGTGCCTGACCGTCATAATTATGCGTGGCCAAGTGGGCATTTTCGCCGGTCGGACACTTAAAATCAAACTCATCCCGCATGCTATCCAGATTGCCAAAAGAGGTTGCCTTTAAAACAAGCGTGCGCTCTTGGCCCCAAATCTGCCGGGCGGTCGGATAATAAAAGCTTTTAAGCAATGTGCCGTAACCAACGCCAGAGGTAGAGTCTGCCCATTGGCGGGTAGATTCATTTTCTGGAATTTCAACAGCTAAAAGGCGCGGGTCCAACGTTCCTAGCCGGTCGGCTAAGCCTTGCTGTTCCGCCTTATATAATTCCTCAGTTAATGTCGCACCAAAGTTGCGATAATCCTGCGTCCAGTCATACCAAGTTGGCAAATGCTGCAAGCCACCAAGCATGCAGTAACCGCCATTAGGAACAATATTATCAATGGTAATGCCGCAGAACCAGCCAAGTGGATGCCGCATGGCTTTGGTGGATGCATCCTTATAGAAAGACCAATGACGCATACGCATGCGGCGCCAAGTGGTACTGCTTTCAACAAAGGTCGGCACGGTGTAGTCAATCGCCGGTAAATCGGCTGAGGTCTGAATTTCCACAATGCGCCGTCCGGCGGTATCATAAGTCTTACTGCCGGTGCTGGCGGTCACGGTCAGCTTGGACAGTAGCGGCAAATTGTAACCGGACAACGCAAGCGAAGTCTGCGCTTTATCAACACCGCCATTGCTCGGCACATACCAAATAACGATGCTGTCACCAACCGGAATAGCTGCGTCATTTGGTCCGCAAGTAAATACCAGCGTGCGCAAATCAGCGCCGGTCGTGCCTTTGCGGGCAATCTTAAAAATCTCGCCCTCGGCGGGCTGCCAAGAACCTTGGAACCCGTCCGCACGCTTCCAAGTCGGCTGCCACCTGATACCGGCAAAACCTTCGGTCGGATGTTTAAAGTTTTGCGTCCAGTCGCGCGCACGCGTCAGGTTTTCAAATTGGTCGTTTACACCCGGCACACCCGGCCGGGCGGTTGCCATATTAAACGACAGGTCAGCAGGAGGCGTGACAATTGCCGGTGCGGCAATGTTAGCGGGAGACGGGGAATAAATATTCCCCGAATCCGCAAGTGGTCGCCCGTCAATCGTCAAGATAGGCATTATTTATTCCTTAAAAGGTAATACCGGCAACGTCGCGCTGCATCGGGAATTCAAGATTGGCGATGTTGCGAATATTGTCGTACTTTGACGGCCGGATGCTGTGCCAGTTATCGCGTAGAATGTTACGATACCTGAAATAAGGATGGAAACAGTTAAACAGCTTTTCCGTCCCGGTGGATGGAATAGCGGCAGAGAAATCTAGCCGGAATGTGGTCGGGCTGAGGATTGCGCCGCCGGTCGGAAAAACATGCGATCCATTATTACTGGTATAGCTAAACGATCCCCAATTAATCGTTGAGTCGCTAGTGACAAGCGCGGTTCCCTTATCATGCTTAACCGTCACGGTCAGCGACGAAGACGTACCGCGCGAGGCAGACGCCATCTTTGGTCCGTAGGTCGGCAAGTCGGTCAAGTCAACCGTGGTCGGCAGCCAGCCACGAGTCCACGCGTCCTTAGCGGCAACGCAAGCGCAGCGCAGATAAATGCGCGGGCCAGAGAGATTGCCCCAATGGCTGTTATCACCGGCTGCGACATATTGCGTATTCTTTTGTCCATCCATCATGTTGCCAGCGGCCATGATGGTATTGCGCGAAGCATCCGCAGTCATCACCGCCCAAGCGGTATTAATATTGCTTAGGGCATTCCAATTGCCGCCCTCATACGGGCAGTAGGCAATCATTTGGATATACTTGCCGTCATCCTTCGGCTTAGCGGCAAGCAAGCGCTTGGCAACTTCATCCCGGCCCTTGGTATACGCAGCTTTGGAAGCGCTATCTTCCATCGCCAAATCGTATTCCCAATGCAGAATAAGATCATAAAGCGGAATTGCCTTATCGCTGCTGACAAAATTATTCGTCGCGGCAAGCGTCTGCGTTAATGGGCCAGCATTGGTCCAAGTTGAGGAATCGCTGCCGTAACCCGTTGCATCGTTGCTTGGCGGGTTAATCCAGCGTGGATCGCTATTATAGGGGCTTTTCCAATAAGTAAACGTGCCGCTATGAATCGTATTGTCGTTGGTGGTTTGCTCTTTGCGCGAAATCATATCTACCGTTAAGGTAGTCAAATCCGCCATCATTTCTTGCATGCGGGTTGGCGCTGCGTATTGGTCAGCATAATACGCATTGCTCTGGCCGCGATGCCGAACCTGAATCTTTGTCACCAAGCCGGGCGTCGGATTAGTCGGCTGCGTTACGGTATTGCTTTTCCAATAAGCCTGCTTTCTGATGTAGGTATCGCCAGCCACCAATGCTGCCGCTACATCCGTCTTCAGATTCAGCGTACCCGCCGTATTCATTTTCCACCACGTTCCATTCGTGATGGTCCAGATAAGCGGGCGCTGATGCCCGGCATTCTCAGCAATAGCCTTAATGCAGTCGGGAATAAGCGTGGTCTGCACGCCATCGGCCGGGCCGGATGCCGGACCCTTGCCCCACTCGCCGCAGAAAGCAAAAACCTTTTTGCCGTCAGCCCACGTCTTAACCTTGTCGCCCGTCGCCTTGGCTGCGGAAGCCTTTTCCGCGCTCATATTATATTCGTGCCACTGATACGCTACGCGAGCGTCAGTAAAAATCTCAAAAGTACCGTCAACCAACGTGGTTGGGTCATTCCAATTCGCGCCGTTTTCAATCAGCAGATAACCGGGAAGCTCCGCGCGCATTGCGGCGGTAAATGCCTTGCGGGCCACCGAATAAAAGACGTGGGTTTTATACGCCCACTCCTGAGCGGAGCCAAAAGCAATCTTGCGCTTATCAAAGTTATAAGTCGCCGCCAGTTTGGCAAAGCGGGTCATGAACGCCACGGTATCCGGGTGCGGCGTCTTTCCGGTGGAAGTGTCGCTATAAACGTCCGTTGGCTCGCAAACGTCCATCGCATCAATAAAGACTTTGAGTCCAGCCGCGATGGCGTTAACGCAGCTATCAAAATAAGTCTTCAGCGTAGCGTCAGAGGCAAAACCCCAAGACCGCTTAGTTGGCACAAAGAAGCGGACATGCGTTGACGCAGAGTCCGTGACAATCTTTTCAAAATAAGCTTTATTGCGACCGGAACCCGCCTCACGCTCAATATTTGGTCCGTTGGTCAAATCCTGAAAAAAGCTTTGAACGAAGGTATAATCGTCGGTTTCTTCGGTCGGCGGCGGCACAACAACGGTATTAAACGCAACCTGACCGGAAACCGCTTCCTGCGCATAATCCTTGCTTTTAACAACCAACCGATCCCCGGCCTTTTTAAAGGTACAGGTAATGGACGCCTTGCCAGCAACGACGCTGACAGTCTGCCACGTCATATCACTGGCAAAATTGGCGTCAAACACCGCCCAAATAACTTCAGTCAAGCCAGTAACGTTGGCAGTCGTAGTCCAATTGCTCGGCGCGGTGCCTAGATCGCCGGGATTCTGCGGGGACAGCGCAATAGACTTGGCGACGGTAGAGAAAGCAACCGCCTCAGACGTGTCGCTAATAATATCGTCAACGCTTCGCACAACCAGCTTTTGCCCGACAGCGGTAAAGCTTGGGGTAATGCTGACCGTACCATTGGTCAAGTCCAGCACGGTAAAATTGCCAAAGGTGCCGTCAGCGGACAGAATTGCCCACTTAACTTGCGTCATGCCGGTTGCCGTGACCGTAACCGGCCAGGATGCAGGCGCGGTGTTGAGGTCGCCCGGATTATGCGGCGTAATTTCAATCTTGCGCACGGTCACGCCAGAGAAGGCAACCGAAGACGAAGTTGCGGAAATGGATTCGTCAAGATTTTTAATAATTAAGCTATCGCCGGGCCGCTTAAACGTTACCGTCAGATTGGCCACGCCGTTAGTTAAATCTAAAATTTGATACGAAAGCTGGCTAGTGCCGCCAGCGCCATCAACCGTATAGGCAATATTGGTAACGTCAGTCTCATTGGGCACGGTAATGGTATCAAAGCCATTAACGCCCTGAGCGCGAAAAATATTGCCGGTTGTGCCGACACGAACGAAAGAGAAGTTAGCGCCATAGCCAGTAAAATTAATGGTGTCACCCCGATTATATCCGGGCACGCTGGCGCTATTGGCTAACGTGCCGTAGGCAACGTTAATGGATTTTTGGCCGGCAACGCCAATGTAGTATTTAACCTGCGTGCGATTTGGCGCGCTAACCTGCGTGGTCCAGCTTTGCGGCGCAATACCCAAATTGCCGGGCGCCGATGGCGTTAAAACAATAGCGGTTGGGTCAACTGGCGGCACATAAGGAATCGTGCCAAGGCCAGCCATTAAACCTGCACCAAAAAGCATTAGACAATATCCCCGCGCACAATGGCCGTTAGGCCGTTGCCTTCAGGATGAATAATAACGGTAACAAAGCCCTTGGAATCAATCTTGACCGTGCCACCCGTTCCCGTGCCGGCCGGCTTGGCGCTAACGGTAATACCAGCGCCAAAGGTCAGATTGTTAACCGCTGTGTGGCGATTACTAACAGCGAATTCCATTCCCTGATTTGGTGAGATTCCAGCCTCAGATGCGGCCAGAGTCAACGGCGCAACGTTGGTTAGGCAGACAATGCGCCGGTTGTAATCGCTAAAAGACAGCGTGGTTGCGGAATTGCGCTCAACCGTCGCAGTACGGCCGGACGTTATGGGTACGGGAGTTTTCCACTCACCCCGGCCCTTTTCGTTATTCCAAACCGCCACCTGTCCGGTTTGCGTCCCGTTATCAATATTGCTGGCGCCGCCGGTTCCGCCACCCGTGCCGGTTCCGACGGGCAGATAAATGGGGGGAATAAGCGCGTTTTCGTCAAGCGGCGCATAGCCGTTGGGCGAGCCGCGCGCCGATAGGTTTTGCTTGCCGGTCAGTGTGGTTTGCAGGTCGGCAATATCAGAAATGGCGTGCGTGTGCGCCAGCGCCGCCTTGCTATCCAACAGCGTTTGCAGATTGCTAATCTGCGCAACGGTATGGGTGTGGACCAGCGCCGCCTTTGCGTCTAGCAGCGTTTGCAGGTTGGCAATTTCCGATACCGCATGAGTGTGCGAGGTCGGCGCGGCGCCAACCTGCGCAGCGTTCGGGAACGGGTGTCTATGGTCAGCGCGAGACGCCAGCACAGACGTACCGGAAGCGCCGCTAGAGGCGTCGCCAAGCGGCGGGTTGTCGGATAGCGCCGGCCCGCCATCGCCTCCGCTACCGCCTCCCCCGCCGCCTGTGCCGGGGATCGCCATGGGGTCAAGCCCGAACGCTTCGCCCGCATTGCTATAAGCAACAATCGTCAGCCCGGTAATGGACGACGAACGCGGCAAGGATGGCAGGAATAATTCGGTATCGGGGCTAACGGTGCCGGACATTAATTTATCCTTTAATTAAGCGGCCGGGCGCAATGCGGATAAACGCCTGCCCTGATTATCCACAAGCCATTTTCCGCCGGCCGCAGTTAGCGGCAAATAAGTTTTAGTCGTTGGCGGTGTTACGATGATAAAATCAGACAGCAAGCGCCATTCCGGTTCTTGCCGCTCAGCGTTCCAAATTAAAACCTGACCAACGGTATTGCCGCCCGGAGGCGGCACCATGCGAATATCAGTGATCCGCCCATCTGCTTGCGGCGTGCCGACAACAACATATACCGGCATTTAATTATCCCTTATATTATTCAGTCATTGGAGCCAAAATAATATTTGGATCAGAGCCGGATGCCGCAATCAACTGGCGGGCTTGTTCGTCGGCCGGGTCAATGCCGTTTTGGAGAGTCAGTACCTTAACCATAGTCGGCATGTCCGAAGCGAGCAACGTAACCATTCGATCCCAAGTTTGATCGCGCTCCATCCGCTCACGAATCAGATAAACCGGAATATATTGCTTGACCGTTCCGGGCGCGGGCGGCTGCGGTGGCAATGCTTTAAAGAAGCTGTTGCCGTCATAAGAATAACCAACAGCAACCATATTATCCACGTTCTTTGGGATCGGCACTAATTCGTCAAACATTTGTGCCGGGATGCGCTGCTTTAGTGGCGTACCGCCATCTTCATCAACGAAGATTTCCATAACGGTTCCACTATTAACCAATGCATACTTGCGCATTTAAATGTTCCATTCGATGCGAAGCGAGCCGGACCCACCGTCACCGCCTGCGGTGCTGCTCTTGGAGTCCGCTGTCGCCGGCATACCGCCACCCGTGCCACCGCCTCCGGGGAACACGCCAGGGTTGCCGCTGGCGCCAATGGACAAAGGCGACATGCTGGAAACGCCATTACCGGCACCGCCGCCCAAGCCGCCGCCGGTCGTATAGGAGCCGGTAATTCCTAGCTGCTGGTATTGCTGACCTAGCCCGCCACCAACGCCCGGCGCAGCAAATGCGCCGTATCCAATGCCGGCCGATCCTGCCGTTGACGCAAAGCCAAAGCCGGCGGTGCCGCCCCCGCCGCCCGTGGCGCTGAGGAAGTTACCAAAGGATGTAGTTCCGCCGCCAGTCGAGCCAATAGGATTGTTGACGATGGCGCCCAATCCCTTGGCGCCAACCGCGATGGAAATAACCTGCCCCGGTGTGACGCTGCAAATAGCCTCAGCGTAGCCGCCACCGCCACCGCCGGACGCGGCGCCGTTAATGCCGTAAGCGCCGCCACCACCGCCACCACCGCCAACGCAAACTACGCGAACGCTATAAACATTAGCCGGAACAATAAACTTATTGCCGTAAACCGCAAAACCCGCGCTGTCTAAAATAATTAAACCGGGCTTAGCCATGCCGCGCAAAGACTTCAGCAAGCCTTGAACGTCGCTGCTGCTAGGCGTCACGCCAGCCGAAGACATGACTTCCGCTAACTGCGAATACAGCCAGTTATCTTTTTCATCTAAAAGCTGATGGATGGCGTTAAACAATTCCAGGCTTGGTGGATTATTGCCAAGAAAGTTAAAGCCGTTATCCATCTGAATATCGGTAGGCTCAGCAATAACGCCGCTATTTGCCCAACGCTTTTTAAAACGAGAAAAAAAGTTAGCCATTTCTGCGTCCTTTTAGGAAAGCGGCGAGCGAGCTAAAACGCCAACACCGAAGCCAAAATGTTTATTGTTGGAAAACCCAAAGGGAAGACTAGGCTCCCAAAAAATAATATTGACGGAAACGCCAGCGGCGCGCGGCAGATAATCAGGCAGCACCCGGCCCAAGCCTTCATCTACGCTAGGAATCCGGCCAACCCATAGATCAATGCTGGCGTCTCCCGCGTCTCTAGCCGAAACCACCGGAGCATTAAAGGCTAGTTTTGCCGCCGCTTCAATCTCTGGCGCCGTGCCGTGTCCGTTATTCAGAGCAATTTTTGTGCGTATCAGGGTTTTAAATTCGGCATCGGCTGCGGTGTAGGATTCCGTTGTGCCTTCATTTTGCGAGCGCATGCGCGCTTTGCCAAATCCCCGGCCGGATGGCTGGCTGATAAAACCAAAAAATGCCAGGGTAATGCCTTGAGGCAAATACCTGTCAGCGCCAACAATGGAGCCAATCAAATCAAGCCGTTGGCCACTGGCTTGGTTAATATCCGTAAGCGATTTCATCGCCTCTAACGCTTGGCCCAAAGAGTCAAGCGGCGCATAAAGGCTTTTAACAAAAGCCTCCATGTTAATATCTTCGGAATGCTGGCGCTTGAAATTGCCCCAAGCAATTTCGCTGTCTAATGGCCTCGCCATTAAATCACGCTAACCCGGCTAACATCAAACTTAGCCTTCTGGCGAGCGCCAATAACAATATCATCCTCTTTAAATGAAGTGGTCGCCGGGACGGGAGCAAACGGCGCGCTAATTGCTGCGGTAAGCTTGACGCGAGACAGTCCAGTTGTTGCACCAAATGCCGCTGAGGCAACGCGCTGCAACAAAACGTCTTGGCCAAACTCCAATGCATTGCCAGCCGCGACGATGGCCGCAGTCGCCCGGCCGGACAGGTCGCCCGGTATGATTTCTTCGTTGGTCGTGGTTAATTGCAGGCGCAACCAAACCCAACGTTCTTCCGGCCGGCTGATGAATAGCGGATGCTTGTAACCATCATCGCCAACAACAAAGCCGCTGGTATTACCAAAAGCGGTAATTCCGCTTGGCTTCAATTGGTGCAGCCGGTCAAAGATTAATTGCGTATCGCCGCCCTCAACCACGGCTTCAACTGTATGCGGCGGGCGCCCTTCGGCGTCGGTTGTAGCGGTGTTATTCTCAAACACCTTGGCGTTGGTAATGCCGGGAATATCTTGCGTTAAGTTGGCATAAATAGAAGGCAGCGTACCGGCACCAAGCCGGTAAACCCCGCGCTTATAACGCGTGCGCAAGTCTTCGCTGTCTTCCAAAAACTTGCCGGGCACAGCATCAAACGGGTTATAAACGCTTTTCCAGCCGGTTACGGGCGTCTGAATTTGCGTCAGCGTATTACCCACAGCGACAACCGGGCCGGCGGCATCCGCAATCAAATAACCGGGCGTGGTAATGCTGTTAGCCTTAATGTTGCTAGACCAATCAATAGAAAACGGATTGGAGCTAGAAATATTAATGACGTTATCGGTAGTAACCGCCGCCGATCCAATTAGCTGCTTAATGGTCTGCGCAATCTGGCCGGAAGTCTGGCCGGTGGCCGCAACGGTAGAATAAGACTGGCTATTAATAGAAACGGAATATGTGTCACCGGCCAAAATGGTTTGCGGAAACACTAGCTCAGCGGAAACAACCGAAGCCTTGGAAATGTCAACTTGGTTTTCCGTGCGGAAAATCGGCGCAACGTTTTCGTTTTCCGCAATCAACGTGCCGCGCACCGCCGTACCGGCCAGGATGCTTGTGCCGGGGTCGCCTACGAAATACGCCACGGCGCGCGAGCGCGTTGGCTGAAGCTGCAACACACCAGAGTAAGACACCGCCTGCTGCAATGGTACGCCACCCGGCGCCGTTGCCGGAAACGCGCCTAGATAAACTTGCTCGGCCAATTCCCAAAGCTCTGCCGCACGCTCAGCAAAGATTGCGACATTTTGGCCGGTAAAGCTGTTAGGGCTTTCGTCCATGGCTTCGCCGGTACGCTGAAAATAAGCATCAAAAATCATTCGCTTAATCTCAGGCAGGCGCATCCGCACAAATCCGCCGGAATTTAGCCCATATCGCAGCGTGCTTTCCGACATTTTAGCCCCTAATGGTTACAGCGTCTTCAACCAATCCTTCGGCAGAATTGGCGACAAATTTAATCGTGCAAACTCTTGTTCTGTTATTTATGTCCATCGTAAAACTCTGAATGGACAACACGCCATTAACCAATAAAATCTGCCCGCGCAAAATGGCCTCAATGGTTTCCGGCTTGGCTTTACGGGCTAATATTTGCTCAAGGAATGGAACGCCTTGGGTTGTATCAAGGAACCAATCAGCAAGCCAAGTGCGCAGGGCAATGCGGATGGACTGAGCAATGCGCGCGGCGCCCCGGATCGGACGCGGCGGCAGGATCATCCGGCCGGTGTCAACGTCTAGGGCAAAATCCATCACGGCTTAGGCGCTCCGCTTTGGCCCTGGCCGGGCTGCACAAGGGTATGGACGTGATTCTTGAGGCTGACCGTACCAGCTATCACGTCACCTTTCACCTTGGCGTCGCCATCAACATAAATCGTTCCGGTATAATATACGTCGCCCTCTGGCGTGATGCGCCAATGCCCGCCTGCGGTCTGCATCCGCCCCTCGCCACTAGGCTTCAGGATCAGCCGCACCGGCCCGAAGAAGAATTCGGCGTTGTCGGGATCGGCGGATATGCCGGTTGCTTGCAGTCCGGGCGTCGCCACGGCATCCGATAGGTCATGCTGGCGCCCATCATCGGGGGCGTCATTCGAGCCCTCTAGCCAGCCTTCTAGGCTGCGCTGTGCGAAGTCCAGTTTGACGCCATCGCCCGCCTGCATCGGCAGGGTAAACCCGCACCTCCCACCCATCGTCAGCGGCCAGACAATCGGCACTTTGTAGAGGTCGGGCGCGGGCAGCGGATCGCCACTGGCCAGCCGCTTTGGCAGGCTCGGCGTCACCGTCGCCCGGTTTTCCTTGGCATCATAGGACTTCAGAACGCCCGGAGCGCTGGTATTGATTTCTGCGGTGTGCGTCTCCATCGCATTTTGCAACGCTTTAATTAAATCGCTTTCTTCCGACATTTATTTATCCTACGGCAATGGTGGCGCTGCTGGCGGCAGCGGTAAATTAGGCTCAGCCGGAACCGGGCCGGGATCGCGCGGCGGCAACGGTATTCTGCCACCGACATTGCTTTGCCGCACCACGGTACGTGGCTGCGGAGATTGCGCGCGGGTGTCGGTTGCGGCAGCTTTAGGCTCAACCAACTTTAATTCCGAAATCCAATCGCTGCCGTAGGTATCACCAATTAAGCGATGCTCACGAATGGTATAAACGCCGTTGACAGAAATAGACGACACCTTAACCCGGTCGCCCGGCACAAGCGTTGGCAAAAGCAGCGAGCGGACGCGCCAACCGTCTTCCTCTTGTTCGGCTGTGACAAACTGGCGAGATTTTCTCTTGTCTTCCTCGGCCTTTTTCTTTGGGTCGTCATTGTCGGTAATGACTTCCTGACTACCTTTGCGCAACCGCTCAGGCGAGCCGACTAATCCGCTATCAACGGCAATATCGTACACCGTCCGGTTGGTTGTCCCGCCAGAGCGGATAACCTGCAACGCTCCGCGCTGGAATGACCATGACAAGCCAGTTGCAGCGCAAACCTTGTCAAGCGCCACCCGGCCGGCGCCGTGATAGGCCAAGCCGTTTTTCCAGCTACGCACCGGCACGTCATCCGGCATATTAAGCGAGACTTTAAACTTGGCAGCCAAGTCTTTTAAAATCTTTTTGGAATCAACTTGCGCCGCATAGCTCAGCGTTACCATAACATCGCGGATTTCTTGCGCGCCCTCGCCAAGCTGAATTTCGGTAATTACGTTGGGGCCTTCCTTACGGTCAAAAACGTAAGTCGTGTTGCCCTGATAAACTTCCTTCGGCCCATCTTCCTCGCCGTAGCCGGCTTTAAAAATACAACGCACATCAGGCTTGCGCAGCTTTTCGCGCGTATCGGCGGACAAATTAAACACCCTGATACGCGAACGGTTAGGGTTTTTGCTGTCATCCTTATTAATGTCAAAAGTGACACGCATTGGCGCGGTTATTTCAACGCCAGTCTGCCCACCCTGTCCAATAATAAGGGACCATACCCGATCAAACCTAGCCATATAAATCAGCTTCCGAAAGATACAGTATGGCCGCGCTACCGTTAACAAAGGAATAGCGATCCAGCACTACGCCCTTGTTGCAATCAACATAAATTTCGCCCGGCGGAAACTCTGGCTGCCTTGTCTGAAACAGCAGCGGCCAGCGTGGAATAACCATCATGCCAGAGCAAAGCACGGAGAAATTAAGATCGCGCAAACTCATAGTCCAGAATTGCGCAAGTTGATTCCATGACAAGCCGATGATGTATTGTCCATCGTCAAGCGTTGCTTCAATAATCATATCGTTAGCATCAATGGGAAAAATCTGCTGCGCCATGATTACGGTCCAAGCCCGAAGAAGCTTCTGGTCGCGGTTCTGGCCGCTTGTATTCTTTCGTCACCAACGGCCCTTTGCCCGCTTTTTATGATTGATCGGCCATTAGGATTTTCCGGCTGCGTCGGCTGAGTATTGGCATTGTTATTGCCGGATGGCGTGGTTTTGCCGGCCGGCTTGTTCGTCTCGCCCGCACGCCCGGAGGCGTCGCCCGACACGTTTTCCGGCGGCGGCACGTCAGCGCTTTTTAGCTTGACTTTGGTAATCTTGGTTAATTCAACGGTTAACTGCAACCAATTACCGCCATCACCATCCGACGAACGAACGGCATTCATTCCAGAAAATGCAAAATCTTTATACAGAATTTGTCCGGTATTAATCTCAACTAACGCTCGCTCTTTGTGCATCGTGCGCAGCGCTTCCACCACATCAATAAACTTCATTTCGTTTTGCTGGACTTCAACAAAACCAAATGTAGCTAGATTGGAAAAGCCGCCGGTTACGTCTTGCAAAGCAATTAGTCCGGTAACGCGTAGCGTTTCCGGCTTCAGATAAATATGATCGCTAGCTGTGGTGCCATCCTCCACCGGATATTGCGTAACCTCTGACGGCAAATCAATTTCCTCGCGCGTCAGCACGTCAAGCAACAACGCACCAATCTTGGTGCGGCGGTCAATGGTGGAAATAATCGCGCTCATTGCGTCGCAGCCTCAACACGCGGCATGGATACGCCTAGACCGCTGGCAAAGCTACCGCCGAGCCGGACGGCGTTCGCTTCATTGGCTCGATTAACCCCGCTCTGTGTAGCAGAAGCGACGGAAGCCGGATCAGAGCCGGGCGCATTAACCGTAATATCATTCTGATTGGTAATGGTCTGCGACACGCCGGCGCCGTTGCGACCAATGGAGCCGGACATATCAGGAATGCGCGTATTAAATGCGCCATAATCAAAATCGCTACGGTATCCGTCAATGGCAAGTCCGCTACGCAAGCCGCCGCGACGTGGGCCAGCCGCCGCGCCCTCAGCGGTGCTAGTATCGCCACCGCCGCCCATGCCGATCTTGTCCATAAGCCAACCGACGCCAGAGCGCACGCCGTTAAAGACAAACATCGCTTTTTCATAAAACTGCGTGATCTTTGCAATAATATTGTCAAATACGCCGGCAAAGAAATCAGCTAGCGGCGCAAACGCTACCTTCAATTGCTCAACAACGCCCGCTAACCATTCAAACTGCGGACGCATCCGCTCCATTTGTTCATTCCATGTATCCGCAATTAGCTGCGGAATGGCCATGAACCAAGCTTTAAATTCTTCAAACTTAACTTTTAAGCCGTCAAGAATTTTGGAAAATTCGCCAAAGCGATCCCCGAACAAGGAATCGCCACCACGAAGCCAAGTAATAAAATCCTCAACAATTAAAATCCATGCCAACGCCCCCACAATCGGCAGGAAGGCAACCAGCACGGCGCGACCAAACGCCATGGCGCCAGCCGCCAGCGCGCTAAACAGCGCCGGCACCGACGCCAACAGTGACGGGCCAAACAGCACGATTGCGGCGGCAGCGACAATGCGCAACACCGCTTCCAGCCCGCCAAGGCTCTGGACAAAATCACCAACAACGCGGATGCCGCTACGCCAGGAATCTAGCGTATGCGAAATATACAAAAAGATACGGGCAACTTTATCGCTTAGCCCAAGCGTGCGATCAATCTCAGCCAAAAAGCGTTTAGCAGAATTGGTCAGAATTTGATATGCACGGCTCATGCCAATAGGAAAGTTGGCAAGCTCTTTTCGTGCTGCCGCGCTTGCCTGCATCATGGCCGGCACAAACAAGTCAACCGTCATCTTTCCTTTGGTGACGGCCTCGTTGAATTCCTTGCGCGTCATGCCCAAGGCTTTAGTAATGTCATTCAGGAAGCGCGGCATATTATCGCGCAACGTATTTAATTCTTCCGCCTGAAACTGGCCAGAGCCTAGCGTCTGGCCAAGCTGGACCATGCTCTCTTTTAGATTTTCCGCGCTAACTCCTGCAACAATACCGGCAGCCTGTAAGCCTTCAATCAGGTCAACCGTATCGGTCGCCGGGCGCTTAAGCTCCTGCATCGCCATGTTAAAGCGGGTAAATGCTTGCGCGCTCTCATCCGCGCTAACGCCCGTACGCGTGCCAATCTGATAAAGTTTATCATAAATATCCGCTGCTTCCGTGGCGGATGTGGCGCTGCGCCCAATGCTGCTTTCAATCTGTTGCAGCGAACCGTTCATTTTGTCGCCAGCTTGAGCGATGGCGACGGGAATTCCGGCAACAGCTTGGCCAATTCCGGTGGCAATGTTGGCCATCATATTGCCAACAGCGGTGCCAACGGCTGTGCCAATAGCTACAGAGGCGGCAACCGCGCGTCCCTGTAGCTGATTAAGCGTATTGTTAAATTGAGTGGCGCCAGCCTGATTGACTTGGAAGCCTAAGAGGGCCACTAACTCCGAGACGATAATGGCGGCGCACTCCTATTAGGTTTTATTCATTGCCGCATTCTGCAATGCAATTTCATGGTCAAGCAGGCTGTTGATTTTAATAATATCTAATAGATCACAAACGCCCGTTTTAACCTCAGTCAACGTCACCTTGCCTGCGGTAATCGGGCGCCAAACCATTAATTCGGGGATAAACTCTGGCCGGAATTGCCCGACAGGTTTGCTTTCCGAAGAAGCGCCCCCGCCGGTCCAGTAGGGGACGCCAGCCGGGCTAGAACCTCCGCGAAGTTGTAAGAGACAACCGCCCAACACAACATGAGCAAATCACCGGGCGTCAGCCCGCGCCGCAACGCCTCATTGGCATCCAACTTGGATGGCTGTTCACCCGGCCCGGCAATAGAAATGCAGTTCGGATCAATCAGCACGGTCGCCAAACGCCGAAGCTCTTTGCCGTCAACCTCACCGGCTAGGTTGCTCAGCGCGGCCATAAGCTTGGCGCGGTTTTCTTCCTCGCTGCCGCCTTCCTTACCGTCAACCACGGAAAGAAATGGACGGACAAAGCGCTTTTGCAGATCACCTAAAACTTCCAGCGCATAAAACGGATCAAAGCGGCGAATATAACAAGTATATTCGCCAATCTGATGCTCATACCGCGACAAATCAGCCATTAAAGATTACCACCCACGATAAAGATAGATGGCTGCGCCGTGACAAACTGCCAAGTCCGGTTGCCGATTCCGCTGCCGAAACCGATGGCCGGACGCTTGGCGATCCAAGCTTGCGCCGCCATGAACATGGTTCTACCGCGCAAATCCTGCACCATAAAGGGGAAAATCAGCCCGCCGTTGACACCATCCGCCTCTAGCAGCCCGCTTAGGTAGTCGTTAAAAGCGGAGGTCTGCAATAGCGCCATATCAACGGTAAAACATTTGTTGGTATTCAGCGCGCGGGCAATCTCGCCATTAGCGCCAACCTTAAACGAAGAAATATCAGCGACGGGCGCAATGTTAATAAAGTTGTCTTCGTCAAGCCCGGTCGCGGGAACGCCCATAACCAAGGCTAAAACCTTGGATGGGTCGTAAGTCGTTACAACGCTGCCGCTCATTGGTATAATTCCTTAATTCTATTGGCTAGAAAATAATTCATTAACCAATGTTATCGTAGGTCAGGACTCCGTCAATTACGGTTGAATGAATCGAACCGGCAAGACGGGCGCTAAACTTAACATCACGCAAAATGCGCGCCTGCTTATCTTCCTTGGACACCGAAGATGCCAGCGGCACGGAAATGGTAAAGCTAGGAATAATAACGTTGGGGTCGTCAGCGTCGCGCTCTGGCGGGGCAATGCCTCCGCGCCGCACACCAAGGTCAAGCGCTTGGTGAATCGCCTGCCGGATCATAGCAATTCCGTCATCGGTATACGGAATACGCCGATTGACCTTCAGGTTAAACACACGGACGCGAATTTCTTCGCAGAGCCAATTATAAAACCGGATAACGTCAATCCACTCGCCGCTAGGCGTAACGCCATTCTGCGTAATAGCGAGATTGCGGAACGTCTCGTAAGTGTTGCCGTTTTTATTCGTGATGTTGATATAAGCGCCCTCAACCATCGGCGGCGCAGTCACGCCAACAAGAGTCTGATCCGCCCAATCCTCACCGCCGGGAAGCGTTTGAAACAGCTTCGCCATAATGGCCACTTCGGGGAATTCATCGGAATTGGCGTTGTAGAACCAAAACCCCTGATCCCAAGCACTCGCCATCAGCGCGGTCGCTGGCTCATCGCCAGTCGTGGAAGTCACATCAACATCGTCAATGACGGCGCCGAAAAGCTTTTGGTTAGCCTGCGACCACGCGAAAGCGCCGGGAAGATCGGCCGGGGCGTGCGATACTTCGCAAAAGCCGTACCACTCGTTATTGACCGCAGAGCAAGCCGCCAGCATGGCGGTAACGCTTTCCGCATTGTCGCGCCGCAGCAAATAAACCTTAGCCGGGCGCGGCTTCTGCGAAAAAGCAACCTGAAGCGCCTTATACATATCGGACGTGGTTGCGAGGCTATATGGCGCAATCAGCACGTCATCCGCATCCGTCACCACGCTAACGCGGTCTGGATGGGTAAACACACCGGCAAGCGCCATTTCGCTAAACGAATAGCCCTCAACGCCACGGGACTGAAGCGTAATATTAACGCGGACAATGCGATCAATTTTTGCCACGGCAAATGCTCCCTTTAGCTCTCAGGGTCCACGTTAGAAGGCGTGACCACAAAAAAAGATTTACCAGCTACGGGAGTTGGAGTTTGACACTCAAACCGCATTTCCCATCGCCCGACTGAATCCGGTAAAAAATCCATGGAAAACTTACCGGCTTCCATAATTAAATTAAATTCTGTTCTTTCGTCGTCTGGACTTTTTAAAATAAGTTTGGCGTCGGCAGAGTTAATTGGCAACCCGTTGTCATCCGATAGCGAACCATAAAGCTTTACTAAATTGCCAATTAAAACATAATCCGGTCTTACATTCATGGCGTAACTCCGGGGATACAGGCATCAACCCGGTTGGTTTTTGCCTCAACGCCAAGGGCAACCGACATTTTAGTTTGCATACCCATCGCAACCAAGCCTTTAGGCGTTACGCAAAGCGAAAGAGTGATACCGGGCGCCGTGCCGGTTGTGGATACTCGCCCGCCGATGAATGCGCCCGGCTTCAACCAGCTAGCGCCGTCCAGCAACGTGGAACGCTCAGTTACGAAGGTAGCAGCGTCAAACATTAGCGGCGCGACAAAAGCGGCGCCTTCATGATTGACATAAAGCCAAAGGCTAAACTCGCCGCCTTCAAAAGTCGGGCTTTCCAGATATTCAGCGCCGGGCAAAATAGCCTGCTGCTGCACAAGCGCCGGGCCGGACGCAAAGGCAGCGTCAGACTCCAGCGCAAACCCGCCAGGGATCGCCACACGCTGGCCGGTAGCCGCGCCGGGCGCCCATGTGGGGCTGAAGGTCCAAGAGGTCCCTGACAGCGGCGCACGGCGCACGGCAGAGGCATTGCCGGCCTGCCAGGACAGCGGGGCGCTAAGTTGCGCATTGCCACCCAAGCCGTTGCGGGTCGCCTGCGTCCCGCCGAAGCTGGCCGACATGGGAGCCGTGAGACTAAATCCCGGCTGGATCGCAGCCAGCCCAATCAAAGCAGCGCCGCCCTGCCAGGATGGTGCGGAGGTCCAGTTTCCGGCGGCTAGGGAGGCTTGTCGCTGTGCTACGGTAGTGCCAACCGTCCAAACCGGCTGAGCCTCTAGGAACGCGCCTCCGGGCGCCGCTTGCCGGATCGCGGACACCGCCCCTGCCGCTAATGTGGGGAGTGAGGTCAGGGTGAAGCCGTCACCGCTGTAAAGCTGATTGACGACGAACGCGCCCGGCACCCAAGTTGGCGCCGCGCCGGTCAGCGTGTAGCCACTGGCCGTGATGCGTTGCGCCGCATTCACCGTGCCGGGCGCGAAGTTCTGCCCGCTGGTCAGCGCGTATCCGGGCTGCGAAGCGAATTGGAATGCCTGAGCCGCACCGGGCGCGAAACTTTGCGCGCTGGTTAGGGAATAGCCATAGGCATTAACAGCGGCCACGGAACCAACCGCGCCGGGCGTAAAGCTCATATTCGCGGTCAGCGAATAGCCATTGACGCTGGCAATCTGATAAGCCAAAGCGGCGCCGGGCGCCCAAGTCTGATTGCTGGTCAACGCAAATCCGCTGATAGCGGCCATGCGAAATGCATTTACTGCGCCGGGCATCAAGGTCTGCGACGAAGTTAGCGCATAGCCGGTAATGCTGACGATTTGCGCACTCGACGTAGAGCCGGGCGCAAAGCTTGGGCTGCTAGTCAGCGCGTAGCCGGATTGCGTGACAAGCCGCGTAGCCAGCGCGGCGCCGCCTGCAAAGGTCTGCGTTCCGGTCAGCGAATAGCCGGATGCTGTGACAATGCGTTGCGTGGTGACGACGCCGGGCGCCCAAGTCTGTGAGGCGGTTAGCGCATAGCCGGAAGGAATAGCAATTTGCCACGCCGTCACGGCGCCGCCAACAAAGGTTGGGGCGGGCGTGCCGGTTACGGAATTTGCCGGAAGCGAGGAATTGGCAGGATCGCTAGAATTTGCGCCGCCGTATCCAGTAAAGGCGACAGGTAAAGAAAATCCAGCTAAATTAACGTTTACAGCATTGCTTTTTACCCACAACGCACGCCTGCGCCGTGGCTGCATAATGGACCAACGATCCAAACGCCACTCGTCAAGCTCAGCATCAGCAAGCGAGCGATTCCAATACCACGCCTCTAAAATATTGGCGTTGGCATAAGAATCTTGGAAGCCGGCATAAGAGCGGCTTCCCAACCCTTCGTTTTGAAGCGGGAAATTTCCTAGTGCGCTTTGCGTCGTGGTCGCTGTGGTAACGGAACCAACGACAAATCGCCCGGTGTCCGGCTCCCAAAAATTAATTCGGCCCGTTGTCGGGCTATCCATTGTCGCAGTAATAAATACCATTTTACCGGCGGTTAACCCTTCCGCCGTGCTGACAACAAGCACGGTTGAGCTATTATCGCCGGTTAAAAAATAACGAACACGATCAACGTTGGCGTCAATATGGAAGCGAGCATTATTGCTGCTGTTATTATTAAAATTATAATAAATTTGATATTGCCCGGTAGCTGCGACCACGTTTGGTCGCACAACCACAGCAAATGATCCGACAGGATTAATGTCAGGACGAAATACACTAGATGGATTTTTTAAGCCAAAATTGCTGCTACCGTTAAAATTAGCGCCAACGCCAAAATCAGTCGGCGTTAGTGTTGGGGTCGCGCCAGCACTGGAAAACGTCATGTCGCCCGGCACGGATTCGGGCGCAATATTAACAATACCGTTGCCGGCCATAGCCAGCGACGGCACCCATAAAGAAGTCAATCCTAAAGCAAGCGGGCTATCTTGGTCAATTACGCCCAATTCGGATGGGGTAATTAGTCCGCTTGGCCTTCTGATGAATGCCACGGATTAACCCGCAATGCTCTCAGTGGACAGACGATACTTAACTAGATTGCCGCTGGCGGCGAGCGCCACGCCAGAGCGGTTAATCACTGCCAGCTTATACTTGCGCGCCTGAATTGGCACCAAAGAGCTAAGCTGTGTCTGTGCGTTAGATGCTTTGGTATTCAGAGCAATGGCAGCGTAGGGACCGTTTTGCCAACGGGCTTGGTTGCCTGCGGTCGCGCCATCATCGCCGGTCGCATAAGTGCCAGCGGTGGAAGTCTCTGGAATAAGAAAAACAATAATATTAGCGCCGTTGGTCGGGCTAAGAGCGGCTAGCGATACTTCAAATTCAGCATACAGCCACGCGCCGGCAGAGTTATCAATCTGCGGCGCGGTCAGCGTTGACGTGAATTGCGAGCCGTTGGCTAGTGAGTTTAAATCGGACGTGCCGACAGCGGCAGTCCAAGCGCCTTGGACAACTTGGCTTACAGCACCCATAATTATTGCGCCTTAATTAATTTGGATCATCCAACGCAACTACCATGGCAAAATCGGTCCAATTGCGCAGCCAAGCCGCGCCAATATCAACCGACTCCATAGCTCCCGCCGGATTAGATTCGTCACTAACCACAGCGAAAGCAATGTCTGGCGCCTGCAACAGCGCCAACGCCAAGCGCCGCCGATTGATCTTCTGCTGTAACACCTTCAGCGCCAAATTCATTCGGGCGGTAATCTGCCCGGTGTCAAGCGCTGGCTCAGTTGGCTCGCCCGGCAGCAGGTTCCCACCGGATTGCAGAATGCCCATGGCAATCCGCATGCCGGCCATTTCTGCCACATCCTGCACCGCCTCAGAACGCGACGCGGCGGCAAGCTTCAGATAGGGCGGCTGGCCGGGTACGGGCGCCGCAACGGCCAACGCTTCGGTTTCGGACATAATTGCGTCCTTTTACGGAATTGGAATCGTCAGCGTGCTAGCCGCGACCGAGAATGTGCCGCCATTGCTGGCAATTTGGTCGGTCGTGAAATCCACATAACCAACGGCAAAATCGTTAGCGGCAGTGCCGGTGCTGACATAATAGACCAGCCCGCGTGCGGTCAAAGTCTGGCCGGCGGCAGTCGTCCATTGCACCGCGCCAAGCTGAAACGTCAGCCGATCATTAGCATTATCCAGAGTGACAGTAACGGTTGCCGCAACGCCGCCAGTGGCGTAGCCGTTGCCCGCCGCAACCTCGTTCGTCACGTCAGCGCGGTCCTCATGCACGCGCTTTAGCGGCGCATAAGTGGACGTAACCAGCATTGCCTTATAGCTGGCGCTATCCGGGTCAACTAGGCCGCGCCACACATTTTCAATAAACTTGTTATAAATAAGATTGGCCATTGCTAAACTCCATATTTTACGTCAAGAGAATGGATGTGATCGCCACATAAAAGCTCGACTGTTTCGATCAATCCTAATTCTTCTTGGGTAATAATGTTATCCATAACCGTAGCTTCTAAAATTCCGCGTTCCTCGTATTGCGAATTATTTAAAAGCATTGGGACGTTTCTAACAACGTCAACCGTAATGGTAAGCCCGAATGGCGCGGCAGCTTCTACAGCGGACGGCCCCCGGATTCTCGCGGCAATGGCCTCCAACCTCTCGTAAGCCTCGGCGCCGTAGCGCTCAAGCTCTATGGTCCGCACAATGGGCACAACGACGCGGGCGTTGCCGTCAGCGTCCACAGAGCTAACGTGAATCCCCGCCGGCATAACGCTGCGGACAGCCAGTGTGGAGTATGGTTTATCGGGCCGGTTGGCGTTTTGATCCCGGTAAATTAACCGGCCCGGAGTGCAATACAATGCTAGATAATTTAGCACGTTGGAAAGGCTCATTAAATAACCTCCCCGTTGGAATTCTCTATTTCTGGCGTCAGCAAATACCGCGCATGCGAAGTATCAACATCATCCAGTGAATCATATTTTGAAACAGCAATAGCTAAATAACGCTTGTCATTATAAATAACAATATCGCCGGGATAGCCTTTTTGTTCTCCTGCAACTTTAATATCAACGTCAATATCCGTGTAACACCGCAGCACGCCAGAGAAGCGCCGCCCCTCCGGGTTGGCTTCTAGCCGCTGATAATCGCTGGACGATGCTGGATGGATATTAGCCATTAATGGAATTGGCGCGCTGACAGATGGCGGGTTTTCCCGGCCATCTGTATAGCCGGATTCGGTGCGGCGCAGATAATAATACTGCTTAGGGAAAAGTACGCCCATTACTTGCGCGACTTTTCATAATTGACCGCACCAATTAAAATGCCGTGGTCAATAAGCGGAGTGCTGCTTTTCTTCATCTTAATTGTCAATGGAGAATTTGGCACCGCCCATGATTTAGATGTGCGAATAGTCTCCCGAACCTTGGATTGGTAATACAAGCCAACGGCGTTAAGCACCTGATTTGGATTCAGGCGCCGGGAAATCATCTGCTTAATCAGCAGGGCAAATTGTCCGTTGGCTGTCCTGAGCGAACGGCGCTCTTGGTCGGCGGTGCGGCGCATAAATGGCCGCGATGGAATGCTTTCGGTGCCAAACTCGTTCCAAGTGGCATAATCAACAACAGGCGTACCGTCCTGAGACGGCCCGCCGGCCAGAAAGCCGACCTTAACTGAACGGTCTTTTAGCGCCGCAATGTCAAGCTGAATTCTATTCCAACCGCGATCACGCCGAATGACATTGGCCATGCTGCATTACCCATATGCGGTCATAATGCCGCCACGGCGTACCGGCTTTTGTCCTTCTTCCAAAACTGGCGTGCAAATTTCCCAAAGTGCCTGCCAAGCGGAATAGGCGGTGCCAGGGCCAGTTAAATTGGATTTGACTTGCGTAATCGTGGTATTTTCGGAAGCAGAGGTTGCGTATTTGACGCGGGTATCACCCTCTTGCTTTTCAACAATTGGCCCAGCTACAGTTGGCGTGGTCGTCTTTTTAGTGACGTTCGCTTTCTGTCGGGCAATAAACTCTGTTACATAAACCGCGTAATGTGCCTGAGCCTGATTCTGCCGATCTTCGGTCAGGCATTCCGGGCGGTATGCCGCCGCCACGGAAATTGCCATTTCCAAATCTTGTTCGGGAACAAATCGCGGATCATCGCCATCCTCAATATAAGGATAGAAGAACCGGACCCATTCCCGAACAGTCGGCATTAATTAGCTCTTTACTTGGTCGCCGGCTTTGGTGCGGGCGGCTTAACGGGCGGCGGATCGTTTTCATCGTCAAGCTCAGACTTCAGCTTGATTTCGCCCTTTTCAATATCACGCCGATCAAGATAAATCTGAATCAACGGATGATCCAGCATATCGGCGGATAGCGGAATAGGCTCGCCGGGGACCATAAGCACCCCGCCGGGCAGATGAATAGCCCGGCGGGAAGTGTTGGTATACATCGGGTCAGCCATGACTTATAGCCCCTCCATCTTGGCCAGCGCGAGCGGCTGACGGACAATAACGCCCGCAGTCTGCGCCTCACACGGCACCACAAGCTCTAGACCGCGCGCCTGCGGCGGATGCTCGGTAAACTCAAGCACCGACTCATAGGCATAATAGTTCTGATTGCGGTCAGCGAAAATCATGGCGTGCGTCCCGCCAGCGCCAGCGCCGGCAAGCTCCTGCACTTCCACAATCTGCACATCAGGAAACGTCTCCTGAATTAGCTGCATCGCGGTCGTGGAAGTGTTCGCCACGCGACGGCGCAGCGCCGCAATGCGAAGCTGATAGGGCATGCCAACCACGGTCGGGCGGAAATTACCCTTGGACTGCGCATAAATCGCGCTCATGCCATCGGTAAAATCCTGCGCAATCTGATCGGCAGTCCGCGCCGCATCGCTCCAAGTGCCGTTGGTCGGCACCACGGCAGGGATATTCGGGTGATTAACCAGCCCATAAATATTATAGGCAGCGTCACCACGAACCTTAATGCTGTTGATCTTGCGGTCAACAACATCGCGCGCCACGGCAGCCTTACGGGCCGGAAGACCGGCGCCGCCAAACACGGCGTTTCGCACTTCCTGAAAGGTGTAGCCATAGCTCACGCCGATGGTCTGGACGCGGGCGGTACGCTCAACCGAACGCACGTCAACGCGCGGCAGATCATCAACATTGGCGCCGATAATCTTGGCCATACCAACAGCATCATAAATGCGGTAGACCACGCTTTCCGCACCAACGGGAATTTCGTTGGAGGTCGGCACAAGCGCGTCAATGCCGGGCGTATTGCGCAGAACGCTAATGGTGCGGGCGCTGACGAAATCCAGCGCACGCGCAACATAAATGCTATCCGCGTCATTACGCAAATTAATGGCGTGCGCCATCTGCCGAACGGCACTCAGCGTATTCGCCTCGTAGCCCGTCCAAGTTTCGTCAAAACGCTCGGGGACGGAAGCTAAAAGCGCATCCCGGCCGCTAGTCTGAGTGCCGCTCATTTCAAATACTTCCCTTTAATTAAGCAACAGCCGGGGAATGAAGCTCAACCTGAACAATAATCTGCGATCCGGTATCAATTCCCGGCACAGACAGATTAGCGGTTAAAAACTTCGCATTCGGCAGCGTCGCAGTGCCGGCATCGGAAAATAGGCCGGTCGCCGGATCATACTTCGCAACCGCATCCTTCGTGCAGGTGCCCGACGCGCGGCCCCAAATACGGCCGCGCCGCATCACGGACATTGCATCGCCCTGAAGGTAATTGTCGCCATTACCAACAAGCCGCGCGCCGCCGCGATGATCGTGGATGGCGACGCCCTCTGGAACGTTGGTCCCAATCGGCAGAACCGACACGCCAGTTGCCGTCACGGAAGCCACAACAGAGCCATAAGGCTGCGCCGTCGCACCGCAAGGCACCGTCACCTTATCGGTAAAGCCGCTGTCGGCAATCATGCCGGCATAAGCGGGCGGGTAATCGTAATTGGCGTTCCAAGTAACCGGCTGCATCTTAAATACTCCCTATTAAACGCGAGCCAGCGCGCGGCGAAGGTCAGCGGAGGAACGAATAACCTGCGCACTATCCTGACGCGGCGCCGGATTACCTTCCTGGCCACCGCCATTCGCAGCAATACGGTTACGGTCGTTCGTCTCGGTCGCCTTCTTCACCTTGGCAGTCTCGGCATCAAAAGCGAACGCAACGTAAGCGTCTTCCTTGCCGTCAAACTTATAAACGTCAGGCGCCAGCTTATTCGTAACCGCCTCACGAATGGCGCGCGGCGTCATATCCGGCTTGGCGTCAACGCCATGCGCCTTGGCCACGGACTCTAGCTCTAGCCGGGCGCGAACGTCCGCAACGGCGTCCTCACGGGCCTTGGCAATCGCCGCCTCATGCTTGGCAACGTCAGCCTTCAGCGCGTCACGCTCAGCCTCTAGAGCGTCGGCGCGGGCCTTCTCAGCCTTGGCGGCATCGGTGCCAGCCTTGGTCGCGTCGGCAATAGCCGAATCGGCCCGCAGCTTATCAGCCTCGCGCGCCGCCTTCTCGGCAGTCAGCGCCTCGTTGACGCGATCAAGCGCGGCGGCAACTTCCGGCTGCGCCTGATAATCCAGGCGGTCAACGCGGACGGTAACAAGGCGGGGGAGATTGCTCGGCTCGGCCATAATGCTTTGATCCTCAATCTTAACAGATGCTTCCGCTGCATCCTCACGGTCTAAACGAAGCCTTGCATTACCAGCACGGCCCCGCGTGACAACGGCTAAATGATTGCCGCGAAGGTTCCTTTGAATGGCATCGTATCGCTGCCCGTCAATCTCGCCGGGCGTTTCGTCAAGCTCAAGGCTGTAACCTAGTGATAACTCCCGTCGCGCTCCAATCTTCTTTGTCCGGTGAATGACGATTTCTGCCCGGAGATTGGAGTCCTCGCGCTTGCCCTCGGTCAAAACGGCGCCAACAATGGCGTCGTCGTTGTCTTCATTGACTCGGCCGGGGTGTCCGTCCGTTACCGGCAAGCCGCGAAGGCTATTCAAATGCTCATCGGAAAAGACTTCCTCTGGCGGACGGTATTCGCGCTGCACCGTACCGTCAGCCCGGCGGTATTCAAAAATGCCGGAACGCGTTAAAATTGGATTATCCTTAATCCAACCTTCGGGCGTCTTTGCCGCTTTGGAAATGTCAATAAAATCGTAACGGAGCATTTTAATAACCTTCCGTTAAATACGCCAACTCGTTCGTTGACCTCTAGTTCCAAAAGAATGAGTCAAGCAATCTTTTTTCTTGCGGCCCGTGGCGGATTGAATTATGTTCAAGGGGTCGCGGCGGTTTCTGGCCAGAGGCTTGGAGGCGGTTGCAAACGTATTCTTGGCTTAGTTGCTGAGCGTTCCGTCAGAGACGGGAGCTATTGCATTAGCCGCCGCGACACTGTGCGGGCTTATTCCAATCGGTAGAGAAATGCAGCTTAAACCTGTTACAGTGTGGGTTCGAATCCCACAGCCCGCACCATTCATCGCTTGACCATCCATCCCGCAACCATTAAACCCCAAATCAGCGCTACGCTCCCGTAGCCCAATTGGCAGAGGCGTTAGGTCTAGGCCCTAATCAGTGTTGGTTCGAGTCCGACCGGGAGTATTTCGCGCTTTTTGGTTTTATCAGAGCGTAGCTCAGCTTGGTAGAGCGTTTGCTTTGGGAGCAAAATGCCGTTGGTTCAAATCCAACCGTTCTGATTTTATGGTAAGGTGGGCGAGTGGTTGATGCCGTCAGACTGTAAATCTGATCCTTCGGGCGCGTTGGTTCGAATCCAACCCTTACCATTACCTCAAAACCTGCAAGCCAGGGAACACCGGCTCAGAATTACACCGGCAACGAATCTCGGAACCGGGCTTAATGCCCGGATCACTCCATTTATAGGTTTTGCCATCACGCACCCGATGCGTTGGTCTAACGCGCTCATCTTGGCTAGTGCGCCAGATATATTCGTCAATGCCAACCGAACGCTGCCGCATTTCGGCTAGCTGGCCATTCAATCGGCCAATCTGATCGCGCGCAATTAACTCAGCCCGACTACGGCCAACGCCCGCGCGATCCTGCACAATCTTTGCAAGGTCTTTCATGGACGCGCCTTGCGTAAAGGCTCGCACCATTTCCCCACGCATTTGCTCAATAATGCGGTCAGGGATTGATTTAATTAATGCTAAGTTTTCCTGTTCCCACGCTTGTAGCATACCCGCCAATTGCGGCTCGCCGCGCAGAATATCCACCCCATATGCCGCCCTTACCTGCTTTCGCCAATCGGTTAGGTTCTTTGCATTAATCTGACGGCCAATGGGTTGAACGGTATTTAAGCCGTCTAGCAGTCTTTTTGCGATCTTATCTGCGACGCCAAGCAAAAAACTAGCTAGCGTGGAATACCATGCGTCAACGCGCTGGTTACGCTCAGCGGCAACATCAGCAATAATCATCGGGCCAATGGTTTTTAGATCATTAAGCGCCGCGCGCTCCAAATCATTAACGATAGCTAGCAGCTTCGCTTTATATTCTAGCTCTGCCGTTAATGGGTAGCGAAGCGGCGGAATTTTATTCTTCCGCCGCCGCACCATGGTTGCCGCTATGGCCATTAGCCGCCGCTGACGGTATCGCCCGCAGGCGTCTCGCCGGTCGGCTCGGTAGTCACCCCGCCAGGGGCAGTATCGTCGCCGCCAGGGCCGGTCCCGCCGCCGGACACGGTATCCGTACCGTCGCCCGGCTCGCCGCCCTCTACGGACGTTCCCTGCGTCACCGCCTCAACGATGCCAGCCACGCCCGCGCGCAAGTCCTTGTTGAAGGCATCGAACGCGGCAAGCTGCTCAGGCGTGGCACCCTTGGCCAGCGCATCGGCAACGGCGCGGTCAATACGCGCCGGGATGCCCTCGGCCAGCGCGCGAACGCTGTCGCGCACGGTCCCAAGGTCGGAAATGGTAGAGCGCAGTTCGTCAAGCTCACTCTGCATGGTCGTGGACATTTGGCGTAATCCCTCAATGGCTTGGGCAACCTCGCTGGCGGGCACCCCGCCAGAAAGCCGGTCCAGCAGACTCAGAATATCATCCATCTTGGTCGCGCTAAACGACACGGTAAAAGGCATCTTACGCACTCCCTGCCAGGGTATCGTTGCCGCCCGTTACCGTATCGCCAGCGTTGGCCGGATTAGCCGGGTCAAGCGGCTCATCGGGCAACGGCGGCTCATATACGGTATTCTTTAAATCCAATTCAGGAAAAGCAAGGTCGGCACCGGAACGCGCTTCCTCTGGCGAAATCGCCTCAATATCGCGGCCAATCTGCAAAGCCTCCATGGTGGTTTTGCGGGCATTGGCTTTGATTTGATCGGTTTCCGCCATTTCCTTTGCTGATGGAGAAAACAGCGAGCCAAATAGCAAGCGCCATGTCTCAGGCTCGCTTTCCTTGGCAACCTTTTGCGCCCATAGCAGCCCGGCCAGATATTCAATTGCCGGGCGCATATTGCGCTCATGAATCGAGCGAATAAGCGAGTGATAAATAGATTGCTCGCCCTCGCCCCGGCTGCCTAATCCCTTAATGTCAGAGCCAAACAAAATAACTTGCGGGATTTTGGACGAAGCAGATAGCGCGGTCTGCATCGCGCCAACCACAATATCAATACCGCCAAGGCTCAGGTCAATAATGGTATATTTATCGCCATCACCCTCGCCGTTGCCCGGCCCGCCATCAATGGTGATGCCATTCAGTAAGCCGCGCACCGCATCAGTCAGCGCGATTTTGTCACGGACGATGCTTTTGCCTTCTTCAGAGCCAAGCAATTCCGAAAGTCCGGCCATGGAATGCACCGCCTGCTGTTTCCGCTTCATAATCTCGCGGGCAAGCTGCAAGCACGTCCGGTAATTGCTCAGGTCTTCGTGGCAGGCGCCAAGCACGGACTTGCCCTGCCAGGGCAGATTGGATGCTACCCGATAATTACGGCCTGACTTGTCGCCGGTAAACTTAATCAGGCGACTTTCATGCACCACAAATGGCAAGCCGTATTCTGGCGATAGCTCATAAAAAACCGGATGCCCGTAATTTTTCAGCCGGGCATCGGTGTAACGCTGCTCCCTGGCATTAATAGACATGCCGGGATAAGGGATAAGACTATCAATAACCTCAAGGTTATTTATATCAATCGGCTCGCGTAAATCTTTGCCATCTTGTGCCAGAATAAACAGCGCAGAAGCGCCACGCAAACGAGCAAGCCGAATTGCCTCGTTGATTGCTGCAAAAGCGTCAATCCGATCAAACTCATTTAGAATAAAGTTATTTTCGTCACCTTCAATGGTAAAGCCGCAGGATACCGCGTCATCCGCTGGCTTCTCAACAATGGTGGCCGCAATACCGTCGCGCTCATAAAGCCATTCGGAATCAAAAAACAAATGATTATTGCTGAGAGCGCCATAGGGCCGCATGCCAGAAACAACGTCTAGCAGTCCATCGGCGCGAATGCCGCTCATCTGATTCATCTTAATAGCGCCTTCGCTCTTTCTAGTGCCGAAGTCTTAACTTGCACAATTTCAAATGCGTCGCTTAATCCGTCAACAATATCATCATGCGCACCGCCGGGAAACGTACCTAATTCTTCTAATAAAAACCTATTCCAATCGCCGCGAAGCATAAAAACATTGCCTGCATTAACCTGACTGGCAAATGGCGCGGCGCGCGTTGCCTTGTCGCCGGTCGGCCGGGAAATGCTGATCTTGTAGCCCGCCAGTTTGCGTGACAGGTATTGGACTTGCGCCTTACCAGCTTGGCCAGGGTCTTGCGGCAAGCGGATGGTGACGTTTTTGCCGTCCTGGCTGGCTGTCCCTGTAAGCAATCGCTCAACATCATCCGGCCCGCCACGCTCGCGCTTAAGGTCGGCAATGACGTAGCCGCCATTGGGCATCCTGCCGAGTAAGGGTCCAGCGGTCCAGTCTGGATCACGCCCGCCGGTTTCTGCGGTGCTGGCCAAATCCCAAGCGCGGCAAAACGTGCAACCGACAGGGACCGCATCAATGATTTGGATATTGCCGGTTTTAAAAATGGAGCCTTCCAACGGGCGCGGGCTTTGCTGGTAAAGCGAAAACCAATCGCGCTGACCGGGGCCTTTTTCGGACTCGGCTTTGATCTTTAGGATTTCAGCAGCGTAGCCGTAAGAATCGTCGGCCCATAACATTTCGCCCGGAGCGCGGCCTAATTGATCGTTTTCTTCGGCAATGGCCGGGATTTTAATGACTTCCCAATCGCCAAAATCATCTTGTAATAATCGTCCAGCTAAATCGTCCTCGTGCCAGCGTGTATTATGGCTAACCAAGCCATTTGCAATAAAATTTTCTGTATTCGCAATTTGAACGTCAAAAACCTCCTCAACCCCCGCCGGGGTTATCGTCTGGATTTGGTCTAGCGTGAAGTCGCAAATAGGCGGCAAGCGCATCTGCGGCTTCTGACGTTTTAATATAGCCTGCTGCAAGGTTGCAATCATTGCAGAGAAGCGCCCGCACTTTGCCGGAATCGTGGCAATGGTCAACGCACAATTTTCCGCCCCAATGGGCGCGAACGTTTTTGCCGGGAGGTTGCCCGCAAACAGCGCATAATCCATTTTGCTGCTTAACAAAGGCGTCGTAAATTTCTGCTGTAATTCCGTAGCGGTGTTTAATATGCGCCGCGCGCCTGTCTTTAGCATTAACGGAAGGCGGTCGCACGCCATCCGCCCAACGCTTTTTATTGTAATGAGACGCGCAATATCCGCGCACCCTAACCGGCTTGCCGCAGCCCTCATGGGCGCAATTGATGCCTTTCCACTTACCCCATTGGCCCGGAAGATTTCTTGCCCCTGGCGTAAGTTTCTCGTCCTGATCCATTGCGGCTGTCCATTAACGCTCACAAGGAACGGATGCCTTGCGTTTGCCCGGACAGTTTTACCCGAAGTCATCTTGATTTCAAAGACTGGATCAGGACCATTATTTTTCCAGTTTAGCACTTTTGATGTTGACAAAACGCCATTATCATATGTCGCAACATTGTCGCCAACCCGAATGTCCCTAAGCGGCCTCTCTGATCCATCGTGCATTAAAACCGGAGTGTCGCCGGTCATACACTGGACCAAGCACACGGACGCGCCCGGCTTTAAACGAGTGCGTAAATCGGCCCTATACCAGTTATAAGCCTTTTCCCGATATGTCGGGCTGTCAGCGTCAGCCCGTGACTTTACCGGGTCATCAATAATAGCGCAGTTATGAACAAGTAAACCATTTGCAAAAAAGCATTCCGTATCTTCTATTTGCAAATCATAAACGTCTTTTTCTCCGCATACTCGCTCAACCATGGCCACAGAATCACAGACGGAATTGAACGCTCCGCTGCGTGAAGTTTGGTGTGGCATGAGCGACAAAGAATAACTAAATTCTCTAATCTGTGATCCGTTGGATTCATATTTATATGATGCACATTCGGGTTTTTGTCCGAATTGCACACCACGCATTTCAAACTGTCGCGCTCCCAAATCTTCTGTTTCGCAGCAAACCATTGCCGCGTCATGCCGCGATCCGATCCGTTCCCGTGCCGCCAAGCTGGATTTGCTTTGCCCTTCATTAATTCCGAATGGCTGGCGTTCTTGCATTTCACACTGCAATAAGCCCCGGTTCCCGCATGCGTCTTCGGCGTGAACGTATCTCCGCATGCTTGACAAGCTCGCGCCAGAATGGGCTTGCGTCTCATGTCCGCAGCCTTGCGGACCCCATCCACTCGACAAGCTTCTGAGCAAGTTGAACGCGTGCGAGGCATTCCCTCCAACGAATTGCCACAAGCTACGCAGGTTCGATCCAGCATCCCCCGCGCCGCGTTCGTCGTGCGAGTTGAGCATGTTTTGCCGCAGTAAAGTGGCCGGTCGGGGAATTTCCTGACTTCCGCCGCAAGCCTCTCGCCCGGCGCTTGGCATCGCGCGCAGGAGAACGTCAGCCACAGCGAGGGACGCAGCTTGTGTCCAACCGTTAGCAGTTTTGAATCTATGGTTTCCCGTTGCTTCAACCACTTTTCCAGCGGCAGAGCTAATCCGCCAGATATTCGCGGACTTGCGCCTAGCGACAGCAACCACTCGCTTAAAAACTGTTTTATTGGTGCGTTCGTCATAAGACAAAACATAGCCGGTTTTCGTGCCGGGCAAAACGTCTTCAATCGGGACTTCACCTAACGGTGTCGTTACCATCGTTCCCGCAACGATGCAATCTGCACGGAAGCCAGCAATACCGCCACCAACACCGGCAGATTTATAAGTGCATCCGTTGGACGCGCTCCACATTTCTACAGATTCATTTAATAGGCCATAACCTAAAATATCTTCATTATCTTTAATCATTGTCTGCACACGCTTGCTAAATGAATCAGCAAGCGATGACGTGTGCGAAGCTGCCAAAATATTCCTATTGGGAAAATTCAGCATATACCATGCTGGAAACAATACGCTAACGTAAGTAGATTTGGCCGATCCTGGCGGCATCGTAACGATTAATCGCTTAATGTCACCACGCGCCACGGCTTCTAGTTTGGAAATTAAAAAACGATGGTGAAGCGCTGGCTCCTGTTTTAAGGGATGCAACGCATACGTCGCCCAATCAGTTAAGCTTGCTTTTATCCGGCGTTTCAGAATCTCCGTCAGCTTGACTCGCAAGGAAGCTGGCAAGTTCGTCTCTAAAAGCCGCGTCAAGTTCTTCGTTGTTAAGTGCTGCGACATTTAATGATCCGGTTAAATCAACGCTCTGCTTTGGCTTGCCCCAACCACGGTCAAGAATTTCCTTGGCCGCAGAAACGCGCGCTGCCGCTGGCTGCTTACCGTTCTTTGCAATGCCAACTAATGTGGTAATTGCAAGGTCAGTATGCTTGCGCGCCTCTGCCTCAAGCTGCGCAAAGGTTTCAATATAGGTTTCTGGCTTAACTTTGCTGCGCCTGCCCCGGTTTTCCGAGGCAAGCGGCTGATTCATGTCATTAAACTTGACCATAATAAAACACCCAATTAATTACCCATATTGTGCCTTGCGCAGAGCGTCGCGCGCAACAGCCGCGTCCGTCCGCTCTTTCATTCTGGCCGAGAAAGCGGCTTGCCGGGGATCGTACCCATTCAAGTCCTCACCCTTAACGAAGCTCATGCCAGCCGCGATAGGCTCCGGGGCAGGCTCCGTCACGGGCTTTGGCATCGGGAGGCGCTGAGACAGCATCACCGCCGCCTCTGCCGCCTCCTGGCAGCGCTTGGCCACGTCTGGCGAGCCTAGCCGGGTTAGCTCGCGCGCCGCCTCTAGCAGCGTGTCAGCCTGCGCCATGATGGCGGCGCTGTGGGCCTCAGCCGCCAGCCGGTCAGCCTCGCGCTTGCGCGCGGAACGCTCTGTTGCACTCATCGCCCGGTCGCCAATAGGTCGCTGACCCATAAATCTAGTCCTTCTCTATCTAGTGCGTTCGTAACTATACGTTTATTTAGGCGCCGAAACTGAATTGGTCAAGGTCTTTATGCGCTAGCTCGATAGCTTTTAGCAGGCTGCGCCTCTCACCCCGGCACAGCGTATATTCTGAAAGGTCAATCGTTAAATCACAGCATTCGGACTTTTTTATTTTCTCCACCCGATTCCGCAGCTTGCGCAACGCTTCAACTTCTTCGGGCGTAAACCATTGCTCATTCATATCAAAGAGTATCCTTCGCTGATTCACTTGCCGCGATCCTGCTGAGGTTTGGGCCTTCGTACCAAAACACAACCCGTGGCGGCTCGTTGTAGATCGTCAGGGCGTGCGGGTCGGCGTAGGCATAGCGCCGGACTGCCTTGCGAATCGTGGCGCCGGTCTGCTGTGCGGTATCAACGACAAGCAAGCGCCCTAGATGCGCTGGCGCTATGGCGCCGTAGGGGATGAACGGCACGCCTTGCCAGTGGCTTGCGTAGACCGCAGCGATGGCACCTGAGCGCCCCGGCCCGGTCACGGACCCGATGCCCGGCGGCAGGTTGTCCAACGCTTGCTTTAGGGTCCAAGCGAATTCACGCTCAGTGATTATTCGCATTTTTATTGGTTGTCCTTCTCACTATTTTTGCCACGCGCTCTGGCGTGATCGTTGTTCGGATTATAGCCAATCCACCCGGCGGGCATTCGTGCGGACAAGGCCAACAAAATAGCCGATTATTGTTAGCCCTATCCTCGCGGATTACCTCGCCCATTCCCCAACATAGCGAGCAATTCAAATTCAATGTCAATCCTCCTTTTTAAACAATGGCCGCATCGTTGTCTTGCCGTCCTTTTCGTAAACTACCCTGGCATTTTCTCCGCACTCGTTAACAAGCAAATCGTACATGGCCAGCGCGTTGGTAAATATTTGCGCTTGGCCCTTGCCGGTGCGCCGCTCAAGCTCATTAAGCATGGTTATTGTCTCAGGCGTCGCGGTCAGCATAATGATTTCACGCTGCATTAGATTTTCCTCCCCTCGCCAAACGCTTCAATCAGCCGCTTGCGCGCATACGCCACAGTTACGCCAGCGGATTTAGCGGCCTCGCGCGCCATGGCGTCAATCTGGCGCTTGTCCGCCTCGCGGCGAAGTTGAGCCGGATCGGTGGCAGGCTTTTGCTCAGCGGCCATTTTCCTCCCTCCATTTCTGCGTTTCGCTTGGCGAAGCAATGCGGTCGGCCATGGCATAACACTCGCCGCGCCATAGCTCGGCAACTTCTGGCGGGCAGTTATCGGGCGCTTCAAATTCCTCCATGTATACCGCCCAATGCTGCCTAATCCATTGCCGAGCGGCGTGCTTGGTCATCCGCCCGGTCTTCGTGGTGTCTTTAGCGGCCATTTTCCTGCCTCCTGCGCGAGCCGCCAATCCACCATCGGATTTTATGCCGACGCCAAGGGTTGAATTTGGGCGGATTTGCAAAAGCAAAATAAAGGCGCTCAAGGAAGCTTTCGCGCCGTTTGTTTGTGTCGTCCATGCCTCACATGCTCCGCATTTCAAGGATGCGCGCCGCAGCGCCGGGGATCACAGCCAGGGCGTCCAGCGCGGCCAAGGATGCCCGCTGAGCGGCCCGCAGCGTCTTCCGGTGTAGGTTAACCGTCCGCATCGCCTGCGCCTTCTGGACGGCGCGCGGAGCCTGCCAGTTATGGGCCTCAACCCGCGCCCGGTTGGCGTGGCCAAGCTGCTTGCAGGCAACGCTATACAGATGCTCAGCGGAGGCCAGATCATCCAGAGCGCAGCGGAAAGCGTTGCGGAGCGCTTCGGCGTTGTCCATGGGCGCCACGATCTGCGGGGCATCGTAAACGGCGCAGATGGAGCGGCGGGGAACATCAAAAAACATTTGGTGGCTTCCTTCTCTCTGGCTCCTTTATAGCGTTAGGCACGGTATGCCGTCAACAGGAAAAAGCGCCCGAAGGCGCTTTATTTTAAGCTAAAACTGCACGGTCAACGCTGACCCATGCTCCATCGGACTTTCGCTGAATGCGGGCCTTGTCGTCATTGCCCCAACGACGCCAATACCATTCCCGCGCTTGTTCATCGTCGTTCAGATGCATTGCCTCTTGGACGCGCAAAGCGCCACCATAGCCCTTGACAATTCGGTATTCGCTCTGTCCAGCACGCATTTTTATTTATCCCTTACAGGTTAAGATCAAAGCCGGTGGCGGTGCGGATTACCTGCCGCAAGCTGTCGGCATACACGCCCGAATGCTCACCCTTGTTGGTGCAGTTGATGCCGCGCACCGAGAAAAACTCAACATTATAAGTGTCGTCGGAGGTCAACGTCACCCGCAGCTTATTGGCCTTATTCTTGGCGCCGCGACCGATGCTGAGCATAAGGCTACGCTCGCCGTACACCATGGCCGAGACGCCAACCATGGCGCAAAACTGATTGCCGCCAAGCTGAGCGAGGATGGCGGCGGGCACTTCGGGCAGGTTCGGCATGGTGTGTGTTCCTTCTTTCTAAAGCCAATATACCGTGCCGAACGCTACACGTCAACAGCTAATTTTACTCGCTGCGAGCCTCAACGGAATGCGGCAAGTCGCCGCCATTCTCCTTCTTCCACATGGCCTCACCCTTGGCCGCAGCGGCAGAGGCGCTAAGCGCCTCCACGGTCTGCCAGCTAGAGCCATTGATGATTAGGCGGAATTGCCGGGGTGTGGTGGCGTCTTTCATTATGCCTGCCCCGCGCGATCATAAGTGGTGCCTCTGGAAACATGCCAACCGCGCGTTGCCGCCTCTGCGGCGCAGCGGAGCGCGGCAGAATACGCGGTAAGGTCGCCCGCCTTCATAAATTCAAGCGCCTGCCGCAGATAGTCGGCAGAATTGCGCACCGCTGCGCCACCCATAGTAATATCTCTATCCTCGCAAAGATCGCGGGAAGTGGACGTGCTTACCGCATCGCTCAGCTTGTCAACATCGGCCTTGAAGGCATCGCCCGTGTAGTGGATCGGGCGGGCTCGGTAGTGCTTCGTCATTTGCTGTGCTCCTTCTCTCTGAAACCTTTATATCGTGCGGAACACAGAGCGTCAACAGCTATTTCCCGACATACTTAAAAATTATGTGGTTGGCCAACGCTACGGCCTCCGGGTTTGGCACGGTTGCGCCCTTGCCGGACTCGGCCTTGGCGTAGTCCCATGCCCGGTCAACCATGGCGTCCAGCACCCGCACGCGCCTGCCGTGGCCAAGCTCTGATGCGGTAGCCTTAGCCATCAGCAGGGCGGAAATGGCGTCACGCTCATCCTGCGATAGCTGCAAGCCGGTGCCGGTCAAAAGCTCACGCACATCCATGGGCGGGAAACCGCAAGCGTGTTCGCGCATCCACAGGATGCAGAGCGCCGGACGCACGACATACAAATAGCGTTTGAGATTAACCGTCTCAGGATCGGCCATGTATTTGCGCTTAATTTGGTCAATCATGGCGCGGTAATGGTAGAGTGCGGCAGAGCGGTTTTCTGACAGCTTGGCTAGCTCGCTCAGGTCAGTAAAAAACTCTGAATTAACAAAATAGCCGATAGGCGAATTCATCCACTCGCGTACCGTGCTGTTGCCAGCCAGCATAAGACTCAGCGCCTTGCGAATATCCCAACCCGACAGATCAAGGTCATCCGGCAAATGCGGGTATTCGATCACGTCGCGGGTCTGGCCGATTGAAAGATAGCGCTGGACGTTATGGGCGTAAATAAATCGCACATCCCAATCACTATCCGGGCTAGGAAATCCCCATGCCCGGCTGCCGGATTCTACAGCAAGCAGCACTTGGCAGGAATGCCCGCGCTCAATCGCGCGTAGCTCAGAAACGATGCGCTTATTGTCCATTAGCAATCCTCCTCCATCTTCTTGCGGCAAAACAAAATTACGGCATCCTCGGTTGATCCGCGAAACACAATATCCGGGCGCTTGCCAGCCTTCGTGTCGTCCATTGTTACCGTGCTGGCATCGCGGACAACAAATGCTTGGTCATATTCGTTATGCTCGCCGCAGCGCCGCACAGTCCGCACCGCGTAAATGGCAAAGCGGCTGAGCGATCCTGGCATCATGGCAACGGACAATTCCTGCCCGGCAACCAAGTGCTTCGGGCTATTGCCGGGATTGATAGTGCGCCAGTTAAGCATTTCTTTATTCCCTTAAAGGCTGGCTTACGCCAGCCGCGCCTTGACCTCAAAGTAGGTCCAAACCCGGCCCGTACCGTTGTCGTCCACAACGTACCCGCGATCCGCGTTGGCGTAGGGCATGCTGCTCGACATATCAGGGATCGCCTGAATGTTGATAATGCGGATGCCAGCCTTGGCCAGCTTGACAATCGCACGCTTGCCGAAATCGCGGTTCGCAATCTGAAGGGCAACGGACATTTTAGGCTTCCTTCTACTAGGCGGCAGGATTGCCGCCCTCTCTGTTGAACCTAACTTAGCGTGGCAAACGCTATGCGTAAAGCACTAATCGCATTTAAAATTGCGTCCGTGGTTGCGTCCTTTGCATTCGCATTCACAATCGCCCATTGGCTTGGCGCCCATACAGCGCCAATCGCAAACATGAGGATCGGGCGTCACCAAAACGCGGATTGAACGCTCAACCGGGTAAAGCTTCAGCCCATCAGGATGGCCGAACGGCAAACCAACGCGCTTACCGGAAAGCTGGCGCGGACCTCGCACGTCCGGCCAATAATTCATCATTTGACCGGCGGCGCGAGTCTCAATTTCTTGCAGGGTGTAGTTACACACGTCCTTTAACTCGAAATCTTGATGAAAGTGGATCAGCTTTCCGACGCGACGCTTAGCCATAACGCATATTCCTTCTTCCTGACAGAAAGATAGCGTGCCGCACGTTATGCGTCAAGCGCTATTTCTTCGCAAACAAGAAAACCTTGCCCGTGCCGGGCGCCGCCACACGAACACTCACAGCGAAAGCCCTTGGCGTCGGTGCAACGCACATCGCATTTATGCTCAGTGGTAACGCCGTCCACCGGCTTGGCATTCCAAGCAGCCTGCTTGCAGCGCGGGCACCACACATCGGCAGAGGCTTTAATCCAGTGTTCAAAGTGCATGCGGCCATACTGCTTGCCCTGACGCTTAAACATGCCTTGGCCAAGCGTCACGGTACGAAAGTCGTTGTAGTCGCGGGCGCTGGTCTGCTTGCACTCGCGGCACTTACCAATGTAGCGGACCATCTTCGCTATTCCTTCTGTCTGACAGAAAGATAGCGTTTCGCACGCTATTGGTCAAGCAGTTTATTCAGTCTTTTTTATCTTATAGCGGGCGCCGTCACGGTATGCCGCCTGAGCAAACGACAGAGCGCATATGTTGCCGCAAAACGGCTCACATGCCGTTAAGTAGTAACTTTCGCCATCCCACGTTTCCCACGTCACCCGCACGCCATGCAGGTAATTGGCGTCGCGTGTTTTATAATAGTCCGGCATGCCGTGTTGCGGTTGCTCAGCACCGGGCTTCAGCATCATGGCGCTGCGGTCAACCCATGTCTGCAAAAGATGGTGGTTGCCCTGATACTGCGGGTCCGGCTCGCCATGACAGACAAACTCGCTGGTCTTGCGCGTGTTGCGCTTGCCGTACTGCTTGCCGCATAGCGCGCAAATTGGCCGGGGTTTTGCGCCAGGAATCTTAACTCGGCGCTTGGTGGCTGTTGCAGAATGCAAATGGTGAGTAATGGTCATAATTACTCCAATCCCGCCAGAATGGTTGCAGCCTCATGACCATCGTAAAAAACCGCATTGTCGCGGGCGGTGCGGAACGCGCTGGCAGCCTTGCCAACCTTGGTGCGCAGCCCGTTAGCGCGGGCGCGATGGCTGCGGGCGGACGCCGGGTCGCCTTCGTTGGCGGCAGTCAGCGCGCAAAGGTTGGCGTCGGTCAGAGCCTCGCGGGCGGCGGTAAGCTCAGCGTACAGGCGAAGCGCGGTGGAAAGCATTTTGCGGTGTCCTTCTCTCTGCGTCCCTTATACCGTGGCAAACGATATTGGTCAATAGAAAAATAGGGCCTAATCCCCATTAATTTAGCGCTTTACGCCTACCCCATCCGAACGAAGCTCAAAGCCACGTCCATAAAATTCTTCACGGCTAACAAAGACTGGCACAAGCCCATGCATTGCCCTGCCTGTAATGTCATAAGCAACGCGGCCAAAACTCAAACTGCTCCAACGTTTATGCTCTATTGCATATGTCTCTTTTTCGCCAAGGCCGACATTGCATACAAATACCTTATCGTCTCCCGCCTCCGGGTGGTTTGCGCTAACGTTATCGCAAAAAATGCTGGCAAAATCTTTGCGGGAATAAACCTGCTCCGGTTCTGACTCTTCCTCCACCGGCACAGGCTCAACGCTCTTGAGCGCAAAATCCGATGGCGTCTTGACCGTCTCCACAAGCTGAAGCGTTGCCGTAAACACCGCGCCGCCGGGCGTTTCCGCCCAAGCTGTTGCGCGCACTTCCTGAAAATTGCCGACAAAAACAACCGCATATTCAATCATGGTCTGATTTCCTTTCAGATAGAGAAAAAGGCGAAATTGTCGGCCAGATAGGCGCGAGCCTGCTTCGCGCGGTGCGCGGCGGCGGTATACCACTGGCCCCGGATGGTGACGCCACGCTCGCCAGCCTCAGCGGCGGCAACAATGGCGCTGGCGATCATCCGCTTGCGGGCAGTAGCCTCATCAACGTTGGCGGCAATCTGCGCCGCAATCTCGGCGTCCGTGGCGCCCTGGACCGTCTCCACCGGCAGCGCGTCAAGCGCCGCCTGCGGGATCGCGCCGTCATAACGAAGGCTGAGGCTTTCCAGAGCGGCGGCGCGGGTCGTGGTCATTGTCGGTGTTCCTTCTCTCTGACGCCATTTATAGCGTTGGCAACGCTTGGCGTCAACAGATATTTATGCGTTTGACTGCCAAAGATGGATGCAGTTTTGCAGAATCTGCGAGCAACGCGACGCCTCAACATCGCTGTCATTGGACTGCTCTACGGCCCTGTCAGTCACCGCCTTAGCCTGAATAAGCTTGGTCAGCGTTGCGCCTCGCGTATGCCAGGGCCGCTTTTGGTCAAGGCTGACGGCAAGGTTAAAGGCTTCATCATAGGTCATTTTATTAATCCTTCTCTTTTTGTCTATTACAGGTTTTCAAGCAAATTAAGTGCGTCAGTCACACCGCTAACGTTAATTTCGCCGCCCAAATTGGGGCCAGAAAGAAACCAGCACGAAGCAGAGCCGCCCAACTTGGCGCCACCGTCAACCGTAAACACGCCCGCATCATGCTCAATCTGATAGCGGCCCGCCGCGATCTGCTGCACAGACTTGGCCCGACTGTAAAACTTGCGGCGGTATGTCATCGGTCAACTCCTTCTCTCTGACATCAACATAGCGTTGCACACGCTATCAGTCAACAGATATTTTTGTTGTTTTTGTTAAGCTTCTCCTAAAGCTTCCTCGCTAACTATCTGTTGAAGATTCATATCCTTTTCCGGGTTGACGTAATACCATTGCCCAACGTCATCAACCGAGCATTCAGGAACACAAGAAATCACAACCAAATCACCGGCAGCGATTAATGTTGGCTCAAAGGAACATTTGCCCAAATAGCGAAGGTGATCGCCAATGGCATACTTTGGCGTAAAAATCTTGCCAGCTTCGGATTCTCTGACTTCGGCATCTTCCCAAGAGCGATATTCGTTCGTACCCATTGTTTAATTCCTTCTTTCTGCTGCTGTTATACCGTGCGGCACAAGTATGGTCAACAATAAAATGGGGCTTGCGCCCCACTATTTTTAACCAGCGCTGGCACACTCATCGCCAAGAGAAATCCACTCCTGAATCTCGGCCAACAGCGCCGCATCCGTCATAAACTCCGGGTCAAGGTCTTTCAGAAAGAAATGGTCAAACAACAGCCCTTCGCCGTAAATGGCATTCAGCAGATCGGCGCGGGATGTGGTGCTGTCAATAAACATTGTCTGCTGTCCTTCTCTCTGTAGCTAACTTAGAGTTTGCCACGGTATAGGTCAAGCAGAAAAATAGCCCCTTGCGGGGCTTTATTTAATTCTTTTCGCTACTGCAAATTCAACTTCTAGGTTAATCAAATCTCGGTCCACAAGCGAGCCAATGGAGTCAACGAACGGAATCTTACGGTTGGGTTTTACTCCGGGGTATCTGGCAGTTACGGTTATGGCGGTGTCATCGAACATAAAATCAATTTCGTGGTTTTCAAGTTTGGTCACGGCGTCAGCAAAAGTGATTGTCACCATTTTTATTATTTCCTTTACATGCCACCTATAGGTGACATTTGCGATTGTAACCTATAGGCGGCACCGCTGGTAATCGGCAGTCACAGTAAAAGAGGCGCCCGAAGGCGCCCCCATTCCTCAGCCCGCCGCCTGACCCTCGCGCTCGGCGCGCTTGCGCGCCATGGTGGCCACCCGGCCAGCGGTCATGCGCGCAACCGTCTCCGGGCTGCACTTGTAGCCCGCCGGTCGCCCGCGCTTACCCTTGGGCGGTGCCTCGCCCTCAGCGGTAGCCATCAGCGCCGTAACCTGTCGGGTCAGCGAGAGGTTGGCGTTGCTCAGCGCCACGTTGGCAACCTCAGCCTCGGCCAGCTTGGCGGAAAGGCTGTCAACCAGCGCCGTCAAGGCGGCGTCAGGGAGGCCCACAGCGACGGCACCCATGATGGCGGCGGCGGCAGCCTTGACCGCATCCGGGGCGCCTTCGGGCACGTTGGCCGGGTCAACCGACTGCATCTGGCCACGGGCATTGCGGAAGCTGATGTGAAGCTTGGTCATTGTCCTATTTCCTTCTCTCTGTTGAGAGACGGGGTTAGCTCCCCGTCCTCTCTGAAAACTAACTTAGCGTTTGCCACGCTTTAGGTCAACAGGTTTTTTCAGAATTATTTGCCGCAAACCAAATCAATCTGAAGATTGCGGCTTTTGCCGTTTGCGTCGTCATAGGTTGAGCTGTAGCCAATGCACGGCGGCTTGCCCTGTGCCTTGGCGTCATCGCGCGCCTTCTCAAAATCAGTCATTAGGCGGTAGATGCAAGTTGAAATAGCACCGCGCCGAACCTCTTTGGCGGTTGTGCAAATCTCCAAGCCATCAATAACGAGACGGACGCGGGCGGAATCTGCGATGCGGTGCGAGGCCATTTGTCTATTCCTTCTCTCTGACTGGAAACATACCGTGCGGCACATTTCCAGTCAACAGGTTTTTTCAAAATTATTTAGTCAATCGTCTGCATATAGGCGGCGCCAAGCTCGGTCATGTAAATGACATTCTGGCCACGGTCGTATTCCTCAGAAGTCAGATAGCCCTTTTTCGCCAGCGATCCGACCACGCCCGACAATTCCTTGCCGGTAATCCCGCTAGGCTTCTGGCTGTCGTTGATGGCCCATGCCCACACACCGTCACCATCGGTCCCATAGTGGTTGTGCTTCAGCGACAGCATAACGGCGGCTTCGTTGGTGGTAAGCATTTTGTTGGCTCCTTCTCTCTGACACTGAAAATAGCGTTTGCCACGCTATCTGTCAACACTTTATTTTTTTTATTTGTAACCCTAACTATGGCAAAGTTATCCACAGCCATAGTTAGGGTTATCTGCTTAACTTTAATTAGGGCAGAATGACATGCCCCATATTGTCACGATCAACAACATAGTAGCGCTTACCGGAAAACTGCCCGGCGCGCTTGGCGGCAGTGCGGGCGGCGGTGTCAGCATCAGCGCGCACCGTATAAGTGCGGTAGCTAAAACCAACACCCTTGGCAATGCTGTTCGTCTCGGTAACGAGAATAAAGCGGTTGGTGAAGCGCTGCTTGGTCATTGTCGGTGTTCCTTCTCTCTGACCTAAAGATAGCGTGCCGCACGGCATCCGTCAACAGTTAAATGCAAAAAAAAAAGCGCCCGAAGGCGCTTAATTATTTTCTAATTGTGTTCAAATGCGCAACGGGCTGCCCAACCGCTCTGGCGGCATAACATACTGTTCTGTATGCAGTCTCAATATCATAGGGAATGCCAAAATTTTCCGGCCAATCCGGCAACAAACGAAAGCTACGCATGCAGTCCATCGCTCGCAGCCTCCAATTTTCATAAGCCGTCGCTGCGCCTTCGTTCAGACTATCAACGTATTTGTAATCAAATTCCTTGCCATTAATTGCATCGTTCCACCCACGCCGGGCAGGCTCAGCGCGATAGTCGTCGGGCACAATTCTTTTTAGTTTTTTTGAGGAAAAATTAGTCATCTTTTTTCTCCTTCTCTCTGACGCCAACCATACCGTTTGGCACGGTTAGCGTCAACACTTTATTTTATTTATTTGTAGGTCACAGACAGGTCAAGATTGACGATGGCGCGGCAAGTGTGCCGGCCCGGAATAACCTCCATCACGTCAAAGCCGCTGGCGCCATGGCTGCGAGCGCTGGACAGAGCGCGCTTGGTGCTGGACACCGCCGCCTTAACCGCATCCGCCAGAGTGGCGAAATCCTTGCCGCCCGCCATCTTGGCGCCAACGCCGTTGATGACGTAGAAAGTGCCGGGAACAAAGGTCGGAAACTTGACGGCCATGGCGTGTATTCCTTCTCTCTGCCCCCTTTATAGCGTTCGCCACGCTACCCGTCAACACTTAAATCAGAAAAAATCGCAATGCGTATTGCGGAACGTTTGCGCGGCCTCGGCTGGCTGCCAGCCAGGGAGCGCCACCGGGGTGGGTCCGCGCTGGTAGACCATCACGACAGCCTCAGCCCGGCCAAGGATCGCAGCCGCCCGGCCAGACAGCCCGGCATCCGCGATAGCCTGCCGCTCAGCCGGTTTGGTCAGGTAGCCGACCGGATACAGCCGGGCGGGGCTAGCAGCCGCCAGAAGGCACGCGGGGAGCGCTGAGGCGCCAACCGTTGCCGGGCCAGCAACCGACAAGCAGCCATCGGCAACCTCAGCAGCGGTCAGCGCGCGGCAATAACCGACATGCACAAGCGCGCTATCAGCAAACAGCATAACCCGTGTCACTCTTAAACCCCTTGCATCTTCGCAATCTGCATCATGTCCAACAGCCGATTAAAGCGCCGAGTCGCAATAAACAACCTTTCTCCATTGTATGAATGCGGATGCTTTTTATACCGCCGGGCTGCGTAGAGAAATTTATATTTCGCTTGAGCGTAAGCAGTTTGATTAATCTGCATTATTTTGGTTCCTTCTCAAAAAGCCATCAACTTGACAGCCGGAGTCGGCGGGGCGATTTCCCCGCCCTCAGCCTTCCCGATTATACCCTAACCCGGCCAGCCATGGCGAGCGCGCAAGGCATGCCACAGCCCCTTGCAGTCAGCCTCATCGCCCTTATTCAGCGCCTCACGGATCGCAACCACGTCTTCTGGCGGGGCAAACTTGAACCGCTTGGCCGGACCCTTCCAAGCCGCGCGCTGCGTTTCATAGGAATTGGCCGCAATTGCCGTAGCCATGTCGCCTAGCCGCTTATAGATAGCGTTTGCGCCCGGCCAGCCCGGCAAATTACCTGTTGATTCCATCGCCTAATTTCCTTCTTCAGCTTGCGGCGCTTTTGCGCCTGACGTGCAATATACCGCGCCATGCGCGCCTGCACACTATTTCTTTGCATTATTTCCCTTCTTTTTCCTGTCAGCCTTCCGCCATTTGTCCATGCGCGCCAACATCATATTGTGCGCCATCTGCCGGTAAGCCTCAGCCAATTTCCGGCTATCCTCGGCGGCATCGCGCAAGCTTTGCGCATGCTGCAACCATTCCTCCGGTGTGCGTTCGGTCACTATGGTTTTGCCTCGCGCAAAACCAAATCTGCAAGATCAGGCTTTCCAATCTTCTGCAAAAAATCTGCAATAACAGCGGCGGCAACTCCCCTATCGTCAACATAATAGGCGTCAATATATTCGTCTCGCTCACCTGCATAATTACCTGACGGATCGCTTTCCACAATCTTTTTACGCAAAGTAACAGCGGCGCAATTAAGCGCCCGAGAAAAATCATTTTCAGCCATTACACCGCCTCCCCATACAAAGCGTTGAAAATCTCCAACGCCTCGCCTTCCACAAAGCCAAACTCGTACATGGTGGTACGCCCCTTGTATTCGCGCCGCACGACGCGGCCCCACAGCCGGAAGAAGTCAATCTCGTTTTCGTCCTCCTCGCCCGACCGGAAGCAGGCAGCTACCACCTTGGTCGCAAACGGGCCGTCAAGGTCCGTGTGCAGGTTGTTGACGCAATGGGCGGGAACCGGAGTGGCGAAAAGCATTGTATGTGTCCTTCTCTCTGACACCTAACTTAGCGTGCGCCACACTAAAGGTCAATAGTTATTTTGCACATTTTCAAGCGCGACATTCGCCTTACGCACCACGCGCGCCCACTCAGCGCCAACTAGCCGTGTGTTGTCCTTTCCGGTGCGAATATCAATAATACTGTCGAACATGGTGAATACCCGGTGCATGGCCTCGCCTTCCATGTGGCATTCATAAGCCAACACACCCGGCGGCACGGATGCCCGCTCATACGGCACGGCATAATTGGCCGGTAGCTTCACCTTGGCGCGACTCATGATGCCATCCAGCCCATAGCCATCCACAGCACGCCCGACAGCGCAAAGCCTGCCGCATATCCCGGCGCTGCCGCTGGCGACAGGCTGAGGCGAAACCCGCCAGCGATCAGCAGCGCGCCAAATCCCATGAAAACATGACCAATCATTTGCTTGCTCCTGCCTGCCTCAAGATTTGCACAAAACAACAACGATGCCAGTCATAGAGATTGAAGCCATAATTAAAAAATAAATCTTGTCTCTTGTCCTGTCGGCACATGATATGACCATCAAAGAAAAAACAACAGTAAGAATGCTGAGCGCAAGATAAATTTCGGTAAACACGGCAAATTTCCTTCTAATTTTCCTACAAACAAATATACCGTGTCGCACGCAAACGGTCAACAAAAAAAGCGCCCGAAGGCGCTTTAATCTTGTCACTCATAATTATTCTCCCCACACAAAGTTAACGCCATCAACCGGTTTCCAGCCCGGTAGCCATCGCGGATGCGGTGATTCCACATCCAGCAAAACGATAACTTCCACATCGTAAAACGGTTCAAGTTGCATCGCAATAGCGATTTGCGCGGTATTATAAAGAATATAAGCAAATCCCTTGTTATGCGTCTCGCCTTCGCGCTCCTTCACGATGGCGCCAAACTTGTATTTCACCGGAGGATTAGCCGCGCGCACAATATCCGCCGGCAAGCCGGATGCGTCGTTGCGGGGCGGCTGAATGCTCCATGTTCCGCTAGCCATCTGCTCAGCGGTAGCGCTGTGGCAATCTCCCACCTTCGGCACACCGACACGGGTAAGCGCGAAAACCTGCATGCGTTCCGACTCCTTCTCTCTGTGGTCAGCATATCGTGGCAAACGATATGGGTCAAGGACAGCTTTTGTACCAATATGGCAACGACAAGGCAAATTTTCCTGTCATTACGGAATTATGGGCCGACGAATTTTTGACGCAACCATGACGATTGCTCTCTGATTATGGATTATGGGCCGACACGTCCGGCAAAAACAGGGGTCCGAAATGGGCAATCGTGCCATTGCATGACAGAAACATCGGCCCATAATACCGTAACAAAAAGTAGGGGGAGGAAGAAGGGAAATAGAGCTAACCACTTGATATATATAATATATATATATTACATATATGTATTATCTCTCTTTCTCCCTGATTTATGGATTATGTCCGCAGCCTTTGTGTCATTCGCAAGGGGTCAGCTTGTTTCCCCGATCATTTTGCTATCGTTACTAGCTACCCCACCCCTCCCGCCAGATACCCGGCGGGAGGGGAAGACAGGCAAAAAACTCTGCCATTAGGACGAAAGTTTTTCCGTAACAAAATCTACGCCTAGAGCAAGCTGGCTTTTCTTTTCGCCCGACCACCCGAAAAGTTTTGGTAATTTGCCGTCAGAGAATTTAATCCTGTCCTTAGTTTCGGGGGCGTATACCATAATTGGTTTGCTCAACTAATTGGTTAGTCCCAAAACCATGCCAGCCGGGGTCTGCCGCGCTGCGGTGTTCGCTCCTGACGCACGCCATACGCCTTCAATTCCTCAAGGTGCTGCGCAACCTCGCATTCATCAATGATGCGCAGCCTTGTCTTCATGAGGTCGCGCGTGGTGACGCCAGCCGATCCGCTCAGTTTAATATTAAAAAGGATTTCCCGTTTAATCGGCTCATTTATATTATTCTTATACATAAACATAGCAACGGCATCCAAAGCAATGCGATCCGCGTCTGTCAGCTTGTCGTCATCCCTGTCCTTAAATGGACCATCATCATAGCTTATTGCCTCGCCTTCTTTCTCTGGCAGCTTCTTTTTATCAAACTTTGACAATCTTGCCATAGCTTTATTGTATTTAGCGTAAAGCTCATCATGCTTTGCGTCTTGTCTATTTCTTTTCAATTTTAATGTTATGTATTCCTGATAATCTTCCTCCGGTATGGTGACAACGGCGTTGCCATCATCGTTAACGCTGAAGATATGATTTTCGTTTTCCATCATTCATCTTCCTTCTTTCACTAACTGAAGTCTGGCCTATAAATTTCGATGTAATCACAATGAACGTAAGCGTTTCTTTCTCTTCCTCCCGTCCTAATTTCTAACAAATAAACCAAACCAAAGGCACAATACGCATTTAATATTTCGTTCCATATTTTGTCACTATCAAATCTTGCAATTAACCTCTTTAAATCTCTAAGGGTCAATCCCCTTTTGTCTGCCTTATAAATTATTGAATACAATTTAACCATTTCTGCCAGTCTCGGCTTTGATCCCCTGATTTCAAATAATTTTTCCGCCTCGTTAAACTTCTGCCTGCACAAATTGCCTTCGGGCGTATCTGGAAATATTTTATCCAATAAACTGCTTTCTTTGTCTTTTTCTTTATATTCAACGCTTCCTAAATGCCCTGGCACAATAAATTGAACATTCGTCAAATCTGAATACATATTTCTAAAATGGACTATCCACTGCGCCTCTAATTCCATCCATCCTTCGTAGCATGAATCAATTTCTTCAATTAGCGGATAATGGCCATTGTCGTATAATTCACGAATCCATTTGCATTTCTCTGACCTAAATTCAGTCGAGCCGTAAGCAAATGCTTCGTCCATGTGCTGCTTCAATCGGCGGTCAAGTCCGTGGAATGTCTTGCCAACGTACCTGACGCGTTTATTCCTTGGGTCTTTCAAAACATAAATACGCGTTTTAAAACCGGACATTTTTTACCTCGCAATTTGCTGCCCGACAGCATTTGCGGAAGCCGGCAAACTTTTGTCAATCAAACGTCTTCGTGATGTACTTTTGTCATCCGAAACGAAAAACCGCTGACAGAAAGCCATAACCCTTGACTCCCCCGACACCCTTCCCCATCCTCTGCGGCGAGGCGCCCGGCTCCTGTTAAGCACTTACGCCAGTCCCCCAAGACATTCGGCTGTATAGATGGCCACCGGGGGCCGGGGCGCCTCACCAAGATTGCCCGCCTGAGACGCGCTCCGCGCGCTGGCGGGCGCAGGCCGGGGTTTCAGGGGTGTCCCTCGGCCGGCGGGTGCAAGACCCGCCATAGGCTTCACCGGGCGGGACTCCTCCTTCTCCACCACGCCCGGCGCGGCTAGCGAGCGGTGAAAATCCGCCGGCCGGGTGCTGTTCCCGATGCGGCATCCGGCAGAGGCATGGGAGCGCAGATTGCGCCGCGTTTGCCATGCTGCGGCCGGTGGAAACCCGGCCCTCTATTTTCCCTTGATCTTTCTGCAATGACCGGATATACCATTCTCCGGTTTCGCCGCTAGCGCTTGTCACGCCAGCGGCAGACGGGCCTCCTCCTCCCGGCAGCCGGTGAAAGCCCGGCTGTGCTGCGATTGCTGGAACAAGACGCAACACAGAGACATGACGGCGCCGCACACGCCATCATGTCGCGGCCGGTGAAAGCCCGGCGCCAATTTCACCTTACATAAAGCTGTTTATGTTTGCCTTGCCTTACACAAGGCACTCGCCTATTGAAGTTGTGCCACAAACTTTAATGGAGCAATAACCATGTCCGATGTTGACCAGCGCGCAATGCTAGCGTGGCAAACTCTGGCGTTTGATCGCTTGGCTGCCGTCAACCAGCTTATTGACGCGCTGAATTCCGCATTACGCGATGTTGCCGACGCTGGCATGACGGTAAATCAGCCAAGGATCGAATCCCACCCGGCCAGCGCTGGCGGCTTGTCGGTGCCGTCCTACAGGATTTTGCCGATTAAGGGTAAGATTGGCTAATGGCAACATTCTTTACCTCCGACACGCATTTTGGTCACACCGGCATTATTGCTCATTGCCACCGGCAATTTGCCAGCGTGCAGGAGATGGACGCGACGCTAATCCGCAACTGGAATGCGTTTGTTGGCCCGCGTGACGAAGTTTGGCACCTTGGCGATTTTACACTGGCTGGCACCGATGATGCCATTAATTATCTTAACCAGCTAAACGGCAAAATTCATCTGATTTGGGGCAATCATGACCGCAACAGCGTGCGGTCACTGTCCCGATGGGTGACAAGCGACTATGCGCGCGAAATCAACCTTGACGGCCACAAGCTGACGCTCTGCCATTACGCAATGCGCGTTTGGAATCAATGTGCGAGAGGCGCGCTCATGCTGTATGGCCACAGCCATACCGGCTTGCCCGGCACATCGCAGAGCCAGGATGTTGGCGTTGACGCTTGGGACTTCCGCCCGGTGACGCTAGCTGACATTCTGCACCGCATGGCCGGCGCACCCGCGTTTGCCAGCGAAGATCATCATTCCCCGGAGTTTTAATAAATGCCGAGTTTTGAGATTGATCCGCTGATTGCGCAAGCCGCCAACCGGCTGGACGTGCCTTACCATGCGGTTGAGTGGTTTGCTTGGCCGGAAGCCTTCCCCACTACCGCCGGCCCGTCGCGCGGCATGATCGCGGGCCAAGCCTTCACCACCTTTCAAGTCTTCGCCTTCCGCGTGGCGGGCGCTGACAAGGGGCTGATGTATTGCGCCGGTCACTGGCAGGATTGGGGCGGCGCCATGCAGGAGCGTTGGAAGTAAGTCGAATCCGCAACGGAAAAATCTTCAACGCCGATGCATTTTTCCGTTGCGCCCCATCCAGAATGGCGGCATACATAGCGGGCCGGGTTTGGCGCAGGTCGCGGTTTCATCATGGAACGAAAAACCGCAGCCGACTCTTTCCAATCCGGTATTTACCGCCGCAGTAGCGGCGATCTACCGCCGCAGGGCGGGACGCTTGGTGTAGGTTACGGTTGCATCTGTTTTGTAAACAGGCGTCCTTATGGGACACCGCACGCCGTTCCCGCTTATTCCAGCGTCCCGCCCTACGGCGTCTAACTCGGTAAAGGGGAATTCTTGGCGTAGGACGCGATTGCATCAGCAGGGAGCGGAGGTTGCCGGTTTGGAGTCCGGCCAGCGCCATTCGGGGCTGTAGCTCAACATAGAGCGCCGTTAAGCTTCGCATCCGATTATTTCCAGAATTCCCCTTTGCTGTGTTGGTTGCCGATCAGCGGGCATCTTGGCGCAGGCTTCGGTTTCATCTCCGTAACATGAAAAACCGCAGCCGATTATTTCCAGATGCCCGCTTAACGGCGCCTCGATTAAAAGAGTGGTTATTTTGGCGCAGGTTTCGGTTTCATCAAAAGCAGTGTGCCGTTGGTTCGATTCCAACCAGCCTCCCCAAAATTTATGGAGGCTGTAGCTCAGTGGTAGAGCAACCGCCAGTAGACCGATACCGCCTCTTTCCAAATAACCGCTCTTTTAATTAGGTCTGTAAAGTGGTTTGCTTGGCGTAGGATTTGGTTGCATCGCAGCGCGCGGGTTCGATTCCCGCACAGTCTCAAGCCTAGGCAGCCGGGAGATTGTTGGGCGAGTGGTAAGCCAGGGGGAGCAATCCCCCGCTTCGGCAATATGCTAATTCCGCTAAATTTCCAGCAAACCGCTTTACCGACTTAATTCCCGCAAGCTGTCAGACAGCCCCAATTTTTCCCCAATTCTCTGTTGATCTTTTTGCAATGGGCGCGTAGCCTAAATTTGCGGGCCTATTTTGGCCCCATCGCAGAAGGAGCAACCATCCCATGTCTCGCATCAACGTCGCCCGGTCTTCCGGCGTATCCCCGTTCGTTCCGCACGAAGCGGGCGCCAATCAGGCGCTTTCCGCTGAGCAGACGCTAGAGCGGCTTGTGTCGTGCTGCCTGCTTGGCGAGGATCAGTTTTATCTCAACGGCCAGTCCGTCCAGACTGCGATTGCTGAGGTCGCCAAGCAGGTTAAGCCGGAATTTGTGGTGTCGCTCGCCGTCAAGGCGCGGCTTGAGCTTGGGCTGCGGCATGTCCCGCTGCTGCTGCTGACGCTCACGCTCGATACCGACGCGGGGCGCAACGCCATCCGCAAGCAGGCGGCGCCGATTCTGCGCACGCCGAAGGATGCGATGGATTTGCTGGCGCTCTACTGGCGAGCGGGCAAGCGTCCGGTGCCGCACGTTTTCAAGCAGCTTTTCCGTCAGCGCTTCGCGGTTTGGTCTGACTACCAAATCCAGAAGTATGGCACGCTATCGGCGCGCGTTAGCGTCCGGCTGCGTGATGTGCTGCGGCTGTGCCATGCCGATCCGCGCAATTTTTACTCCAACGCTCTGGCTGATGATCGTAACGCAATTACTGTTGCGCGCGAGGCTTTGTTTAAGTCGCTGACCGACGACACCATTCGCGCGCCCGACACCTGGGAGTCCGCGCTGTCTGCGGCCGGGCCGGATGGCGACAAGCGCGCCATTTGGGAGCGGCTGTTGGCTGAGCGGAAGCTTGGCGCGCTGGCGCTGGTCCGCAACCTGCGGAACATGGAGGCGGCCGGCGTCACCCCGGCGCTCGTGATCGCGGCCATGGAGACGGTCAAGGCGGGCGACGTATGGCCCTGGCAGGCTCTAGCGGCGGCGCGTGAGGCCCCGACCTATACGCACGCCCTGGATGCCCTCATGCTGCGATCTGCCGGCTCCCTGCCGCGCCTGCCGGGGCATACGGGCGTGCTGGTAGACGTGTCGGGGTCCATGGATCACGGGCTGTCCACCAAGGGCACGATGAAGCGCATGGACGCGGGCGCCGGGCTTGCCGTGGTGCTGAATGAGGTTTGCGAGGCGTCCACCATCGCCAGCTTTTCCGAATCCGTGGTGCTGGTTTCCAGCATCGCCATAGGCAAGCGCGGCGCGGGTCTGGCCAGCGACATTGTACGCAGCCAGCCGCATGGCAGAACCTATCTGGCGCAGGCGGTGGAAACCTTCCTGCGCTGCCATCCGATCATTGACCGGCTGGTAATTCTGACCGACGAACAGGCGCAGGACCACTTCACGTCCCCGCCGAATTTGCCGGTGTATGTCGTCAATCTCGCGTCCACTGAGCGCGGGATGAACATGCAACAGAAGGTAACGCGTATCAACGGTTGGTCCGGCAATGTTATTCGCTGGCTGGCTCAGGATATTGCCGGCACCATCGGGCAGGTTGGCGACGGTAGCGAGGAAGATTAACCAACGAAGCCGGGCAGTAATGCCCGGCTTTTTTTAACCGAGAAGGATAAACAAAATGGCTGAAGTGCATATTGGTGGCAAAAAGTTTATTATGTCCGATTCCGACGCCATGCAGCGAACCATGGAGGGAATTCTAGAAATTCAATCTAACGGCTCTTACGGGCTGCACCCGGATTTCCCGCTGTTTGATGTTATGTCCAAGGGCGTTGCTGATACCATGGACATTGGGCGGCTGCCCTCTAGGAAATCTGGCGTTATGGCATTTCTGATGGCAATGTTTGTCAATGTGCAAACACGCCAGGGGACGGTTGCTGCCATTCCCAACGCAATCCTGATTGCGGAATATTGCGCCGATCATGGCCACGATGTTGCTGCTAGCCTGCGCCTCGCCATGTCGCTTGATCGGCCGCCGCAGTAACTAACGCTTGCCGCCACAGACGAAGCCGGGCTATAATAGCCCGGTTTTTTTATTGAGGAATAATCATGTCCTGGCTGCTGTGGTTTGCTATTGGCTATTGCGTATCAACCATCTTCCCGGTGCCGAAGGTCCAGCGCGTCATTCTGGACGGTTGGGCGCGCGTGTGGGATCGGATCAAGGTCCACTTTGGTTAACCGGCGGGTGCCGTGACGGACCTAGCGGACGCACCCGGCCAGCCCGCCAGCCCTGACGCCGTAACCGCTGGCGAGGTCCACAAGCTAGCCGCTGAGCGCGGTATAGGCGTGCTGTCGGCCAAGGCGCTGCTGATCCGCGAGCGCATGCAGGCGCAGCTAGAAGCGGCTCAGACGGTAGAAGATTTGAAGCCGCTGCTGCGGCTGCTGATCCGGCACTACACGCCGTAGGAGTGCGCCAGATGGGTTGGAGCGATTGCGACACTCATAGCCAGGGGCGGCGCATCGGGTACGCTCACGCGGCGTCCTGCGACCACCCCGGCTGCACCCGCGCCATAGACCGTGGCCTAGCCTATGCCTGCGGCGGCGATCACGGCGCAGGCGAATTGTTCTGCGAAGGATACTTCTGCGGCGATCATCTCATGGTGGCGCCGGATACCGATGGCGGCAGCGTATGGCTCTGCCCTGGCTGCTACGAAGCATATGCAAAAGCCGCCACGGATGATCCGGGCGGCTTTCCTGACATGGCGCGGGATTTGGGGCTTTAGCGGGGCTTAGCGCCCCGCCTCCCAACCAAGTGCCTGCTTGGTCTTGTTGTCAGCCTGCATGCCGCAGGTAGTCTTGCCGTTCTCCTTCGGTGCCCGGTCATACGGGTTGCGCTTGTGATAGGTAATGGTCTGCACCACAAGGCAGATAGAGAATTCGCCGCCCTCGCCGCCTTCGCGCTCGAAAACAATACTCCAAACCGTCTTGTGGTTATCGGCGTAAGAGGAGCGGCCCCAATTAAAACCAGTGTTATTGGTGGCCTTGGTGCAGTCGAGAAGCTGAAACCCCTTGGCGGCGATCCGCTGAAGCGTGCGGGTGACAATCTTGTTGGGGCTGTTGTCGGAAGGCTCAACGCCCTCAATCACGCCCGCATTCCAGTCAAAACCCGTCGCGTTGGTCATCAGTGTCTTCCTTCTCTCTGACATCTTTTTACCGTGCCGCACGCATACGGTCAACACCTAATTTCAGCTTTAACAAAAAAAAGCGGGGCTTAAGCCCCGCTATCCATCTGCTTGATCGCCAGATTGGCCTTATGCCGTAAACGCCGATTGTATCCGCGCTTGATCGACTGACACACGCCCGGCCGGTGGGTGTAGCAATACATCTTGCGCCAGCCGGTAAACACGTCCTGCTCATTACCGTTGGCAAGCTTAATCTTGGACGGCGGCTCTACCTCATGCGCTCGCATTGTCATTCTCCATTTGGTTGCCCTGCCAGGATTCGAACCTAGACCCTCGCATTCAAAGTGCGATGTTACTACCGTTAAACTACAGGGCAATAAATTAACTGCGCTTCGTTTTCTTCTTCTCATCCACCGACGCCACAGCGACCGCCAGCCGGTCAATTGCGCTGGCGATGGCGAATAACCCCGCCGCCTGCCAGCATAGTGGCTGAATGCTGGATGCGCCCTGCATGCCGGCCAGAGAATTGCCAACATCGGTCAGATGCTCACGCTGCACATCAGACGCGTTAGCCATCATTTCCGCACGCTCTTTAATGTCCATACTGTTTATTCCCAAATAAAAGAAACCCGGCGGGACAATCCCGCCGGATTATTTTTAGCGCCGCCTAGCGTCCTCAAACAATGGCGTCAGGACAACCGCGAGCGCCGTCATGGCTACGCCCAATATTGCGGAAGCGAGAATTGGCACCGGCCCAAAAATCTCGCCAAAGAAGTAAGCAAAATTAACCGTAAACCCAATAATCAGAATAGCAGCCAGATAAAGCGGCATGTTTTTCTCCCTCACTTCCCTTCAACGCTGCCGGGCAGCATCATCATGGGAGTCGGCCCGGAGCCACCGAAAATCTGCCGGGGCATGGCGCCGTCCCACCGTTCAGCCTGCCGCAACCGCACATAGCTGTCGCCAGCGGCCCCAAGCGCTGCCGCCTGCGCCCGAATGGCACCAGCCTCAGCCTCACCCCGGAGCGCGATGCTGCGGGCCTCTGCGGCTGCCTGTAGCTCGGTCGCCTGCGCCTTGGCCTTGGCCTCGGCAACCGCGCTGTCAGCCCGCCCACGCGCCGCCTGAATGGCAGCGTTGGCCTCACCGCGCGCCGCATCCTCGCGCGTCTTGGCCTCCGTCTCAACCTGCGCCTGCCGCTGCTGCGCGATGGCCGCAGTGTTTACCGCATCACGGAATTCCTTGGAGTAATCAAAATTATCAAGTCGCAGGTCGTTAATCAGGATGCCATAACGCTCCATCGCTTCTGGCTTCACGCGCTCAAAGATTGCCTGCTGAATGCGCGCCCGACCGCCGGGCAATTCCTCAGCGCGATGCGTGCCAATCTCAGCCTTGGCGCGGGCAACAATCAGGCTGGCGAGTAGCGCCTCAACGTTGCCGCGAATACGCCATACCTGCTCAACGTTGGCTTCCGGCACGATCCAATCAACCACGAAATCAACGTCAACGTGCTGCGGCTGGTTGCCGCTGGTAAACACTTCCAAATTCTTCAGCGTAAGAATGCGATTGGTCAAGCTAATATCGTCAACGCCGTCAATAAACGGCACCTTAAAGCCCATGCCGGGCTGAGCAATGCCGACAAAAGCGCCATTGCGGGTCAACACCCCACGCTCAGTGGCATGCACGTTGTAGAAGCTGCCGCCAATGGTGGTAATGCCAACCAGCCCAACCACGCCGAGAGCGGCAACACCGCCAATAAATCCAGCATTCGACATTAATAGTTTTCCTTCTTCTCTTTTGCATTAGGACCAAGGAGGTAGCATGCGGCCCATCCACACGCGCCCCCAAAGGCAAAGAAAGTCATAGCCACAAAGGCTAGCTCTTTCAGCATTACTTCATCCCAAAATTGCCAGGAAACGCAGCCTTCAGCCCCCAAGCCGCGTTAAGATAAATCCGCGCCTTGGAAATATTCGTCTCGCCGGTGTAGAGCGCCATCGCCCGGTTGTAGACATCAACGATGGGGTCAAGCGCGCTCGCCGCCGCATCCGCTACGCTGGCCGGCGCTGCCTCAGCGACGGACTCAGCAGCAACGGGCGCCGCCTTCGCAGGCTTGGCCTCAGCACGGGCAGCCAGCAAAGCCGCTGAGGCCGTCTTGCCGCCCTTGGCCGCGACCGGACCCTTGCCAGTCCACGGCGCGACGAACCGGCGCGGACCAACACCCTGCACAACCGGCTTGCCAAGCTGCTCGACAGCCTTAACGCCCGCCGTGGTCAGCGAGTAGACCGACACGCCATACTTGTCGGGATACCGGACAGCGAGGCCATCACGCACAAGCTTCTGTGCGTAATTATACGCATTGTTGCCAGCGATGCCGGTTTCCTTGGAAATCTCAGTCGTCTTGACCGCACGGTGATGCGAAAGGATGAAATATGCAACCTCATGCGCGCGAGTGTTCGGGTAAATCTGCTTCATGGTATGTGTTTTCCTTCTCTGTTGTGGTTAGCGAGTTAGGTATAGCGCTCTGGCTGGAACATTGCAAGCGTTCCGTACAGTTGCGGCGAATTTTCTTGAGCAACCTCAGAACCGGACTTGGAGCCAAACAGCGCGCCAATCAGCCCCTTACCCTTTTCTTCATGCATGACAACCTGACAATCATCCTGAATGCCAAGCTGCTCGGCCATGGCGTAAGCTGCCTGCCGGCGCGAACCGATACCATCAATCAGGCTGTATTCAAGCGCTGTCTGCGCATCAAAAATCATGGCGCCCATTTCGTCGGTAATAACATTTTCGTCAATCATCCGGCACGATGAAACATGATTAACAAAATCGGCGTACTGTCGCTTCAGCATGCCACTAATGCCGTCATATTCCTCCTGCGTCATTGCGCGGTGCGGATTCAAAATATCCTTGCCGCGCCCGGCGCTCAGCGTGCGAAAGTCAATGCCGCCGCCGCTGGCATCCGTCTCAATTCCGCCAAGCAATCCCTTCTGCGCAATAACCTTGCGATAAAAAGCGTGCGTGCCAAGCGTCACGCCAATTGATCCAATGATGCTGCCAGGATCGGCGTAAATCTTGTCAGCCGCCACCATGGCCCAAACGCCACCCGATGCCGAAATGCCCTCAACATGGGCAAAAATCGGCGCTTTGTCGCCATAGTCAGAAATACCCTCGGCCAGCGCCTCAGCCGCCGATACCGTGCCGCCGGGCGTGATAAACTGCATCAGTACGCCCTTGATGCTTTTGTCATCTTCGGCGCGGTCCAAGAGGTTCTGAATGTCCAGCGCCGATGCGCTGCGGTCAAGCGCGCTGAACGCGCCACGGGGCTTAACCGTAGTCATCACGCCTTCAACCCGGATCAGCAGAATCTTATTCTTGGAGTGACGATCACCCCAAACATAGCGCGTGCTAAGCTTCTCGCCCTTGGTCGCGGTCTTACTCGAAAAAATACCCAATTAACTAACTCCTTCTCTTGTTGGGCCTTAGTTTTCCGGCCACAGCCCAACAATAAGCGTTGCAAACGATAGGTCAAGCAGATACTTTGAAAATCGTTCAACACAGGAGTTAGCCCCTATGCCCGCCCTGGAAGCGGCGGCACCACAGCCGCCCGCCCCAACCCTACTGGACCCGGCCAGCGATCATGCCGCGCTTGTCGCCGCATGGCGCGCGGCTGACGCAGCTTATGAATCATACCGTACATGCAATTTCAATGTGTATGGCAGTTGGCTTTCATGGCAACGTCTTGTTGCTGTGGCTGCAAGCTTGGGCGAGCGGCCAGAATAAGTGGAGTAATTAAAATGAGCGTATGCACTGATGATGTTGAGCGCGCGGTGTTTAATGCCTTTATTCGGCATTACCGCTGCGCCGGGATGGCCGGGCCAGCCTTGACCATTAATCATTGGCTGGCGGTAGTCGCGGCGGGTGACGATGACGGATTCAACGCCAGTCAGCGCTTGCGCGATTGGTCGGCCATTCTGAGCGCGGCGGCGAGCGCGCTGGACGGCACCACGCCAGAGGATGCCGCCCGCATCCACAAAATTGAATGCGAGGCTTACGAACGCGCCGCAAAAGAGGTAGAAGCCATATTGCGCGAGGCGTCGCAAACAGTCGCCCGCGACATATCAACTGCCATCCGGCAGCTTGGATCAAAAGAAGGAAATAAACATGAGTAATGACGCGCTAGGTGACAGAATGAAGGCTTACGAAGCGCGCGAAAGCGCGCGGCGCTTTCTGCCGGGTTTGCCGATCTATGCCCGCATTGATGGGCGCGGCTTTTCTCGCTTCACCAAGGGACTTGTGCGCCCCTTTGACCAGCGCATGTCGCTGGCCATGCTGAGCGCCACCCGGCGTCTTGTGCAGGAAACGCACGCCCGGATTGGCTATGTGCAATCGGATGAAATATCCCTCGTCTGGCTGGCGGAAGACGTGACCGGATCGGTTTTTTTTGACGGCAAGATTCAAAAAATGTGTTCGGTGCTGGCCGGAATGGCGACCGCTGCCTTTACCCGTGCCGTTCTGAATAGCGATCCGACATTCGCCGCCTACGCTGAAAAGCTGCCGCATTTTGACTGCCGGGTGATTGAGCTACCGAACAAGACCGAAGCCGCCAATATGTTCCTTTGGCGTAATCTGGACGCGACCAAAAACGCAGTCAGCATGGCGTGTCGCCATTATTACCCGCATAAAGAAATGCACGGCCAGGGCCAAGCCGATCAACACGAAATGTTGCATGTGCAGGGTGTTAATTTCAATAACTACCCGGCATTCTTCAAGCGCGGGGTTTGGGTGCGGCGCGTGCTGGTAGAGCGGCCATTCACGCCACAGGAATTGGAGCGCATCCCCGAAGCGCACCGGCCAGAGCCGAATACCCTTGTGACTCGAAGTGAGATTCGTTCGTTTGACTTACCGAAGTTTAGCAGCGTGCTAAATCGGGAGGCGGTTATTTTTGATGGCGCGGAGGCGCTGACGCTATGAGCCAACACAAATTCTGGCTCATGGTTACGGGCGGCAGGCACTACGCCAACCAGCCGGCGGTATGGGACGCGCTGGATGAGGTGCATTACGAGGTGGGCGGTATAACCCTGCTGATCCATGGCGCCACACCAACCAAGCAAGGCGCGGACTGGCTGGCCGATGCTTGGGCTAAAGCCCGTGGCGTGCCGGTCAAGCAGGTTCCGGTTGACACCAAGTTTGATGGTCCCTGGCCGAACGCTGGCCGCATGCGCAACGCGCGGATGCTGATGCACTACCCGCCGGATGGCATCATGGCGTGGCCAGGAGGTCCGGGAACACAGGACATGATGGTTAGAGCCGATTTAGCCGGGTATATCGTTCGCTATATTGACATACCCGACACCGGGCTTAATGCGGATGGCTCGCTAGTCGGAAAAGGATAAGGCGCCTCACGGCGCCTTTTTCAATTAGCTGTCCGCTTAAGCTGCTTTTCCAGCTTCCGGCTGCGCTGCAAAACATCGTCGTACAGCTTGCAGCCAGGGCCACGCTTGAAGCTGGAACCGGGCGCCATGTGCCGTTCATAAGCCATGAAGGCAAGCGCCTCGGCCAGAAGCGCGCGGGTCCGCGACACGCACTTGACCGGGTAGCAGTTGGACGCATGCAGCGGATTTTCCGGCGAAGGCGTCAGTTGTGCGCGAAACTCAACCTGAAAGTCAGCAAGGGTCTTGATTGTCATGGCTGCATTCCTTCTCAACGCAGCCAACTTAACGTGCCACACGAATGCGGTCAACATGTTTTTTCAGAATTATTTACATTACAACCGACAGCACGCCACCAACCACCGCAAAAGCGAACACTTCCAAATTTTCCAATGAGATAGCTTCCAAAGCATCCCTTCAATTAACTGCTCAACGCTGGTTCCTTTGCGCTCGCAATGATACTGAATTATGCAACCAATCAATCCAATAATTATTGGCATACCATAAATCAGCAGCAGAAATTGCCCGTCGTTCATTCGTGCAACTCCTTTACAAACGTCATATTGTTTTGCTGACAATATCGCTGAAACGCGACTTGGTGAAGCTCACCGGGCAGCATATTTATGCTGGTTCCGATTGTGCCGCCTTTCCATGATCCCTTGCGTCGTCCGGTTTCTTCTGAAAAAAACAAATCAAGCGAGCGCACAATTTTAGATTTACGGAACAGTGAAAGCCATTTAAACCACCCCTCACCAAACTTCCATTCGCCCTCATGAATGGCGGTTGTCGCTATAATTTCTTGTCCATCATAATCCTTAAATAAAAACTTACGCTTTGGGCAATCCTCTCGCGCGTCATGCCATGCGTCATATCCTTGCGTGCCTTTGTCTTGTGGCACGGTTGCAATGTGCTCGCCGTTTAATCCGTACACACTCCACCTAGTGTGCCGCCAATTCATCCAAGGCAAAAACTTAGAATAGCTTTTTGTTGTTTCGCTATCCCCGGTTTGCGGACCATAAAATAACTGAAAAAATCCTTCATTTGAGGAAACGCCGTATTGCTTTCTTGCAGTGTCAGTTAACAATTGACCATTGTATGCCGATATACGCGACTTTTGCCAAGGCTTTATGATCTCTGGAATCTCAGCAATAATAGTATGGCCAAACCCGCTAATACGCAGCGAGCATGCCGGGGATTCGTCCCCGTCGCCGGAAGATAAAATAATGGCTAGTGGTTTATAACCTGACCTATTGCGGGCATAGGTAAATGGCCCACAATATTTATCATGATCGCTCCACCGATTATTGCGCGGCATTGTTTTCTCCATAATTAAATTCCCTCGCCGCCAACGCCATAGCTGCATGCGGCCAAATCCAATCCAGCATGCGCTTTATCTCTGGCGGCATCTGTGCGCTCTGCACAAAGCCCATGCCGCCGTTACCCATCATCTGACCAAACACCATCGGACCAAACGGCCAGGGGCCATGAGCATACGGCTCCATATTCATTGTCCGGCACATATGTAAAGCCAGCCGTTCAATGCGCGCATCCCTGCGCGCCCAAGCAATAGCTTTGACGTAAGCCGCACGCAAAGAATTCGCTGAGCTATTAAACTCGCGCATTGGGTTGTTATAACTAAAATCATTCTTCCTTGCGCTGACGCCGTAATCTCCGTTGTGCGTCCAGCCGTTATTAATCAAATAGCCCGGCGGCGCCAGCTTACTAACCACACGCGGCAAGTCTTTAATAATTTTGTCCGGCACATTTCGCGCCTGCTGTATTTGCCTTCTATTCATTGCCCTTCTCCTCGCGCTTTATATATGGATTGTGGCGGTTGCTGCCCGGCTCAGGGCATGGCCCCAAGCCTATTTTGTTTTCCTCGCGCCATTTGGCCTCGTCGGCTTGGTCATACCAAATGTCAGCCATAATATCGTAATTAGGGCAAATTAGCAGCGTTTCCCCTGGATCATTGCAGCCGCAGTGGACGCAATAAGCGCCCGGCCAGCCGGACCATGAATGATTATTCATTTTTAATATCCAATAATGCTTTCTCTCCGCCGATTAATGTTAGCGCATCTAAAGCATTAGATACTTCATTCCAAAGTTCGGGACGTACCGGATAGCGTGAGCCCGCCGCTTCTCTGCCGCGACGATATGCAATAACAGCGCGTATAACACGCATCGCCGCATTATTTGTTTGCAAATTATCAGACATATATTGCTTTCCTCAGTTGTTAATTACAACTTGCGCCTCGGGCCGAACATCCGGTCAATGCGATCAATTGCGGATTCGCTAATCCGCCGGTCCATCATCTCTTGCAGGGTCGGCGGCTCGGCAAACGCCGGGTCCGGTGGCGGCGTCTCTGGCAGCCCTAGCCCGCCGGGCTCTGGCGTGACCGTGGACGGGTCTTCCAGCCCTTCGGCTGCCGACAAGCCGTGATTGCCCCGGCGGGCATCCTCAGCCGCCATGCCGGCCTCTACGGAGGCCCGCCACGCGAGGTTTTCGCGCAAGCCCCGCTCAGCCGCCGCCAGGATGCGCGGCCGATACTCGGCATCCGTCTCCCCCGGCCGGCGCGGCACGTCCGATCCCCGGCCGAGAATATCCAACTGCCGCATGTTGTAGGTCGCCACCCGCCGGGCGTAGCCATCCAAAATATGCGTCACTTCGTCAGTCATTCCTTCATTCCCTCTGCTTCTTCAACCAACACCCGACAAACGCACGGCGCCCCTTCATGGTAAGCGCACGCGCGCATTTGCTTAAAATGCCACGGACAATCAATACGCGTGGCAAATTCCTCAATCTTGTCGTCAATAAGCTTTCGCTTTTCCTTCTCGTTCATCCGATTAACTCCCGACAGATTGCGCGATGACTTCTAATCCAATTGCTAAATGTATGCACAGCAACTATCTTGTCGTGCGGAAACTCTGGATGCCAATGCTTAGGGTTTTCCGGGTCGCAGACATAACCAACCGTCATATAATCAATGTCGCTTGGAAATGGTGGCGTCCGGTTGCACCATACGATTGTGCGGGGTGGCGTGTCACGTCTGATTTTGCGCGGTATCCACTTTTGGCCGGGCGCCAATTTAAACGCGCTATAATCAAACGTGTTTAGTTTTTGATCGGCAGTTTTTTCTTGTTCGATCCACTCGCCGTTTTCTGCCTCCTCAAACAGCCGATCATTGCGCCGCTTAATCTCAGCGCCAATCGCCTGCATAACCTGTGCCGGCAAACGCAGCGGCTTGCCCGGCACTAGCTCAATCTCCACCCCATCCCGCATGGCATCAAAGAACGCAGCCACAATCGTTGTTGTGTGCCGCAGTCGCCGCATGCCGGAAGATCGGACGGATATATGCGCCTCTTTCAAAGCGCGCTGTATCGGGTCCAGCTTGGCCATTAGGTCCAAAGGCTCTCGCGTATTTCCATTAGCTTTTTAAGTTTTTGGTCACATACGTTTTCAACGTGACCATATTCATATTTGGATTCTTTTACTCGGCCAAGGCTAATAACCCGTTTAATTTCAACGCCAGCAACCGTTTCCGGCACGGTCATAATTTTTCCTGAAAAAGATTCTCGAACATCTTTGGCGTAATCTTCTTTAAGCGCTGGCAGTTCGTCCCGATACCACAGCCAAAGATCAATAGCTTTTTTATCTCCATCGTCAGAGGCGTGCAGGCGATAGCCGCGATACATGCCATTCTCGCCGTCTTCTCGGTCAGCGGACCAAGAGGCTGGCTCGGTGCCAAGCTCCTTCTCGACATATTCACCAAGAATAATGAAGCAGGCGTGAAACATACGGGTATCCGCATCAACCCAATCACCCTTTTCAAAGGGCAGCTTCAGGGTGGTAAAATCAAGCTCAGACATTTTAAACTCCCGCACCAAACAGCTTCAGGTTAGGAATACGCCCGGCAATAACATGCGATGGCGTCCAGTCGTTTTGCACAACCTCATTACGCAGCTTCGTGCAGATCAGCCCAAGCTTATTGTAACCCCGCAGGCAACCGGGGCTGCCAGCCAGCACCGCCGCGCCCCAAAAGTTATCCTTGCTGCTGCGCTCAACAATGGTGCGGTCCTCGGTGTCCCGAATGGCCGGGGTAAGCGTGTGGATATTCTGCTCAATCTTCAGCCGCACCACCCATTCCATAACGGACTCGCGTACCGCATCCCAATCCGGCCGGGTGTCGCTGATGAACGCCTTGGCATTCAGCTTGGCGTTAAAGCCATTCAGCCCGGCAAACACCGCCTCTTGCGCCCGCACATTATGCGGATACCGGCAAGCCTGATACAGCGCCTCAGAGGAAGTCCAGCCCATGTTATTGACCATAATTGGATAGCCGCTGGTCATGTTGGACCACGCGCCGTGGCGCTCGCGCGAGCGAAAGAACACCGCGCATTGCACGGCGTAATAGGTTGTCATATCCGGGGCGTCAGGAAGCATTGGCATTTTTTAAACTCCTTCTTTATATTTTTTCAGTCTATCTCTTGTTTGCTCTGGCGTCAATCTGCTTCCTTTCATTCTGTTGCACCTAAGACAAGATATTTTTAGATTTTCCCATGTGTGGTTGCCGCCTTTTGCTATGGATACAATATGCTCAATCTCTGCTTTGTTCGCTGATCTAGGCTCAGCTTGAATTGACGTTTCTATTCCACATATATAGCATATTAATCCGTCTCTTTTTGCTATGTCTTCAATTGTAATTTTTTCAAATATTATTCCACGAATTGTTGCTTTTCTTTTTGCTTTAGAGATTTTTGCGTTAATTTTTACTTTTTCTTTATTTTTTGTTCGCCAAATTTTTGAATTGCATGAAGCTTGCTCTGAATTGGAGTAATGCCATATTTTTGATCTTTCTTTTATTTTTTCTTTGTTGTTTTGATAATATTTGATTTGGTTTTCTTTGTATTTTTCAGGATTTTTTGCTATCCACTCTTTAAATTTTTTGTTTCTTTTTTGCGGGTCTTTGTTGGCATTTTTTCTATTTGTTTCTTTTACTTTTTCAGGATTTTCCAACCAAAGTTTTTGCATTCTTTCCCTTGATCTTATTCTTCCGCACTCATTGCAAACACCGTTTAATGTTTGTCTATCTGACAAATGATTGTTTACACATAATTTTCCTGTAAAATAACTTTTTAAACCAAGCTTTTTGGCTTCTGATCTTTTTATAATTTTTTGATTCATTATACACCCATCAAACAAGCCGCAAACCTTGCTCTAGTCAAAGCTACATACATAAGTTGCTGGTATTCAAGCAGCTTATAGCTAATTAACTTGTTGCAGTCAGGAACGTCAATCAGCACATTTGAAAATGTAGAACCTTGGCTTGTGTGGATGGTCATGCTGTAAACCGGCCGCAAATCGGCAATCTCATCCTTGAAAAGAAATAAGTCTTTCCATCGTGCCTTATTGCCCTGCGCCTCAGCCCGAATGCGACCGATGACAAATTGCAACTCTTGCTCATTGACCGGAATGTAAGCCGTCACGTCATCGTTGTTAATAATCTGCTCGCCAGTCCACTTGTCGCGGTAAATGTCTGGCTGGTTGCGGACAAGACTGACCTTCCATACCGGCAAGTCATAATACCATTCCGGTATTTCAAGCTGGCCGGGGGAGCCTACCCGCTTTTCAAAATAAATCTTTTTGGTGGATAGCTCAATGTCGGAAATATACGCCTCCTCATTGGTCTGGAATGCCGGGCGCCCCATACCATCCAACACCGGATTGCGGCACATGACGCGCTCACCCGGTACAAACGGGGTTTCCGTCTCGCCGTAAATCCAATAACGCGCCTTGGCGTTAATTTCTTTGACCTTATTATTGGTGTAGGCCAGATAACGAAAACTATCGTTATCCTCCCGAAAAACCTCTGACGTAAAAGCGTCATTCAGCCATTTATCGCCATCCGTGCCCGCGCAATACACGCCCGATTGGCCATGCTCGACAGTCCGCACCCATGACATATCCAGCGCACCGCCCTGCTGGCGCCGCAGAATGCCCGCCGCTTGCAGGATGGGGTTATCTGCCGCCTGCCGCACAACCTCGCTCAGATGCGCGTGGTACTCGCCACCGATCATCCGATCAAAGATAGGCGCGCGAGCTTCACCCACAGGCGGAAGCTGCGCCGGGTCGCCAACGTAAAGCCGGAAATGCCACGCCAAGTCATTGTCAATGACACGCTGCATTTCGTGGCCGTTCATTGAAGTTTCGTCAACAACAACGGCCTGATATGCGCCGGCCCGGCTCTTGCCGATTTTCTTTAATACGGTTTTTTCCGTATCACCCGCCGCCGGGCGCAGCCCCATAAGGCTATGCTCGGTCATGCAGGGAACGTCTAGCTCAGCCTCTACCATCTTGCGCGACAGCACTTTGACGGACTGATGCGTTGGCCCGACGCACACAACGTTATGGCCAATGTCCTGAATGGACTTGGCCACCTTTTGCATCAGCGTGGTTTTACCTGTGCCAGAATCACCCGTGAGCAAAACCTCACGGCTCACCCGATCTTGGTAAATCTGCATAATCCGGGCAAACGCGGACTCCTGCGATCCGCTCAGCGTTATCATGTTTTGGTTTGATCCTTCTCGCCTTGGCCGCGCGTTTGCGTGCTTTATGCTTGACGTATCTTAGCTCAGCCGCCGCCAGTAGGTCAACGTAGAACATGATTCGCTCTAGCTTTACCGGATCATGTTTAAGAAATCTTTTAACTGACATGCTGCCTTTGCGCAGATTGCACGGCTGGCAGGAAGCCACAAAATTACTATACCGGGCCATGCAGCCATCTAGGGCGCGGGGGATTACATGGTCCAAGTGATCGCGGGATGTTAGCCCGCAATCACAATAGGCGCAGCGCCAGCCCCATGCATGAAACACAGTGTCTTTTATCTGGCGCCGCTGTTTTGCGTTCCGGTTTTTAATTCCGGCCATTAATCAGCGGGCGGCTTAATCTCTTGCCACTTGCAGCCATGCCAATATCTGATTTCGTGAGGATGAAAGGTGGATACGTCAAAAGTATCTGAAGCTTTATGATACCGCATGACTTCCTGGCCTTGGTCCGGCCTCTTTTCAGAGAAATTCCACCAACCGTTAGCGTCCGGCTTCGGCTCTGGCGCAAGAATTTCTGCCCATTCGCACCCAATTGTGGCTTCGTAAGCGTGTCCTGTATAAATTCTTGTATCATTCCTAATAAGAACAAGCCTACCGTCACGTTTAAGCTCAGACATTGGCTGACCATTAATAAGCTTCACCATTTGCTTTCTCCTTATTTAGCCGCCTCGGCAACCCTTTGTAATCATCGTATTGTCGCTGTCAAGCGCAATATGTCGGGCAATTCGCGGAACACCATCCGGGCCGGTGGTAATCGTCTCAATTGACTCGCGCGGCACCGCATATTCCCCATTGGGCAGAATGCGCAGCGGCGCAATCAGTCCCGCCTTAACGGTGTCGTCGTTATCTTGGTCATGATAATAGCAGGTAAGCACCTGCACCACATCGCGCGAAATAACCTCAGCAATAATTCGCATTGCGACAAAGCCACGAAAACGAAAGGCGCGGTCGGCGCAAGCTTGCATAAGCTGCGGCTTGGTCCGGCGCCGGAAGCCAAGCCGCCTGCCCTCGGTGTGAACGAAGTTGGCATGCACAAGCTCGCCCATGGCCGCACAGTGGCGCATGCGCTCCGCATTGTCGGGCAGGTTCATCCCAAGCCCCATATGCGACACGCGCCGCAGGTACGTCCTGATTCCGGCCTCCCAAGCCGCGTCCAGCGCCGCCGCTTCCTCTGGCGTCTCGCTCTCACCGGGCACGCGCGGCACCACAGCACCCGCCGTGACCGGGTAATATGTTTCCGACCAATGCAGGTCTAACGCAGGCTCAAAGCCCCATGCCGGGCCAGGATCGGTCGCACGCGCGGCATGGAGGCCAGCCAGGAGGCCAGCGGTAGCCAGGAGAAATTTACGCATTTTCGTTTTCCTTCTCAGTTTGTTTATTTAATCTTCGTCGCCAGCCTGCGTCAGCAAGTCAGCCTTGGCGGCATCTTCGGTTGCGCCCCAACCTTCCGGCTGTGTGTCGTCAGCGTCAAACCGGGCGAAGCGCGCCCGGTAATCAAAGCCGCGGTCAGGGACCGGCGGATTCTCGAACGTTACCACAATTTTTGGCATTTTCTTTCCTTCTTAACGCCAACAGATTTAACGTGCCAAACGCTTTGCGTCAACACCTATTTTTAGTCTTCTTCTGCCTCCATCCCATCCGGCCGATGCACGGCGATGTGGTCCTTATGCACCCACGCCTTACGCTCGCGTCCGCCGGTCTTAATTGTAATCCAAAACAAATCGCCCGCCTGCGCCGCTAGCTCTTGGATTTCTTCAAGCAGCTTCTTTGGTAGGCGCCCGGTCGGTGCCCGGCTAACGTCGCGCTGCGTCATGCCGCGCTCGCCAGAGTTGCGCACAAGCTTAACAAACGTGTTGTAGTCCCGCTGAAACGGGCTATCGGCAATGTTGTCGGATACCGCGTCCATGCGCTCGACTGTGGCGCGCGACAGGTCAACCGCCCAACGCATCGTCTCAGCATCCACATTCAGCGCGCTTTCGTTAATAAAAGGCCCCATGTCGGATGCGGTGGGCAGGATCGCACACGCCCGGATAAGCGCAAACTTCAGCGCGTTTTCCATCGCACGAACGTACAGCGCATCTTTGCCGCGCTTTCGCGCCTTAAGTTTGGCGTCGTGAATTTCGCCCTCAAAATCCTCAACAATTTTCTTCGCTTCATCGCTAACGCTGACTGTGCGCGGCTCCAACAACTGCGTACCGCCAAAGCGATGCAGCGGATTTTGGATGGGCGATACCTTGGTCCATGCTGTTAGCCAGTCCGTCACCACGCTTGGCACCGGCAGGTTGGCCGGCACGCGGATGCGTTCGTCTCGGTCGCCGGCATCAAACAGCACCATACGCGACAGCAAGCCATTGTTGAGGTCAGCAGAGGTCAAGGCGCCCGTGATACCGGCGGGTGTTGACGTGCCGTAAAATGATGCGCAAGGCTGGTCTATAATCTTAACCAACTTGGTATCGGCATACGATTTGCTTTTGTAGGTGCCTTTGCTGGCGGAATACAGCTTAAGCAGCGTGCCGATAATGCCCACCATATGCGGCCCGGCTTGCTTGCTGTTGGCGGCGTTAATCATGAATGACGCTTCATCAACTAGCATAAGCTGACGCGGGTATTCTGCGATTGAGTTGACGATGCCGCTATCTGACACCATTTCCTCAACGCCAATCAATTCCTCTGTCAGCCCGGCGGATCGCGCCATTTCCTTGACGCATGACATGGGATGCTCTTTGCCGGCGCCGGAATAGGCAATGCCCAACGCATACATATTCGGGCGAGTATTCCAGTATTCCAACTTGACGCGCTGGCCAATCGCGCTGGCCATGAATGCCAGCACACAGCCCAAGGTTAGCGTTGGCTGCGGCTTCAGCGCGGTAGCCAACACCCATTCGGTCATCATGCCAAGCACACCCGGCAAGCCCTCATACATGGCAGGCGTAACGTTGGAGCCAGTATCCAACGGCTCGGTTTTAAGCGCCCGCTTGGCGGCGCTCTGGATCAAAGCAGACGGGTCAATCTGCGGCGCGTCCGGCAGCAAGAATGCCGGGTCCGTCAGGTCGGACACCCCAAGCTTGCCCGTCGCCAACAGCGCGTGCAGATGGTCCAGCCGATCTAGGCCGACGCAGCCGTTGTGCCGACAGTTAATGACGAAGCCGCTGCTAATGCCCGGCATATGCGCTTGCTCAAGCTGGCTGGCATTGACCGCAAACGTGCCGGTGCCTTCCGCGCCTTGCGTTACATGCTCTGCCGAATTCGGACAAATCAGATGGTGTTTGACGCCACTAACCCGTGTAGAAAACACGCTTGGCGCCCGCGTCTTAAGTGCGGTAACAACCTCAAACCGTAGCGCGTATTTTGCTGCCCACGTTGTCAGGTCAACGAATTCGCCAGCCGGACTAACGAATGTCTTATGGTTGGCGTTGACCGCCTGCAAGCTTGGGCGTGGCGGCGCGTCGAATAACGTTGCTGCCTTTTGCGCATTGCGATCCGTGATGCGCTCAGCATCCGGCAGGCTCCACAAGTCGCAATCGTCACCATCAACAACCCGGTGCAGGAATTCTTGCGTCTCATCCCGCCGTCTCGGCAGGTAGAACAGCCGCGACGTGTCAACGCAGGATTGGTCGTGGTCTAGTCCAAGCGCATACGCCAAAGCGCCAATGCGCTCGCGCCACTTCTGATTTGCGACGGTTTGGTTTTCGTAATTCTCAGCCTGCCAGGGCGTGACAAGCGGCAGGATGATACGAAACTTCGGACACGGCTGATGCTTAATCAGATAATTCCGATTGTCCGGGTTGTTTTGGTCTATGACTTCATCAACAATGGCCGCGCCATGCATGACGCGCGGCAGATAGCCGCGCTTGGCTACCATGTATGCGCCAATAGGAGCGCCGGAATTCTCAGCAAGCCATTTGTCAGCCGGCTTGGCCGCAATCAGGCTGGTATCGGTCAGGTGCGAAAACGTGCTGTGGATGATTGCCCGCCAACCCTTCGCCGCAAGCGAGGCGCGGATTTCCTCTAGCGTGTGGCCGCTGTCAGCGTCCAACACCACCACATCAATGCGGCTGGCTTGGTCCATGCGCCGGACGTAGCCGCTGAACAGCGCAGGCGTGTAACACTCGCCATCTTTCGTCCCAACAGGCGACGTGCTGAGTAGGTCGGCAAACTGCGCAAACGACATTTCGCGCTGGTCAGTCCAGCGCATTTCAGAGCGCGAGCGCCCAAAGGTGAATCGGAACGGCGCGGACTCGGCAAACTGCCGAACGTCAAACAGCAGCGGGGCCATCTGTTAAAAACCGTTCAACAAATTGCGAATCAATGGATCGCTGCCGCCACTTCGGGTATTAAGCACATAAGCCATTGGTTGCTACCTCTTGGCGTCTGCTTGAAAGCCCGGCCCCGCAAGCGCTGCGAACGCTTCGCGGGGTCGTTGGCGTTATGGGTTGCTCTCAGCCCGGCCAGACGGCCGAGACGGGGCAGGCATCATCCATGGAATCTCTGTTCGTTGGCATACATTCTTCCTTCATCTTTGCTTGCGTTGTTGCGTAAGCCTAAGCATAAATGGAACCGGGCTGCCCTGGTTCGTTGCTGTTAGTGCAGGCTAGCCGGTGGTCGCTGTGGTGTGGACACCGCTTGTTGCCACATACCTCGCAGGCATAGCGAAATCGCTGCCAGGACAGCGCGTCAAGCGGTCCAATTTCTTCCTTCTCGCGCCATTTCCGGCGGCAGCGCAGGCATTCACAATCCGGGCGCTCAGTCATTCCCCTTCTCCCCTTCCACTACCATCAGCTTCCAAATCTCGCTCCAATCTTTGTCATGAGAATGCGCGCTGAAACCACATTTACGAATTGCGGGCGTTGCCTCACGCGGCACTAACGCATAGCGCCGGGGCACGCCATACATGCCGCGCTCGCCAATGGCCTTAGCCACCGCCTCTGGCGCTTTCATCCCAAGCTTCGCCACATTGAACGCAGCCAGGGCAGCAAAATACATGGCACCGGCAACGCCCTCGCCCTGCGGCGCGGCTTCGTAAGCGCCGTAAATCGCTGCCTCTAGCTCATCCCGCAAATCATCATCTGACATGTTGCTTTCCTTCATGTTGGAACATACGGCGTTATTTTATTCATTGCATTATTTGCGGCCGCATTCTTTTCAACCACGCTATCAACGTAGCCGCCGCATACCGTGCGTATAAAAGTCTGCCATTCGTCGTGAGTCAAGGTTGATAAGTCGGTTTTCTTTATTTCGTCTAAATACTCGCCGCCAAGGTTTCCAGCATCATCCATGGCGGCTAATTCTAAATCGGTCGGGTCAATCATTTTTACCTCTGATAGTTTGGATCGTAATATTTGCACTTATTAATATCTACGCATTCGCCGCCGGGATAGGCGCACAGCATACAATCGTATTTTGATTCCTTTATGTTGTCCTCCAACATTGCAGGCTCTTTCTTTTGCGGCGCGAATAGTCGCTTAATCCAAGTCATCATCATATGAATCGCGCCCCTACAACGTTAATGTATTTACCATCCGGCTTTAGCTGAATCTGCGACGGCCAACGCAATTCGCCAGTCCGGCCCATGGCTTCCGTCACGCTGCCAGGAATGCCGCCGCTGGATCGCTGACGCCACCACATTTCCGCTTTGCTGCGAGGCCAGCCCATGTGGTCCAGCATGACGTTTTCATTGTGCCGGTTTAGTCCGCAATGATACGTCACCTTCAGCATAGGAAGGTTGGTCTGACGCGATACGGTCTGCGAATACGTTACCTTATTCACATCAACCCATTCCGCCGCTTTCTGCTGAATAGACAGCATCGGCGCGACAAATGCCGTGGTGGAAATCTTGGAGCCTTCAATGTCGAACGGAGCGCCGCATGTGCTGCACTCGCGCGCCGCGATGAAGTTGTCAGCGCCGCACACCCGGCATGCCTTCATCGGCATTTCGCCGCCACCCTTGCCGGGCGTCTTCACGTTCGGCTTGTCAATGAAGCCGTGGCGTTTGATGTTGCCGCCGAAGTCCAGCACAAGGCAATCAGGCTTCGGGCCAGCCGCCATCGCCGCCAACCGCCCGTCAGCGGTGTCAAGGTCGTAGCCGTCCGCATACAATGGCCGAGTGCCGCGCCCGCAAATCTGGATATACAGCCCGGTTGATTGCGTCGGTCTGGCCAGCCCGATTAGGTCAACGTGCTTGGCGTTGAAGCCAACCGCAAGCGCGTTAACAGACAACAGACAACGGATTTCCTTTCTTTTAAATCGCTCAATTAAGCTGTCACGCTCAGCCTTCTTTGTAATAGCGTAGACGCCGTGCGCCGAGAAGCCGCGCCGCTGGATCGCTTCGGCCAGCATTTCGCAATGCTTGACGCCAGCACCAAACACGATCCAGCCATGCCGGTTGGCGCCTTTGCGGCAAATTTCCTCAGCGATGGAATCCACGGTCTGCGGGTCCATGGCGACAGCTTCAAGCTGGCCGGGGATAAACTCGCCGCCCCGCACGCCAACGCCCGTGGTGTCAATCTGCGTCTCTGATGCTTCGGATTTCGGACAGGCAAGATAGCCGTCCTTAATCGCCTCAATAATCGAATACTCGTAACAGACTTCATCAAACATGGCGTCATCGCCATCCGTCAGCCGTCCGCTATCAAGCCGGTAATCGGTCGCGGTCAGCCCGGCAACCCGCAGCTTGTTGCCGTTAATGCGGTTAACATCGTTAAAAAACTTCAGCCACATGGTATTTTCATCGCGCGGAATAGACTGCGCTTCGTCAACCAAAACAATATCAACCCGCTGCAAAGCAAAGGCAGATTTGTGCATGCTCTGAATAGAGCCAAAAATAACGGTGCTGCTAACGTCACGCTTGCCCAAACCGGCGTTGTTAATACCGGCAGGGCAGTTTGGCCATAATTCTATCATCTCTTTGTAGTTTTGGGCCACTAGCTCCTTAGCGTGGGTAAGCACCAAAATTCTACAATCAGGATAGTCAAGCATTACCCTTTGCACAAACAAGCAAATGATAAGAGCCTTGCCCGTTCCTGTCGGGCAAACCACAAGAGGATTGCCGTCTTTATTAATCAAAAAATCCCATAAGGAATTAACCGCATCCTCTTGGTATGGACGCGGCTTAAGCGGTGTGTGATTCGTCGTTTGCAGCGCAAGCCGCTTCATCGGCATATGCATTAGCTATTCCTTCTAACTGGCGAAATTGCGCGCCTTCTTTGCGGGCGGCTGCGGTATCTGTCGCCATTCTAGGTGATTGGTTACTTCGGTTTGCTGGATAGCGACAAACCCGCCGCCGTGTTTGAATCCGACAATAATCCATGAACCGCTGCCACCCGCTGCCTGCACACAATCGCCGGGGCGCAGGTTGGCAAATTCTTCTTCAGTCAATTTTATTAATCCTTCTTTTCCGTTTGCAACCCTAGCAGCCTCGCCGCCGGGTTGCAAGATTTTCAGCGATTGTTCCGCTTACTGACCAGCACGCTTGCGGAATTCTTCGTCCGGCGCCCGGAGCGCTTTGGCTAGGTAGCTGTAGCACGCCAGGGTGCCGCGCTCCCGCAGCATGTCGCTTGCCTGCCGGGTCGCCATCATGGCCGCTGCCGCCTCCGCAGGGCTGCCAGGAGGCCCGCCCATGGACTTCCGCACCACCACACGCGCGGTTGCCTCGCAGGGGTCCACAGCGCCCGCAGCGACGAAGGGAAAGCCAAGCCCGATAGCGGTCAGAGTTGAAAGCGTGACAAAGCCAATAACCAAGCCGCGCTGTAAATTAATGTTGCTCATAATCCGTACCTCAAATGTTAAGTTTTTGTCTTGTCGCGCGCTTTCGGTCTTGCCTCAACACGAACCGACATGACATAGAGACAGCAGCAAGGCGGCGGGTCTATTTCCTTCTCCCCGTTCGCTAAACTTGGCCCTGCCGATGACACCCTTTGGGGAAGCTCTCGGCAGGGCATTTTTTTGCTAATTCGTCCGGTGGGGTTGAAGCTCCTGCATAATCTCAGCCGCCGCCGCATCCAATGCCCGGCGCTCAGCGTCAATGGAATTCTGCGCTACCGCTCCCGATAGGCAAGCAATTGATAGCGCCGCCTCTTTCATTTGCGACGCCGGTAGCGCGCTGGCCATTTGGTCCACCGCTTCCAGAAAGCACAGCAATACAATCTGCGGCATAACTCCGGTAAATTTCTCTGTCAGCATTTCATCAATTGCGGCGCGGACAATTTCCGTTTCCTGCAAAATGTCCTGCGGCGCATGATTCTGATTAACTTCCATATTACTTGTCCTTTCCACTATCACGCCAAATTTTGCCGTCACCCATTTTGTAGTCGATCCACGCGGCATTTTCTGCTGCGTCGATTTGTTCCCCGGCAATAAATGCCGGGATATACTTGTGCCCATTGCCGCAGCCGTGCCGCTGCATGCGGCTATTCAAAATCCAGCCGTGAAGCTCGCAACGCCATTTCCCGGCTAGCTCACCATCCGCAACGGGAGTTGAATGCATGCAACTGCGACAATGCCGCTCTGGTAGGTTGCCAGCATGGCACGCGCTGTGATGCTGGCACATTTTGCATTGAAACCAAGTTGGATCATCGCTGATCCGGCCGGGTGGCACGGGCGAGCGGATAATCCGGCCAGCATGCGCGACAATACGCATGCCTTCCTCCGCATCGTATTGCACGCGCTCCTGATATAATTCGTCGGTATTTTTATTAACTGCCAAATACATAAATCGCGTTAGCTGCGCCAAATGCATATAGGTTTGCATCTGGCCATAATGCTCTGGCTTGGATGCTTGAACACCCTTGGCTTTTAATGCGTTAAATGATTTCTCAGAATGCGTCTTGAATTCTAATCCGTGGTAAGTCTTCGGCGCTTCCGGCAAGCCAATGCATACGCCGTCCATTGACCCACCAAAATGGCCGGTGCTATCCCGCACGGTCCATTGCCGTCCGGTGTCAGGGTCAACGTCCATGACGGTTACGCCAATGGACCGCAGGTCATCAACAAACCTAGCCTCAGCCAGATTTCCGGTTTCAAACAAGCGCAATAGCCGGCCGGGGAATACCGCCCTAGTCATCCAGCGCCAAGTATACCACTTGGCCCGGTCGCAAGCGCCGCCAATAAGTGACGCGCCTAAATGGTCGCGGAAGCCATTGTTGGCTTTGGACTCATACGCTTTATATATCGCTTCAACTGTCGGCATTTGTGGCGGTGGAATTGCTACCATGTCCTAGACCTACAGTTAGGGCACATTCTGTTGCCCGGTCCTTCTGAGGTAAACCATTTGCCGCAATCCGTGCCCAAGCATTTCATTTGTTTTGGCCACTTCTTCTCGGTCTCCGGTTTACCGGCGGGTTTATCTTCGGGCTGGACAATATGAATGGACGAACCGCGCCGCTTTTCAATCACTCCCCGCGCTTGCAAAATCTTTGAAAGTCGGGTGCGGTGCGTATCAATATCTTTGGCTTTAAGTCGCGCCGTCATTTCAGTTAGGCTTGGCGGCGGGCTTTCTTTTAGCCAAGGCTTCAGCGTGTCAAAAATAAATTGATCGCGGTTAGCGCTGTTTTTCCTAATGTCGTCAATGCTGATGCGTTTAGCCCAAAGAATATACTTAATGGCATAACCATAGTCGCGGCCAAGAATATCCGAAATCTCATCATTGGTTTTGCCTTCAGCAAGCAAGCCTTTGACTTGTTCGGTTATTTCCTGCTGTGACTTTCGCTTTGGCTTAAATGATTTATTCATTTATTATATCCAGCTAAACAAAAGGGCGGCTTGCGCCGCCCTTCAGTCTCTCATGCCCGGCCGGCGTCAGCCGCGCCGCCACGGGGCGTTGCCACCCCCGCCGCCCTGGCCAACCATGCCCTGCATGGGCGGCTGCCCACCCTGGCCGCCCTGCTGACCCTGGTAGCCCTGGAAGCCCTGTCCCTGCGGCTCCTGCGGGCGCTGCTGCGGCGCTTGGGCGTAGGCCCCGCCGCCGTTGGTGTTCGGGTTCGGCGGCAGACGCGGCGCCTGCGCCTGCTGATACAGCCCGCTATCGTTGTTGAACGTGGAATAGCCCTTGACCGCATTGACCAAGCGCTGTGTCCCCGGCGGGAGATTCTTGTCCTGCCCGTGAACCTCAACCGCGACCTTCAGCAGCATGGGAATACCATGCAACTGCTCGCTGTCCTGAAGGTTCATCACGCCCGCCGCCCGGCAGATGGCCGAAAGAGTGCGCTGCGCAATCTCCATGGTCTGCTGCGCCTTGGGGCCGGTGTTGACCAAGTTGAGTCGGTCCCACAGTTTCTTATCCTTGGCCTCACCGTCAAGGATGGCGAATTCCAACACAAGCTGCTGCCCGCCCGTGCTGGTATCCTTCATCTCGCTTTTGGTGATCCAAGCCGGATAATCACCGGCCGGAAGCGGAGCAAAGGGCGTGGACGGCTCCACCGAATTAGCATCAAAAGCGTTGCCGCCGAAAAGTCCACCGAGGTTAGCCATTTATGCAAGTCCCTTCTCTGTAGTTTCGTGTTGGGCATCAATGGCCTTTTGGCCACTGTAATAGGGCACATAGCCCTCAACCGCCGCCCATTCCAGCGGGATTCGGTCTGGCATATTATAACGGTTCTTTGCCAGAAAAGCCGGGCGCTCAATCGTATAAAGATGCCGGGTGCCGTTACCGACGCCACGCACAGCCTTACGATTAAACCCCGCATCCGCCTTGGTTGTGGAAACCATGTAGTTGGCGAATAGCAGCGCGTCCACATGCTCTTGCACTAGAGCGGATGCGCTCTTTTGAAGCTTCGGCTGATACCTGTCGTAAGGCTCAGTTTCCGGGCTATCAAACTTCTTAATCTCCGCGTGGCCAATGAGGATAATCCCCATTTCGCGCTCATCGCGGGCAATATTCAGCCCCTCTAGAAACTCGCGCCACACCTCCAGCGCGGCGGCAAATCCCTTGCCGTATCCGGGGTCTTCAATGCTATTCCATTTGTTAATGCGGCAGGTTTCCGCATGGATAAGCGGCTCAAGCCAATCAACGCTATCCAGCACAATCGTCTTAAAATCGTGCGGCTGCTTAATAAGCTCGCCAATCGCCTGCGTCACATCGGAATAGGTTTTCAGCACGCCAAAGGTTGCAACCTCAACGTGGCTATCTTCGGTCTGGATAAACACCGGGGCTGGCGCATAAGTGCCAAGCGTGGTCTTACCAATACCGGCAGTGCCGTAAACCCAAATGCGGGGCGGCTTTGGTCGGGACTGTCTTTGTAATGATGCAATGCTAATTGCCATCGCTCGCCTTTTCCTTTTGCCTTTTCTCGTTCATCGCTTCGGTCAGTAGTTTGCGCGCCTCCGCTATCATCGCAGAAGCCATCGCCTCGCCTTCGTCAATGGTGCCACCGGAGTCAGTGTTACCGTTGCGAAAATCTCCGTGTTCCGACACGCTTAATAGCATATCCAACCCGGCCAGCAAGCGAGAAAACAAGTCAAGCCGCCGTTTATCTTCTTTATTCCCAATAAAGAAGCCGTGCCGGGTAAGAATATCTGACAATTGCCGCGCGCTGTGCATGTACGTTGCGCACAATTCGCCACCAAACTTGTCAGCAGTATTGTTTTTGCTTTGCTGAAATTTGACCAAATTGTTGTCTGTTTCTGCCAAAGCCTCTGCCGTTACTTCAATCGTGCGCAACGCTTTGTCTGCTTTGCTTAGCGGCCCGTCAGTAAAGCCGTCATCCATTGCCAAGCGCCTTGTTAACTGCCGCCTTTATCTCGCCGTAGCTGTGCTGGCTGCGGGCTAGCCCGGCATCCACCTTGGCCACGAAATTCATGCAGGCTTCCAATAGGTCGGGCGCTGCCGCCATAAGCTGCGCATTAGCCCTGGCTACATCGGGTGTCAGGGTATCGCCCGTCATGTTCCCTTCGTATTCGTCAGGGATGCGGACAACGGCAAGCGAAAACCACGAAGGCAACCCGACGACGCAGGCAATTTCCGCCTGCACAAGCCAATGGCGTTCAGTCGGATGCATAATGGCTCGCCACGGGCCGGACGAAAACGGCTTAGCCCACTGTTCTTCAAAATTCATTTAATTTCTCCTTCTGCCTTGGCGATGGCAGCGCGGGCGGCATCCCATGCCGACGCTGTGTGGAAATGCGCGTCACGCTGGCCAACAAGCTCGCGCAAAGCAGCCAGCAAATCCGGCGCGGCCAAAATCAGGTTGAGATTAGCGCGACCCTCCGCACTTTCCTTGCCTTCAACAATGGTAACAACCTTGGCAAAATCATACCACTGTCCGCGCGAATTAAGCGGGCCGTCTACTTCTGCGTAACCGTCATATTCCCGCTTGCACGTCCATGGGCCGGGCGTGTGCTTGCCTTTATCTGCCATTTTATTCTCCTTCCTTCGCCAGCCGGATCGCGCTGCGCAGCAAGTCAACCTGTTCGCGCTCGCCGGGCGTCAGGTCGTTGGCCTTAATCATGGGCTCAAAGCCCCGCAGAGCGCGCTCAGCGGCCACGAACAAAGCGGGCGCGGCTGCCACTAGGCGAGCATTGGCCAAGGCTTCTGGCGGCTCCTGCGAGACTTCGCAGCATTGCAGGGTCAGCCCCCGGCCGGTTTCGATCCAGTAGCCGCCCCACGCCTTACCCGCGTCGCTGGCGTCGGGCGGCACTACGCGCCACGGGCCGGAAGAAATGCGCAGCGTCATGCGCCCTTCTCCTTTTTCCGCTCAAGCTTAATGGTGTTGCCTCCCGGCTTCGTGGTTCGCGCCGCCTCAAATTCCTTGCGGATCGGCGTTGGCCAAGACTTGTATGCAGTCTCGCTCACAGAAAGCTTGGTGATAATATACTCGCCGGGCTTGCCGCCCCACTCCTCCTGAATAAGCTTGGCCACCTTCCAAAGCTCATCCTGATTCCACTCGACATTGATCTTTTTATCGCCCGTCACCACAACGTCAGGATCATCCGGCGCCGGAATATGGACAATGCCGCTGGTCTTCTTTTGCGCGGTACGCGCGGCATCGGTGCTGTCTGCATACAGATTTAGCAGCGTGGTTTGCAGCTTGTCATTCAGCGCCTTGGCTGCGGCAACGCGCTGCTTAATTTCGTCCTGCAAGGTTAACAGTTGATCGCTTGGAATGCCGGTGGCATCCTCTGGCGTCATGCTCTCGAATTGCTCAACGGTCACACGGTTACTAGCCATGTTTGGCTTCTCCTTCTTTGTGGCCAGCCAGAGCTAGTCGCCTGTTGAATTTTCTGCAACAGGTTTCTTTTTTATTCTTTTTACTTTTTCCGGCATTGTCTCGCCCGTATCCACAAGCTCAATCATGACCGAACCGGGCGGGCGCGTTTCGTCAATGTCCAACGTCACGCCACGACAGTATTTGTCATTGACAATGGCGCCACCCTTTTGGCATGCGTCTAATAATTCTTTTAATGGCGCATCAACGTCAAAGCCGCTTTCGTCAACCAAGATATGCGCACGAAAGCGATATGGCAGGGTGACGCCTTCGCGCTGATTGGCGACGCTGTAAGCCGCTTCATGCGCCCATGCACGGGCCGGTGTGCTTTTGCGAATGCTGGCGCCGGTACGCGTGCGCTGAGCGCGATATAGCCGGTTTACCCCGCCGGGGCGGTCAAGAAATAGCGTTATCCGTAGCAATTCATTTGTCATATTTTAAAACCTTTATCTTTTAACCTTACGGCGCCTCGCATTTTGCCGCCGCCAGCATGCTTTGTGCAAGCTTGATAATTGTGGTCATCTTCGCCACAATAAGTGCATCTTATTCTAGAATACTTAACCGATCCGCCCCAAGTGTGCGGGCAATGGCTGGTTGGATGCTTCTCTGATCCACAATAAGTGCATCTCATTTTATCACCATAAAAAAGCGGGGCTTGCGCCCCGCTCATTTGATCTAGTCGCAGTTTGCCGCCAGATAGTCACGCTGCACCTGCGTAGGATCGGCAACGCGACGGATGGCATTGCATTGCGTCCGGCTTGGGCGCGGATCGCGCGCCGTCGCCGGATGCATCGGCACAACGCGGGTAATCGTCACTGGCTGCGCCGCCTGAGCATTGCGCCGGTTGCGGCTCTCGGTCAGCGCCTCATTCACTTCCCGATTCTTGGCCATGACCAATAGCGCCGCTTCCGGCTCGCCAAGCACCTGAAGCGCAAGCGCGTAATTGTAACGAATGCAATCCTCGTCATGCCGGCCGAACATGGCCGAGAAGCTAAAGCCCGGCCCGCTGCCGCCAACGCCTGCCGAATTCTGGCAATAAGCGGTCGCCATGCCAAGCGCAATGCCGGGCGTGTTGCGGATAGTTGACGGGCTGTTGCTATTGAATGTGTTGCTATTGCTAGCGACACCGCCGCTGGAATTGGCAGAGCCGTAGCCCGTGCCGCCCTGACCGCCAGCCCCGCCACCGCCACCCGCGCCGCCGGTCGCGGTGCTGTTGCTGCCAATCTGGCCGGTAGAGATTGCGGAGTTAACGCCGTTCTGAAAGTTGCCGTTGGTCAGCCCGGTTGGCATGTTGACGTTGCCGCCAACCTGCGGCGTTTGCGCAAGCGCTGGAAGCGCAGCGAGACAGAAAACAGCAGACAACAAAGCTTTATTCATTTTATTAACTCCTGTTTCAACGCAGCCTGTCTAGCAACCTGCTGTAGAAATTGCAATCGGTATGTGTGACGTTGCGGCGCAGCATGTTGTTGCTGGTTTGTTAATTGCAGATTTATCAGATTTCGTTTGACACGGTATGCTTATGCTGACATATTGCAATCACAGAGACGGAGAAACCCAATGCTGACGCCAGAGCAAATTGCAAAGACCATTGACCATGCTGAGGGTTTTGGTCCGCAGGGCGTTTCAAATTTAATTGATATGCTTGAGCGGCAAGCTGTCGCCTCAGAAGCTTGGGCTGCGCAATCATCTTATAAGGGTGACAAGCGCAAGGCTTCCGCGCTGGCCGAAGCCAAGCGCCTCCGCGATGAAGCCGCACAGCTTCGCACATACGTCTTACGCTGACGCAGGAACCGCTTCATGAACGATCACCACTTTGCTCCGCATAGCAATGAAACATCACAAGCGGAGCGACGGGAATTGATTCGGCTCCGCGCTATCGAGGCGGCAGCACAAGCCGTATCTCTTGCTGCTTGGACTGATCGCCATTCGCGTCTTCACGGCCACCCTGCGGTGACTGCTTTGGATGCCGCGCTGAAGCCTAACCCTGACTGACCGACAGGCCCCGACTTAGCCCCGCACATACGGCACAGCCAACCCCGCGCCTAACAGCGCGTCGCCAACATCCTCGCCCGCCTGCGTCACGATGCGGGCGAGGAACCGGCCGAAGCCGTCTTTCGGGTCGCTCCCCTTGGCTTTATCCGTGATGACGAACACCGCCGCGCCGGGCGGGGCCATATGGTTGGAGTAAGCGGCGCCTAGCTCTGCCGCCTCGCGCGTCTTCGGGTCGCTGGCGTGTAGCTCATAGCAGTTGACGCCTCCCTTGCTGCCAAGGAGACGGACCCGCTGTTTTGTTCCGATGTAAAAACCAACGTCCACATCCAAATCAACGGTATCGCCATCAATCCAGCGGACGATGCGCGCTTGATAGCGCCATAAATTAATTTCCTCTGGCATCGTTGAAATCACCTTGACAATTTAGGTTTCTTGGACGCCACGGGTGGTAGGTCGCCCGTGTCGCGGTGCCTGACGATTGCGCGCTCAGGAATGTCAAGCAGCGCGGCAATCCGCACGGTTGAATATTTCTTGCTTAAATATTCACGAATCTGCGCCAGTTGGTCGGGCGCCAATTTGCCAGCCGGACGGTTTGCCACGCTGCCAGCGCGCTAGCTTAGCGGACCCGACTCAGAGTCATCTTCTTTGGCGCTCCGCGCGCCAGGGTGTCCAGCGTGATCTTGTCGCGCATATCTTTGTTCTTCTTTGCAATATCCACAACCTGTGTCCATCGCAGCGTAGGGATGCCGCCCTTGCGCCACTTGAATACGGTTGTCTCTACAAGGTCCAACTTTTCGGCAAGGAGCTTGTAGCCGCCCAACGCCTCAATAATTTTCTCATGGTTCATCGCTTTTGCTCCAAATACCTGTTGACGCCATGTTGGCGCCCGCCCATAATCACCGCATCGCATCCGGCGATAAAGCCCAAAAGTGAGAAAGGATCAAAAAATGTCTGACGTTGTGAACACCGAGGTTGCCGAGGCTTTCGACGCGCTCAAGACCAAGCTGAAGCAAGTTGCCATGGCTGGCAAGGCTGTGGATATGCAGCGCAATATCAATTACGCTGTGGCGGTTGAGGCGCTTGAGGAGACGTATAATGCTGGCCATCCGGTTGGCGGCGTGAAGCCTGCGGGCGCGAAGCGCGGTCGTAAGCCGAAGAATGCCGCGACCGAGGCCAGCCCGGAGGGCGAGACTGCCGCGACCGAGGTTGAGGCTTCTGCCGAGGCTGAGGGTGGGCGGCGCCGCCGGGGCTAATCCCCTAGAGTAAGAGAAAGCCCGCGCTGGTTCACTGGCGCGGGATTTTCTTTAAAGTAAAAAAGGAAAAAAATTCAATGCAGAAGGAAGCCACCAACATTATTAATTTGCATGCCGCGCGGGACCGCCGCAACGCGTTCGCCATCCCCTGCCCGCCGCCGGGCAGTCTGATCTACAGCCGCACATGGCCTAGCCGCTGGTTGAATTACCCGCGCATTATTGGCCCGTCGCGTCGTCTGTGGATTTGGTTTTAAAAATAGAAAAACGGAGAAGGAAAATGCAAACAATTGCTAGCTATATATATGCTTTTTTTGTAACCATTCTCAGCGTTATGTTTATTTTTTACGGGAAAGCTACAAATATTTTATCATTTATTTTTATATTTACATTTTTGACTTTTGCTTTTATTACAGTAAAGGCAGTTTTGCCTTGAGCGGCGCAATCACATTGGCGATGTTTCTGCAACTGGCCGGGGCCAGTTGCGAGATTGCGCCGCACACTCTGGCCAGCCTGAGCTTTGCCGAGAGCGGCGGCGCAGGCCAGACGCTTGACTCACTGGCTATCAACATTAACGGGCCGGGTGGCGGCACGGTAAGGGGGATCAGGACGAAGGCGCAAGCCATGGCGAAGGCGCGCGAGTTAATCCGCGCTGGCAGGGACTTTGATGCGGGTGTTGGACAAATTAACGTCCGCAATTGGCGTTGGCTTGGCGTGACGGTTGAGACGGTATTTAACCCGGCAGATAATATTGCCGCGCAATGCCGGCTTTTGCAGTCATACAGCCGATACAATACGGGATCACCCGTCCGTGGCGTGGCTAATGGCTATGTCGGACGGATTGTCAGAGGCGCAGCCAGCGTCAGGGAGGTTGCTCGGCAATCCGCCGCGTCAACACCCCGGCGCGACGCTAACGCATGCCCTAGCCGCTCCCGCGTGGCGGTATGGGGCACGTCGCCCCGACAGGCACGGTGCCGGTCGGGATAATTCTGCATGGAAACAAACCGATGGATAATAACACTTGGCGTAAGCTTAATATTGTCTGTTTAACGCTTCTGGCTTGCTTGTTTTCCGTTACTGCCAGCGCTGATGTTATTGGCGCCATGTCGGCAGTAAGCACGGAAATGATTGGTTGGGTACAGACTGGCGCGATTATCGTTGTTATTATTTCCGCTATTGCGGTGGCAACTGGTCGCGCTTCGCTTCTTGGTTTGGCTGGTCTGATTATTGGTCTTGCGGTTGCGGCTCAGCCGGAAACCTTCGCCAATCTGATTACTAGGTCTTAAAATGTCCATTTCAGTCGAGCAAGAAATAGAAACGCATACCATCCAGCTTGCAGACACGCGACCGACGATGATTGGTATTCCGTTTTTGGGCGAAATACCAATTGTGCTAGGAGCGCTGGTTTTCGCAATCTTTGGCTGCGCCTATGTCTTGTTCGGCTGGAAATGGGCACTTGGCTTTCCGGCGGTGTGGTTTGGCGTGTCAAGGCTAATTGCGCTTGACTACCACGCAATTACCAAATTTGACTTGTGGCGCAACACAAGCGCGTGGAACCTAGACACAAAGACGCACGGCGGAAATTCGGTGACGCCGTTTCCGCTGTATCCAAAGCGCCCAAAAGGTATGAGATAGCAAATTAGGTGTTGCGCACGATTAGAATTCTGCTAAGCTGTTTGTGTTGAGCAAGCAGAAGGAATAGACAAATGACGCTTTCCGTTGTTATTACCCGCGAGGGTCTTTTGGTTTCCGGCGCCATGAGCAGCGCCGATGATGTTGACTTCGTTATCAAGTCGCTGCGGGCGGCGCAGGAGAGTCTTTTTCCGGTTGGGCGCATGCACTCGGTCACGCTGCGCCATGTGCCGGATGATCGGCGGATTAATACTATTAAGGAAGTCCGCGCGTTTACCGGCCTTGGACTGAAGGAAGCCAAAGATTTGGTTGACAAGGTTTCCGCTGGTAATCCGACCATTGTTGCCAGCATGTTGCCCCACAATGACGCGGTACGCGCCCGGTCTGCGCTTGAGTCACACGGTTGCGCCGCTGATATTTCCCTTGTTGCGTAGAGAAGGAACATGAAACAATGCCGCACCTGACTGATTACTTGCCCGCCAAACTGAGGGAGGCGGTTGGTTGGTGCGGCGGGGGAGAAAGCGAGCCGTCGCGCTTCTTCCCTTATTTCGATCATGTGCGGCCCAATGTCATGCTGTTACGCGACGGCGG